TCCTCCTCCTTTTAGTGCGTTTGATTTGCCTCCTTTTTTTCTTTGTTAGGCGTTTTTTGGTTCGTTTTCTTTTTTTGTTTTTGCGTTTGCCGCCAAACACAGAATCAAAGGAACCTGATTTTTCTTTTTCTCCTTCTCCTTCTCCTTCTTCATTTGTGAATGGAAATTCATAAGGAGAACTTTCGTTTGGATATTTTCTTGGTTCATTTATCTTTTGTTCTTCATCTGATTCATTTTCATTCATTTTTTCATTTATTTCAATTCCTGGATACATCCGATTTTTCATTGCATTTGATAACGGCAGCAACATTTCCGCAGAATGTGTGGCATTAAAGCGTTGAACACGATTGTCTGTTTGTTCTTCGTATTGCTCTTTCAATTGTGCAATTCTTAAATTATTGATATAATGGAAAGTTGCTGGCGTTATTGTGACGTCTCCTGTATTTGAATCTCTACGACTTTTATCTTTTAAAAAGCAAATAGGATAATATTCATTTGGCATGGAACCAATGCTGCTTGGATATTTGCAAATCCAATTCATTGCATTCTCGAAGTCATTCTTTTTGGTATATTCTTTCAGTCTCGTCATTTCCTTTTGGCTCAATTTTCGCGCCAAACCGAAATCAATCAATATAATGGACATGCCAAGACCGCTGAACATTGTTGGATCACTTGGGTTGATCATTACATTTTGGTTGTGAAAATCTGCATGCGTATACCCAGTTCTCAACGCCAATTCAATCAAAATAAATGCAGTCATATTTACCAACAATTCTTGACCGCGTTTATTATATTCTTGAATGTATTTATGAGCAGTCACATATGATTCCATTAATTCCATTCCAATAATGGTATATCCAGTTGCATATTTGCGTATCATTTTTAAGTCCTGCAATCTGGGTTGTTTGCTCACCAATGAGTCTAAAATGGTTGTATCTCCTTCAAATGCTTTTGAAAAAACAATGGCTGGACAAAGAGGTTTCATGGTTTCCATTGTTTTCAAGAAAATATCTGTTTGAATATTTACTTCATTTGCAAATTCATCTATTTCAATGGGAGAAATTAAATCATATCCCATTAAATTTAAACTATTTTTGTATCCCAAAACACTCAATTTAATGATGATTGATGTCACTGGTGCGCCATATTGTTCCACGTCCAATTTCTTGTAAGGCGAAGAAGCCTCTGGAATCAGTGTTGCACGAAACGCCATTCCATATGTTCCTTGGCTCAAAAATTCAATGGTTGAATTATTTAAAAAAGCAATGAAGTTGGATTCCATATTTTCTACATCAATGAGCACACCTGTTCCGCCATTCATCTTATATTTAAAGAAGATAATATAACTTTCTTGGAACTCTCTTGGAACTTTCTTGGAACTCTCTTGGAACTCTCTTGGAACTCTCTTGGAACTCTCTTGGAACTCTCTTGGAACTCTCTTGGAACTACCCAATTTTATCAATCGTCACTTCCTTCGCCACATTGCTGATTATTTTATGTATATTTCGAATGCCCTCTTCCTCTGTGGTTCCATTCATTGAGTTACTCACTATTTTCAAATACAAATTGTTCTTCTCTGAATTATAATTAGTGCAATCCGGATATTGATTTCGCCAATGTTGTATTTGTTTTATATTCTCGTTCGCAATAATTTTAATTGCTTTTGTTAGTATGGGCTTGTCATATGTTTCTTTTACCCATTGATCATTATCTTTGATATATAAAATTTCGCGTTTATAATCAGAGCAATGTAGCGGACGAAAGCATTGTTCCAATTGATTCAAATTATTAACAATAATTTGACTGATGCCTTCAATATATCCTTGACGTCCAGTGTTTTCCAAATCCTCCAAATTAAAATGGATCGAACTAACAAAATCACTGATATTCATCGCATCTTTGCATGTATGATTTAAAAATACATTCAAATTAAATGAATTGTTTGTTGTATTATGAATATTATTATGGGTTGTAATTGTTTTTTCCTTGGACATTTCAATCAACGATTTCTGAAGCTCCACATTTTGCTTCAGTAATTGCAAGACAAGTGCCTTATCTGTCATTCCACAACATTTCTTTTTATGCTTCCACAATCCACTTCTGTCCTTGAATCCACGTTCGCACTCACTGCAAACATATTCATTGGGTTGCATCGGCATAGGCTCCGCAAAACATTTATTATTGCATTCCAAATTGCGCGCGTGCTTCAATGTATTGCAGTGCCGTTGATAATCCGTTTTCTTAGAGGTACCATACTGGCAAGCCATGCATTCATACAATTTCATTTCATTGAAAGAAGAAAATAAAATGTGCGTTTTATCGTTTTTCATTCACCACATTTCGCCCATTGTTACCAAATATGCAGTGTCAACAACGTATTTTGTTGGTTGCCAAATGTTGCCATTTTTAAAGCATGCTGTGTGCACCAATTGCGTCAAATGGAATTCTACTGCATCTATGCTGTCAAATAAATGGATAAAAACGGCGTAAAATGCGTTAGGATTTCGCACAAAAATGTCCAAAAAAAAGTGCGTTTTGGCGTTGCCAAATGTTGACATTTTGGCAACATGGTCTGACGATGAATTTACATGAATATTATGCCTCACTGAGATGCTCTTCTTTTTTCAACATTTTTCGCCTCGTTTTAAATCGCGAAATGTTGGCAACGCCAAAAAACGAAAAAAATGCAAAAATCCAAAAATGGCAAAAATAGTTCAGTGTGGCATTTTTTAGAACACGAATATTTTGACACCTTTTCAGTCTGAGTCACTTTTTTGCCTCCCTTTTTTCGATAGATTCTTCGGCGTTTTTAAAATTGGACAAAAATATTTGTCCATTTTTCAAAAACCTCCGTGAACCTTGGATTTTTTTTGCATGCAGTTTATTCCAACTATTGAATGGATAAGTTTGTTTTGGACGGACGAACACGAGAAATGCTGTTATTCAAATAAATTATTATGAAATATTCGAATGTATGGTGTCATTCCATTGGATGCCATGGAATGCCATGCGATGCCGCGTGCCGGGCATTCGGCGTTCCTTGCACTGCACAGCATTTATGGTGTCATTTTATTGCGATGCAATTTGCCTGCACATGGCATAACATGGCATCACATTGCATAACATGGCATTACATGGCATGGCATGGCATGGCATCACATGGCATAACATGGCATCGCATGGCATAACATGGCATCGCATGGCATTACATGGCATTACATGGCATTACATGGCACAGCATATATGGTGTCATTTCATCGCAGTAAAAATCATGGAAACACATGGAAACACATGGAAACACATGGAAACACATGGAAACTAACACAGGCAATTTGTATATAAAAGAAAGAAACAATATATAATAATGAAAACACTTATTTTGGGTCATGAATATTGTTATGAAAAAACATACATCAGATGCAGCCCAATTGATGTGGATTTATGGTATGATGACCCATTTGATTGTGTAAGTATTTTGTGTGATCAAAGTCAAACTGATTTTGTTTATGATGTGTATAAAAGCATTGATTATCGCGATGACAAAATCATTCAATATAATGATTTTTGGGTGTTATGATCGAATAGTTGATTGCATTGGATTTCATTACAGAGAAACACCTAAACTGCAATACAGAAATCAAGATAAATTGCTTCAAACCATCAGTCGTGTTTTAACAACGGATGGAAAATTTTATTCTCAATTCGGTATTTATACCAAAATGGATGACGAAACATTATCGTTTGAACCCAAAAATTTTGATGGTTATTGGTTATGAATATGTAAAAATGTCATTCCATGGAATTCCATTGGATGCTATAGTGTGTTAGGCTTTCGAAGTACATAACATAACACAGCATATATGGTGTCTATTATTTATTAAGTATTCTATTGCAAATTTGCACAAATTAACTAATTATATTAGAAAAAATGAATTAAAATGCATATTCTTTAGAATAACAAATGGACGAGTGTGACGATAAAAAAGAATATTTTGCGCATAATTGCAATTATTGCGGTTATTCAACAAACAAAAAAAGTAGTTTTGACAATCATAATAAAAGCCAAAAGCACAAATGCAATGTAATGTTACACAATTACACTATTAAAACTGATGAAACTGATGAAATATTCATTTGCAATAATTGTGGCAAAGTGTTTAAGACAAATTCAGGTTGTTTGAAACATGAACGCAAGTGTAAATTTACAGATTTATCTTTCAAAGAAGACATATATAAATACGTCAAATCAAAATTGGACGCATCAAAATCAAAAGTATTAAATTCAGAAATGTTATGTGCAGAAGTGCTGAATAATTCAAATTATTTAGAATATCCAAACTTGGAAGAATCAAAATTTGAAAAGTCAAATGATTTGGAAGTGTCAACTAATTATATATACTTGTTGCAAGAAAGAGAGTTTATTAAATGCAATGAGCAAATATATAAGATTGGTATGACCAAAAAAGAAAATCACACCAGATTCAGTAAATATCCTAAAGGTTCTGTTTTATTATTTCAAATGATTTGTAAAAATTGCGAAAAGGTTGAACGCAATATTATTAAATTATTTCAAAGTGTATTTTTACAACGCAAAGATATTGGAACTGAATATTTTGAGGGAAAATATATCAATATGATTAAATTAGCATATGCAGTCATACTTGAAGACGAAAATCAAAAACCCGCCTAACAATCAAATTTGCTTTCCACTTCATCCTTATCATCCACATATTGCTTCAACACAGATGCAAATTGGATTAAAATATCAGACAAATGCTGAACAGATATAATGCATGATTTGATAATATGGAATGCTAATATTAAAGCTAATATGGCAGAAATTCCAAAAATACTGATAATCAAAACACCTCCAAATCCCAAATCGTCATATATTTTTTGTTGTGTAAAATCATCCACAATTGCATAACCAATTAAATATCCAATCAATGTCAACCCAACCAATAAGAGAAATGCCACTAATATTGACAATCCATTGGAAATATAATAGTGCACATCTGGGTTTCTTTCTTTTAGATAATACATAAAATGGCGTGTCCATTGTTTTGGAGAATCTATAAATTTAATCCATGTTTTTGACTTCGAATGTGAGGGAAGTGTTTCCATTGCTTTTTTATACAGAAACATGCACCAATTAAATTGATTCAATTTTTCATTTAAAGATATTGCAATATATTCAGAAGGAACATGTGTGGAATATTTGCGTTGACACAAGGCGAACAATATTCGGATGAATTTATTGAACAAGAATTTCAAAAAGGCAAACGCAGAGGACCAGAACATTCCCAATGGAAACGATTTAAAAACGGAGTTATTCTTGGATTTCATCGACTTGCCATCAATGGATTGAACGAGCAATCCAATCAACCCATTTGCATTCGTGGCATTTCTCTTATTTGCAATGGAGAAATATATAATTACAAAAAATTATACAAATTAATGGGAATCACAAATCCCACAACAGATTCGGATTGTGAAGTCATTATTTATTTGTATGAAAGATATGGCATAGAACAAACATTGAACATGTTAGATGGCGTATTTGCATTTGTATTGTTGGATGAAAATAAATCAGAATTCTTTGCAGCTCGCGATCCATTTGGTGTTCGCCCATTGTATTATTCATATGCGGAAAAAAATCATCATTGGGATAAATCATATGTTTTCGGTTCTGAAATAAAATCCATCCAAAACATTCATCCATTCAGCGAAGTTGTTCATTTTCCGCCAGGTTCCTATATATCGGGACAAATAAAAGGAGAAAATACATATTGGGACAACATAAAATCATATTTCATTCCATCTATTCACATTACATTGGATTGGAATTGTGAGCGAAATATACGCACATTTGTATGTGATGCGGTTAGGAAACGTTGTATCACAACCGAACGCCCCGTTGCTTGCCTTTTGAGTGGCGGGTTGGACAGCAGTTTGATTGCTGCATTGGTCTCTGGGCAGTTTCCAGAGACCCCCATTGAAACATATAGCATTGGATTGGCAGGTTCGGAGGATTTAAAATATGCACAATTGGTCGCAAATCATATCGAGTCCAATCATTGTGAAGTCATTGTTGGTGAACAGGAAATGTTTGATGCCATCCCGGCTGTGATTGAAGCCATTGAAAGTTACGATACAACCACCATACGCGCCAGCTTGGGAAATTACTTAATTGGAAAATATATTGCAGAACACTCTGAAGCCAAGGTTATATTCAATGGAGATGGTTCGGATGAATTGTTTGGTGGATATTTATACATGCATAAATGCCCAGATGATATTGAGTTTGACAAGGAAACACGCCGTCTCCTCAAAGATATCCACATGTTTGATGTGTTGCGTTCAGATAAATGCATTTCATCCCATGGGTTGGAACCACGAACACCCTTTTTGGACCGAAATTTAGTTAATTATGTGTTGAGCATAGAACCACACATTCGTAATCATAACAACCAAAAATATCCAGAAAAATACCTGCTAAGAGATGCATTTGATGATTATCATGAGTATGACCATGCAGACAGATTGCTTCCAAAAGAAGTGCTTTGGAGAAGAAAAGAAGCATTTAGCGATGGTGTGTGTGGCCAAGAAAAAAGCTTACGAACAATATTGCAGCGAAAAATATGTGAATTACAAAATTGTGAATATTTAATGGATGAACCGGATAAAATGCTGGATATAGAAAAAGCCTATTATCGTTCTATATTTGAGTCATTGTATCCACGTGCAGAAGTGATTCCTTATTATTGGATGCCAAAATATACAGAAGCGACAGACCCAAGTGCGAGAACATTGAATTTTTATGCGGAATCAGTTGTTTGAGAGAAAGGAAGTTTGCGAAAACGTTATGATGTTTTATCTATATTTGTATTTATCTTTTCAAAATATATGGAGAATAAAATAATATTACCAAACCCATACAATAAAGTATTTGAAAAAATGGATGACTGGAATAAATTGGGATTAAATAAATTATCTGGATTCAAAGGCTCAATCATTTCAATCAATTTATTTTATATATACTTGTTTCATAAATATAAAAGTAAGTGTTTTTTACACCTTTTAACATTTCAAACGCCGATTATTTATAGACAATTTTATAAATTGTATCAACTTTATAGATAGCAACAATTTCTTCTGGTATATAATTTGATGTATTTGAACCTCCTATGCCTCCTTGATGTTCCCAAAATCTTCTATATAATCTTTTAGTTTCACCAACATAATAATAATCATCTTCGCATCTCAAAATATAAACCCACCTCATAATTTATATTGATATATATTGTATGATTGTTTTTAAGTTTATTCATTATGTTTCTTTGTTTCACAATGTCGCGTAAATAATATTTCTGCATATGTTCCAAAATCACATTTATCACAATAATATTTAAATTCTTTTTTTCTTTCCTCTTTATTTGAATGTTGTGTTAGACAATGAACCTTCATACAAGTCAAATTATTTGTTTTATATTCACAATACTTACATTTTGGTTCTAATACTTTATCACTTCTCGTTTTTCGTTTTCCGTTATTTTTATGCTTTTCGCTTTCTATATGTTGCTTCCAGTGTGCAGGATATATACATTTATAATTACACAATTCACAATTATATTTCATTTCATTAGATATTTCCATTTATTTATAAATAATTATAAATAAATTATATTTAAATATTTTGCGTTAAAATTAACTTAAAAATAAAATATTTATAATATATATAAAATGAAAGTTAAGAAAAAGAAAAAGGAGGAGTTCAAAGAATTTAGGAATAATGAAAAATCCGCTTACAAAACTTTCAAAATTCCGCTAAAAACGATTTTGTTAAATCGTGATACAATACAACCAGTCATAAATCATTTGGTTTTTGAAATGAATGATTTGGTTATTCATACATATCAATTTATTCGTTTGTATGTTTTAGACAAATATACCAAAAATCAACCATTACCTACAATAGACGAAACATTTATTTTATATTGTATCAAAACATTAGGAACTCGTGATAATAGAGGAAAGAAAGGAAAGGATACTCAACTTTTAGAACTATTAGATGCATTTTACAAAACTGAATACCAACCATTATTGAACCACGAAAAAACTAATTTGAAAAATACCACTTTTTTATTGCCTTATTTAGCAACACAAATACATACTTCTTTACATAATAATTTTCAAGAACATTTTATCCAACACTTTTTACGATTTATTAACAAAACCACAAAAGAAATAACAGAAGATAAGTCAATATTATTTCAATTCAAAAATAAATGTTTATCGTTAGAAGAAACTGATATAATATTTGATGATTGGAAAAATATACATCTTCCTAATATTTTACCCACTGAAATTAAAAAGTCAATTCACTATGATATTAAGGTTAGACCATTTGAATATTTGAAAGGAATGTTATATATGAATTCGGTATTAGAAAAACAAGAAAATAAATTATTTCAACCACTACCATTACGAAACAATATTATTCCAAAACATATTATTTTAGATACTGCTTCTATTATAAATTTGTTTTGTCCTGAAAAAGACAAAGATGGAAATAAAACAAAAAAGGGTGAATTATTGAGTAATGTAAAAGATAATCAAAATGAAATATGGTGCAACTTTTTAGATATGAAAAATAAAATATTCAAGAACAAGTATTATCAATTTCATAATCAAATTCAAACAGATGGAATTAGTTGTTGTTTATTATTTATTAGAAAAGATTTGAAAGATAAGAAATGGGGTTCAAGAGTTCCTGTTTTACAAGAACAAGATTTTCATACAATAGAAGATTTATCCAAAGAACAATTAGATACATTGAAAGAGAGAAATATAGTTGGTTGCGACCCTGGTAAGCATTCATTAGTGTATATGATGGATAAAAAAGGAAACAAATTAGAATATACTGCATCACAAAGAAAAATAGAAAGTTATGGAAAACGAAACCAGCGAATATTATTACAAGAAAAGAAGAAACACAAAATTATAGAAAAAGAAACAATATTATCAATACAAAATAGCAAATCAGTTAATTATGATAAATTCAAAATGTATCTTGTAGAAAAAGATAAATTGAATAAAGAAACTACTGATTTTTACAAGAAAGAAGTTTGGAGAAAAATGAAATTTAGACAATATAGTTATGGTAAGAAAAGTATTGATACATTTTTGAATAAAATAAAGGAAACATTTGGAGAAAATACACTTATTGGTTATGGAAATTGGAGTAGAAGTAGTCAAATGAAATATACAATGCCTACAATGAATAAAGGATTAAGGAAACTAATTCATAAAAAGTATGATACAATAACTATTAATGAATTTTATACATCTCAAAAATGCTGTGAATGTAAAAAAGATTTGAAACATTACAAAGATAAAAATGGAGGAGAAATTTACAGATTATTCACTTGTTCTAACTGCGTGAGTTGCGAAAACAAAAATGTCGTATTTAGAACAAGGGATAAGAATTCTGCAATAAATATACTGAACTTAACTGAATGTTGGATACATAACCAAACAAGACCAGTAGAGTTTCAGTTTCAAGCATCGTCTTTCACCTGTGGAAACAAAAAGACAGGGTTAAGTAAGACAATCGGCGTTAAGAAACAACCTCGTAAGAGTAAGCACGCCTGTTGATTTTACATTTTTAAATTATTTTTTATGCTGTGAAAATCGGCGTTTGAAATGTTAAAAGGTGTAAGTGCGGCAAGTCATAAAATGGGATTTCGTCTCAAAATAGGTAACCCAAAAGAAAATATGGGATTCAATCAAGCAGAATTAGATGAGATTACACGTAGAATCACTAAATGTACAGATAATGTTATATTTATTCCATTTTCGTTTGAAACAACCGACATTGGAACAACCCACTCGTCTCATGCTAATATGTTAATATTTCGGAAAATAAACGACGGGTATCAATTGGAGCATTTTGAGCCCCATGGAGTTGCATTTCGCGGAAAAAACGGGAAGAAACACAGCGTTGAAGTGGAAAAATGGATGGAGGCATTTATTCGAAGGTTAAAAGTAGCGTTTAATAAGCCAGTCAAATATGTAAGTCGTGAAGAATTGTGTCCAATGCAAAAAGGTTTTCAAATGCTGGAAGAAAAATTTAAAGACAATAAAAATAAAAAAACGAAAGAATATGGCTATTGTGGTCCATGGTCGATGTTTTACACGGAGCTTTGTATGAAAAATCCAACCATTCCAGGGAAAGAATTAATGGCGCTTGTGAATGATAAATTGTCCAAAATGACAGAAGAACAACAAATGAAATATTTGAAAGAACTAGTTCGTGGGTATAGCAATTATATGAAAGAAAAATTGCTTCGTTATTTTGACGATTTTCCATATAATATTAAATTAACATATGTAGACCATTATTATGATATGATGGAATACATAATTGAGCTTGAATTGAAACAGATGGATAATGCGAACGGATTTGAAATAGAACGAGAATATGTATTAAGAATGCTACGACAATCGAAAACAAACAAAGAAAAACAAATTTGGATGAACAAAAAGATTATTTTGGAACGACATGCAACAAGATTCATTCAAATGTCAAGATCGATATCAACTAAATCAAAATCAAACAACAAAACAAAGAAAAAATGCACAACTGGAAAAATATTGAACCCAACAACTGGAAGATGCATCAATAAATGCCCTCCTGGAAAAGAGCGGAATCCATCCACTGGACGTTGTATTACATTGCGTCAAAAGAAATAAAACAAATTAATAAATATAAATAGAATGAAATATTTAGTTCTATTTATTTATTCACCTTCGGATACATATGATAAAATGAAAACCCTTCAACAATCATACATGCATTCTCATCCGGCATTTGATTGCTTTTTTGTTGCCGCAAACCCAGAATTAGACAAACCGGTTAAAATGCAAGGAGATGTGATATATGTCAGAGGAAATGAAGGATTGTTGAATATTTTAAACAAAACGTTAGTTGCGTTGGATTATTTGCTGAATTGTCTTCGAGGCAAATATGATTTCATTATTCGCACCAATGTTTCAACTATTGTGAATTTTAAAGTATTGGATGCTCATTTGCAAACACTTCCTAAGTCAAATATTTACACTGCAGGATATGTGAATCAATTGCGATGGCTGGATCCTCCAAGTGGAATTACGTCACATCAATACTATGGTCTAGATTTTGCAAGCGGAACGTCCATTATTATAACGCCAGATATTGTGCAACATATGTTAAATAATGCAAGCAATATAAATCACAATATTGTAGATGATGTTTCAATTGCCATATATGTATCGGAATACTTTCCTCGTTCTCATAAAGCAATGCGCAAATATAATACATCCATTTTATTTTATGGAAATCTGCGACAAAATCATAATATAATGTCATATGCATTTATACGAAATCGTGTTAGTTCAAGAGATTCATTTGGAATGAAAGACATCAATAATATGTACAAGCAAGTGAATTTGCTTTGTTCAATGTAATGGATGTAAAAATAAAAATGGCATACACTCTATTTATTCAATTTGTCTTTATATTGTTTTTCCACAATTCAATTGAAATAAAATTGAAATATTTGTTCAAATATTTGTTTGCATCATAATAACAAATAAATGGATAAAATATATAATCAAATATTTGATGAATGGGTTGAAAAATGGTTTCAAAATAATGAATATACACTAAAAGTTTGGGGCAATTCTTTGTTAAATGCAAATTTAAATCCAAATATTACCTGGAAAATTGTACAATCCAATCCAGAGATGCCTTGGGATTATTGTTTGCTAAGTAAAAATCCAAATATCACCTGGAAAATTGTACAATCCAATCCAGAATTTCCATGGGATTTTGCATTTTTAAGTTCAAATCCAAATATCACCTGGGAAATTGTACAATCCAATCCAGAGATACCTTGGAATTATTATTTTATGACTGCTAATCCTAATATAACATGGGATATTATACAAGCGCATCCAGAAAATGATTGGTATCATGTCAGATTTAGTGAAAACCCAAATATAACGTGGGACATTATACAAACGAATTCAGAAATTAATTGGAATTACGCACATTTGAGTAGAAATTCAAGTATAACGTGGGAAATTGTTTGTGCCAATCCGGAGAAACCATGGAATTATTGCCAACTGAGCAAAAATCCAAATATCACCTGGAAAATTGTACAATCCAATCCAGAATTTCCATGGGATTTTGAATCTTTAAGTTCAAATCCAAATATAACTTGGGATATTGTACAATCCAATCCAGAATTTCCATGGGATTTTGCATCTTTAAGTTCAAATCCAAATATTACATGGAAAATAATTCAAGATAATCCAGATAAGGACTGGCATGATACAGAATTATGTTTAAATGCAATGACACCAGCAAGAGAGGATTTTATTCGAAAGAAACTTCAACAATGGTTTCAAAAAAGTGAATTGAAAGAAGAATTAATGGCATCTGTGTGGAATCCGCGTAATTTCCATAAATTCAAATGGATGGACCCGGAGGTCTTCGGTGAATTAGATGATGAATAAATCTATTTAATGCATTGCATTTTTTTTCAATCGTGCATCATTGCCAGTGATCTCATCCAATTCTCCTTTGATTCGTTCAATTTGCGCCATTATTTCTTGTTCATCTCGTCGAACACTTTTCAGTTGCCTGTCCACCATTTGCTCCGTTCTGGAAAGGTCTTCTAAATATTCTTTTAATAAATGAAATACACGAATTTGCTCTTGTTTTTCATTGACAATTACATTATAATAATGCCCATAATCATGTTTCACTTCCGTTAAAAATTCGTTTTCCGCCTCTTGTTGGTCTACATATTTTCGTTTTTCCATCAACATTTTCTTTTTTTCTTGAATCAATGTTTCTATTTGACTCAACTGCTTATCCCGGTCTGCCAATGGAATAGACGTCATTTTATACTGCTTACATAAAAATTTAAAATTTCAAAAATAAATTAAAAATAAAAATCTTATCTATATTATATCTAAGATGTCAAAAGAACCCCTCCTTACACCAGATGATAATCGCTTTGTCATGTTTCCCATTCAACACAATGATATATGGGAAATGTATCAGAAAGAAGTGGATTGCTTTTGGAGACCGGAAGAAATTGACCTATCGAAAGATTTATCTCATTGGAATGCTTTGAATGAAGATGAAAGATATTTTATTTCAATGATATTGGCGTTTTTTGCAGCGTCAGACGGAATTGTGTTAGAAAATTTGGCGCAACGTTTTATGTCCGATGTGCAAATATCGGAGGCAAGAGCCTTCTATGGATTTCAAATTGCAATGGAAAATATCCACAGCCACACATATAGCAATTTAATTGAAACATATGTTCGTGACAAGGATGAAAAAGAAAGATTGTTTCATGCGATTGAGCATTTTCCATGTATTAAAAAGAAATCCGATTGGGCGCAAAAATGGATTCATGATAATCGTTCCAGTTTTGGCACTCGATTAATTGCATTCGCTTGTGTGGAAGGCATCTTTTTTTCGGGAGCATTTTGCAGCATTTATTGGATGAAAAAACGCGGTTTGATGCCTGGACTCACATTCAGCAATGAATTAATTTCAAGGGATGAAGCGTTGCATTGTGAATTTGCAGTGTTGTTATATTCCAAATTATTGAAAAAGGTAAACAAGGTCAGAGTGAGAGAAATTATAAGGGAAGCGGTGGACATTGAAATAGAATTTATTTGTGAAGCATTGCCATGTAAATTGCTGGGTATGAACAGCACATTGATGTCTCAATATATACAATATGTGGCGGACAGGCTTTTGATGCAATTGGGGTATGAAAAAATATATAATACAGCCAATCCATTTGATTTTATGGAATTAATTAGTTTGGAATCAAAAACGTCCTTTTTTGAACGCAAAACAGATGCGTATGCGTTGGCAAATAAATCCAATACAGACATTGCATTTGAATTTACGGAGGATTTTTAATGTCTATAAATCCGAAGATATTAGTTATTTATTTTTACAGCATATTCTATGTAAAAACAAACGGCTTTGCAATTCCAGTTTATTTATAATAATTCCAAATACTCCAGTTCCGACAATCCAAATGCAGCTGATTGTTTTATAATTCGGTGCGGGTGAAAAATGAATTTCACCAACTCTTCTGCGAAGTCCATGTTTCGCTCTTTCAGAACTTGATAGTCAATTGTGGTTAAAAGTTGTAATAAATTGATATTTTGTGAAAGACAATCCCAATCAATTTTGTCCAGATTTTGTTCCAATAATTGAATAGCATTGGGATTCCTTGAGAGACAATCCCAATGAATTTTATCTAGATTTTGTTGTAATAGGTGAATGGCATTGGGATTAAATGAAAGCCACTCCCAATTGATTTTACCTGGATTCTGTTCCAACAGGGGAATTGCATTGGGATTCAATGAGAGACACCCCCAATGAATCTTATCTGGATTTTGTTCTAATAAGTGAATTGCATTGGGATTTTTGGAAAGCATTGCCCAATCAATTTTATCTTTGTTTTGTTCTAATAAGAAAATGGCATTGGGATTCAATGAAAGATAAATCCAATTAATTTTATCTGGGTTTTGTTCCAATAAATGAATTGCATTGGGATTTTCTGAAAGCCACACCCAATTAATTTTATCTGGATTTTGTTCTAAAAGACGAATTGCATTGGGATTCCATGAAAGATAGTCCCAATTAATTTTATCTGGGTTTTGTTCCAATAAATGAATTGCATTGGGATTATCAGAAAGCCAATCCCAATTAATTTTATCTGGATTTTGTTTCAACAGAGGAATTGCATTGGGATTCCATGAAAGATGGTCCCAATTAATTTTATCTGGGTTTTGTTCCAACAGGTGAATTGCATTGGGATTCCTTGAAAGACAAAGCCAATTCAATTTATCTAAATTTAGTTTAAAGAATTCATTTGTTTTCACGGGAATGCCATGAGATACAATCCAATCGGAATAATTCATATTTGTGATAATTTGTTTCTTTGTTTGATAACATTTTCAATTTTATAATAAAAACAATATAAAGACAATTGTGCAATATTTAACGTATTGCATTTTTATTTATCCACCATGCTTCCTAATAATGCTATAAAATATGCAAATAAATTAAAATAAATTCATATCAATTCCAAATACTCCATTTCCGTCAATCCAAATGCAGCCGATTGTTTCACAACGCGACACGGGTGAAACACGTGTTTTGCCAATTCTTCCGCAAATGCCATGTTTCTTTCTTTCAACAATGAATAATCAATGGTGGTAATGAATTTCAATATATTAGCATTTTTGGAAAATAACCGCCAATTTATTTTATCCGGATTTTGTTCCAATAAATGAATAGCATTGGGATTTCCAGAAAGCCAAAACCAATTAATTTTATCCGGATTCTGTTTCAACATGGGAATGGCATTGGGATTTGACGAAAACAAACTCCAATTGATTTTATCCAGATTTTGTTCTAATAAGGGAATGGCATTGGGATTTCTGGAAAGCCACTCCCAACTAATCTTCTCTGGATTTTGTTCCAATAAGTGAATTGCATTGGGATTTGTTGAAAGCCACCCCCAACGAATCTTATCTAAATTTTGTTCCAACAGGTGAATGGCATTGGAATTTCCAGAAAGCTTTGCCCAATTGATTTTATCTGAATTTTGTTCCAATAAGTGAATGGCATTGGGATTCCTCGAAAGTTCAGCCCAATCTATCTTGTCTGGATTTTGTTCCAATAAGTGAATGGCATTGGGATTACATGAAAGCCACTCCCAATCAATTTTATCCGAATTTTGTTCCAATAAGGGAATGGCGTTGGGATTACTTGAAAGATGAAGCCAATCAATTTTATCTGGGTTTTGTTCCAATAAATGAATGGCATTGGGATTTGTTGAAAGACAATGCCAATTGATTTTATCTGGGTTCAGTTCCAACAGGTGAATTGCATTCGGATTTTTTGAAAGCTCATGCCAATAGATTTTACGTTTATTTTGTTCAAACAATTCATTTGTTTTCACGGGAATGCCATGAGATACAATCCAATCGGAATAATTCATATTTGTTATATTTTGTTTCTTTGGTTGATAATATTTTCATTTTTTTTATAATAAAAAACAATATAAAGACAATTCAATATAAAGACAATTCAATAATATTTAATGTATTACATTTTTATTTATCTATGCTCCTAATAATGCTATAAAAAATGTGCAAATAAAATAAATTCATATCAATTCCAAATACTCCATTTCGGTCAATCCAAATGCAGCCGATTGTTTTATAATGCGACACGGGTTAAAAACGGCCATCGCTAATTCTTCTGCAAACTCCTTGTTTTTCTCTTTTAGAACTTTATAGTCAATTGTAGTAAAAAGTTTTAATATATTGATATTTTGTGAAATACACAGCCGATTATTTAAATTTTGTTCCAATAAGGGAATAGCATTGGGATTTTTAGAAAGCCACCACCAATCTATTTTATCCGGATTTTGTTCCAACAGGTGAATTGCATTGGGATTCATTGAAAACCAACTCCAATTAATTTTATCTGGATTTTGTTCTAACAGGTGAATGGCATTGGGATTCGTTGAAAGACCCACCCAATCAATTTTATCTGGATTTTGTTCCAATAGGGGAATGGCATTGGGATTTGCAGAAAGCCAAATCCAATTAATTTTATCTGGATTCTGTTCTAATAAGGGAATGGCATTGGGATTCATTGAAAGTGCATTCCAACAAATTTTATCCGGATTTTGTTCTAATAGGTGAATGGCATTGGGATTTTTGGAAAGATGATTCCAATTAATTTTATCCGGATTTTGTTCCAATAAATGAATGGCATTGGGATTTGATGAAAACCAACTCCAATTGATTTTATCCGGATTCTTTTCCAATAAGTGAATGGCATTGGGATTTTTAGAAAGCCACCACCAATCTATTTTATCCGGATTTTGTTCCAACAGGTGAATGGCATTGGGATTTTCTGAAAGATGACTCCAATCAATTTTATCTGGATTTTGTTTCAATAAGTAAATCGCATTGGGATTTTTTGAAAGCTCATACCAATAGATTTTACGTTTATTTTGTTCAAATAATTCATTTGTTTTCACGGGAATGCCATGAGATACAATCCAATCGGAATAATTCATATTTGTTATATTTTGTTTCTTTGTTTGATAACATTTTCAATTTTATAATAAAATAAAGACAATTCAATAATATTTAACGTATTACATTTTTATTTATCCATGCTTCTAATAAGCCACCGAATTTTAGAATGAGTTTGTCTCATTTTTCTTTCCGGTCGGTGTAATATATTGCATTTTATTTATTCAAATAAAAATAAAATCATAATGTAATAATGCCAGAAGAAGATTCTTGTGGAAAAGCCATTTGTCGAACAACTGGAGGATGTATTTTTGCAACCCTTTGGGATATATTAGTCTGTCCATTTGTTAGTTGTTTTTATTGTGGAAAGTATATTTGTGAAAATTGCTGTTGCAAATGTTGCAAACCCAAAACACCTGCACAGAATTAAATATGAATTGTTTGTTTTTTCGCATCACATGTCACTGCATTTCTGGTCATTTGGTAACAAGAATCATCAAATTTATATATTTGGTCGTCCAATTCTTCCAAAGGAGGTGCGGAGACAATTCTGCACCGATTCCCTTTGCAAACGGCCCGGAACAATGTCGCTAAACCAAACCCCAATATCACAGACATAAGTATTTTTCCAGTGGGGCTGTGTACGAATTTATCCAAATGCATACATTATATTGACATAAAAAATAGGGAACTCGCCATCAAACCCTAGAAGCAATATCGGAAAAACGCATTACAACTGAATTATATAGGCATTTCTAAAACTAAGTGGTCTTCATAGACAATAAATAAAATATAATAAAAGATTAAGATGAATATAGAAAATCCAGTATTAGACAAATTTAATCCGCCTTTGCGCAAGTTTTTTTTCGATTTGCAAAATTATGTGGAGGAAGATTTGCATTTTTATGGGTCTGTTACCAGAAGTGATTATGTGCCATATGAAAGTGACATTGACATTGCTATTTTTACGGACAATGAGAAGAGCACACTAACAAAATTGCAGCATTTTTTGCATATAAAAAGAAGTGCATTTGATAAATTGGTTTGGAAATTGGAAGGAAAAATGATTTATGGATATAAATTAAAATGTGATAAATATGTTGAATTTCCACATGGGGCTAATAAATGTGAAATTGCGGTGTACAACAAAGACTTTCAAGATATATTGATGAAAGAAATAGAAACGCAAAATGTTATTCCATTTTATATTTCTATTTTGCTCTTTATATTAAAAAGTTTATATTATAAATTGCGGATATTGCCAGAATCCGTATATGTCAAATACAAGCGCTACATATTCAACACTCTTTTTAAACAACAAACAAATAGTGTATTTCATTTATTAAAACAAACATAAAGACAATGCAACAATAATATAAGAACATCCATGTCCATCAAGGAATATTTTGACTTTGTGAATAGACACATAGAAGATTATGGAGAACAAATAATTATATTAATGCAAAACGGAGCCTTTTATGAAGTATATGGACTTATGAATGGTTCCAATCAAATGATTGGAAGTAAATTGGTGGATTTTGCGCGGATTTGTGAGCTGAGTATTGTGGAACGTAAATTGCCAGGAGATAAAATAATGCAAATAGACGGATTATCCGTTGTGAATGCGGGATTTAAAACACTTCCGCATTTGATTGAAAAATATATTAAAAAATTGCAAGAGTGTGGATTCACCATACTAACATATGATGAAACGGGTGAAGACCCGGTAAAAAGATGTAAGATTCGAACACTGACTGGCACATATTCCCCAGGAACTTATTTTGGAGAATATGAAACAGAAAAGATAACAAATAATATTTGCTGTTTGTGGTTGGAAACCAAACGCAATAAAAAGGATACCACAATTTATATGGGAGTTGCTCTCATTGATATATACACTGGTCAAACGCATATAAATGAATTTAGCCAGGAATATATTAAGAATCCAACTACATTTGATGATTTAGAATGTATTATATCGGTCTACAATCCAAGTGAAAGCATCATCATTTCAAATTTGCCTCAAGAAGATATTCAAGAGATTATTGATTTTATCAATTTGAAAAGCAAGTCCAATCATATTGTTTCTTTGTCCGAAAAAGGAATAACCCGAAATGCAAGCAGAGCGGTAAATTGTGAAAAGCAAATATATCAAACTGAATTATTACGGAAATTTTACGGAAATGACATAACCAATATACAATCTTATTACAATAATCCATTTGCAACGCAAGCGTTTTGTTATTTACTTGATTTTGTTTTTCAAGTGAATCCAAATTTGGTGAAAAAAATAACGGAGCCTTCATTTGAAAATGCAAGTCAAAAGTTAATTTTGGCAAATCATTCATTGAAACAATTACACATCATTCATTCTGATGGGGAAGATTACAAGGGCAAATATTCCTCCGTGTTAAAAATGTTGAATGAATGTTTGACTCCAATGGGAAGGCGCACATTTGCACATCAATTACTCAATCCAGTGACTGACATTGCTTATTTGCAATATGAATATAATATCACCGAATATGTGATGAATGAGCAAGAACAATGGATGAATTCCATTGTGCCCTTGTTAGTTCAAGTGAAAGATATTCCAAAAATAATGAGACAAATAATGAATCAACGAATAACACCCAAATACATTTCACACTTACATGAAACTATTTTATTCGCCATTCAAATGCAATCAAATATCCCATCTCGTTTGGCGGTTTATTTAGGAATTCAATCAGAAACATTTTTGTCCAAATTGCATGAAATGTCTGTCTTTTTGGAACAAACATTTTATTTGGAAGAATGCAAACAAATTGATGTGTCCAATAAATTTGATTCATGTTTCATTAAACGGGGTGTAAGTGAAACACTGGACCAAAAATGGAAGCTTTGGCTTGATTCAAAGGATCAATTGGAAGCTTGTGGCCTCTATTTGAGCCAATTGATTCAAATGAATGAATCAAGTAAGAAAAAAGATGAAGACAAATTGTACGTAAAAATATATGAAACAGATAAATGCAATTATAGTCTATTGGCAACAGAGCGAAGATGCAAATTATTAAAATCTGCCATTGGAAATCAATTATTTGCAAATATTTTATATCAATCATCTTTTTCGAATGAACAATCGGCATTTTCGCTTGATTTGCAATTGTCTTTTGTGAAACAAAGCACTTCAAATCAAAGTATTGAATCATCCCAAATCAATGCTCTTTGCAAAACAATTAGCTTAATGAAAACAGAAATGATTGTTGTTGTCTCAAATACGTATCAAACATTATTGGAGCAATTGCAAACATATCAAGAAAGTATGAATTTATTGAGTGATTTTTTATCTAAATTGGATGTTCTTTGTTGTAAAGCATCCATCGCAATCAAATATCAATATTGCAAGCCAGAAATTGAACAAACCGCTGAAAAATCATTTGTGGATGTTGTTGGGTTGCGCCATTGTTTGATTGAACAAATTCAAACGAGTGAATTATATATTCCGAATAATATTCAATTTGGGAAAGAAAAAGACGGCATTTTGCTTTATGGCACAAACGCAGTAGGCAAAACAAGTTTTATTCGTTCTTTGGGAATTGCAGTTGTAATGGCTCAAGCGGGGTTATTTGTCCCGGCGGATACATTTCGTTTTCACCCTTACAAATATTTATTCACCCGCATTTTAGGGAATGACAACATTTTCAAGGGGCTTTCCACATTTGAAGTGGAGATGCTTGAATTGTCAACAATATTAAATAATGTAAATGCAAATAGTATGGTATTGGGAGATGAATTATGCTCTGGAACAGAGAGCATAAGTGCGGCATGCATATTTGTGGCTGGCATAAAAAAATTGGCTGAGGTGGGATGTAGTTTTATATTTGCGACTCATTTGCATGAAATCATTCATTATGATGAAATTGTAGGTTTATCAAATGTATCAATGAAACATATGAGTGTTATTTATAATAAAGAATTAGATTGTCTGGTTTATAATCGAAAATTACAAAATGGACCAGGAAATAATATGTATGGGCTGGAGGTATGTAAAAGTTTAAAATTGCCCATCTCCTTTTTGGAATCAGCGAATGAAATACGTATGAAATATCATGCGGAGTCATCCAGTATTTTGGACCGACATTCATCAAGATATAATGCATCTCAGATAACCGGAGGATTATGTGAAAAATGTAATATGAACCCGGCGGTGCACGTTCATCATTTGGTTTACCAAAAAGATGCATGCGAAACAACTGGCATTATCCGAAAACCAAATATGGCTCCCTTTCATAAAAATGCAAAGGCGAATACATTGAATATATGTGAATCTTGTCACACTGGAACACATATAGAAAATAAAAGATATAAAAAAACAAAGACAACAAATGGAATAATATTGGAGGAGATTGCTTGAAAATGCAAGACATTAAATATCAGGGAATTGTCTTTATATTGTTTTTTAATTAATATTATTAAAATTGAATTGTTGTTTTTGTTAGTTTAGAGACAACAAATGTCCACCTTTTATGTTACCATTGATTCAAATAATTATATATATTTGGATTGCAAAGAAGACAAAGATATTTTGCAATTTGAAGAAATAGACGACAATATTTATCTTGCAAATTTAGAACCAGGCACTTGCAAAACATACAAAATTACATTGGATTTGGAAGATTCCAATGATGATTTATGTTTCATGATATTTAATTGCGATTGTAATAAAAGTGTTGAAATAAATACCCCTTTGTACTTTTATAAGAAGATGAGCGAATGCACAGAATGGTTAAATGATGGTTTTGAAAAATATGATTTGAAAAAAACAATCACATGTTATTATCAAAAATGTGCCAATTATGAAATTAGCATTTATTCATTATGCGATTATTTGGAAAAAAATTGGAAATCGGAAAATAGAAATGAGTCCAAGATTACAGATAATTCTTTTACACTAATGCGATTTTATCAATAATTTTGCATTTTATATTTCATTCAGCTTGAAATAAATGGGTCTTGTGTTAATTCCTTGAAAATCGCAATTATAATCAATGAAACACAATGATTTATGAAATGTTATTTTATTGATTCGCAAAATAAAATCCGGTCTATAATATTGTTTATCGAATTTTCCCTCATAATGTGTGTCGGAATCTTTTGTCAGTTGAATTTTATAATAGTTGATTGATTTTGGAAATTCTGTGATTGTGATTTTAACAATGACATCTAATTTATTTCCGTGTGCGTCCTCAAAAAGAATGTTTGCATAATTTAATTTATTCCAACATTTATTTTTATTGATCAATTTTCCATCCACATATATTTTACGATCATATGTATAATAATAATCAAAGAATTTTATTTCATCCTCACTGGAATAAGTGGGAATGTCATTGTCGTTTGAGAAAGATAGAACGCCTACATGGACATCCGTCATGCTAATTAATCCTTGGCTCAATATATTTCTGACTTGAACATCAAGCCCTTCATGATCATCAGAAATGTGATCGAAGCAATATTTCCCATAATATTTGTGGTTGTTATCACTCATTTTGTAAATAAACGTAATAAATGGCATTTTGGTTGTGGTTGTGGTTGTGTGTTATTACATTAGCAATCATTTTATTTCATTTTTTTATCTGTCGCATAAAAATAAAAAATATTTCAACAAAACAATAATATAAAAAACCATTTAGAAAAAAATTGACAATACTATGTATTGCTCTTTTATGCAATATACAATGACAGATTACGGATATTCGAACGATGAAAATGGAATATTTAACCCTGTCACGAATTCATATATTGAAGAACCATGGACAATCATCCAAAGTTATTTTGAATCCAATTATTTGGAACGCATTGTTCGACATCAATTAGAATCAATGAATAATTGGTACGAATATCAAATTGTAAAAACGATTGAAATGTTCAATCCGGTGCATATTAAATCAGAAACAGATTTTGATGAAAAATCGGGAAAATATGCATTGGAAGTCATTATCACATTCAGCAATTTTCGATTATATAGACCACAAATTCATGAAAATAATGGTGCAACGAAAATGATGTTTCCGCAAGAGGCAAAGCTACGCAATTTTACTTATGGAGCTGCTTCCACATTGGATTTAAACATAACATATATAGTTCGACAAGGGGACAATTTGGAAAATACGCAAACCTTTCATAAAACATTGCAAAAAATACATTTGGGAAAATTGCCAATTATGACTAAATCAAGCATGTGTGTATTGAAGCAGTATAAATATATGAATGCGTCACAAATGGGAGAATGCAAATATGATACTGGTGGATATTTTATTATCAATGGTTCAGAAAAAGTAGTATTGGGGCAAGAAAGATCGGCTGAAAATCGTGTGCATTGCTTCAATATTTCTAAAAATGAACCCAAATATACATGGAAAGCAGAAATTAAATCTATCCCTGATTTTAAATGCATTTCGCCCAAACAAATCAGTATGATGATTAGTTCTAAAAATAATGGATTTGGATTTCCCATTTATATTCAAATACCACGCCTAAAACAACCCATTTCCCTATTTGCATTATTTCGTGCACTGAGTATTTTAGGAGACCCAGAATTATGCGATTTTATTATTCAGCCAGATATATTTAATGTAAGAGATTCAGAAGAATTAATTGAAGAATATAGTGAAATAAATGATTATGTGATTACATTTCTAGAAGAGGCAGATTGCACATTGTTATTATCTGTATTTACTGAAAAACAAATTCATAATTATTTATTAAATAAAGCAATAAGTGAGCACAAAAAGAAATCAATAGACCCATATTTATACAAATATTTTGATAAATTGCAACAACAAGCGCGTCGTCAAGTGCATTGCCAAGAAAAATTAAAAGATATTGACCGAAAAATAAGTGACAAGCATATTTGCGAATATATTGTAAATGATATTTCAAATGAAAAATACGCAAAAATACTCGGATGTTTAGAAGCATCCATTATTGAATCAAATAAATATATGACTGCAGTAGATGCATTTCAATATATTGTGAATAATGTAACCTATATTGCGGCTCCAAGTTATGATAGAGATATTGGAATACTGAAAAAGCGTCAATTTGCAATGGATGTGTTGAATAATGATTTATTTCCACATTGCAAAACGCTCATTCAAAAAACATACTTTTTGGGATACATGACGAATAAATTGTTGCAAGCGAGTTTGGGATGGATTGAAATGGATGATAGAGATTCTTATTTGAATAAGCGCATTGATTTAACTGGCACCTCGTTGAACAATTTATTTCGAAATTATTTTAACAAATTGGTCAAAGATATGGAAAAGCAAGTTGTCAGAGAAATCAAAAATGGCAGCTGGCGTTCCAAAGAAGATTTTATCAACATAATTAATTTAACAAATATTTACAAAATATTGAAATCCACTACATTAGAAAATGGAATTAAACGGGCGTTATCAACCGGCGATTTTGGCATTAAAAATACCAATTCGAATAAAGTGGGAGTTGCACAAGTGTTGAATCGTCTCAATTACATTGGTTCATTGAGCCATTTGCGACGCATATCAACTCCCACAGACAAAAGTGGAAAATTAGTGGCTCCACGTAAATTACACAATACATCTTGGGGATATTTGTGTGTGGCTGAAACTCCAGAAGGTGCATCTGTTGGAATTGTTAAAAATTTGGCATATATGACTCACATTACAATTCATTCCGAAAGCAATTCATTATACGAATACATATTGCCTAAAATACAATTATTAGAAAATATTACATTTGAAATGATTGATAAACATGTAAAAGTATTTATCAATGGGGCATGGGTGGGCATCACTGAGAATCCCATTACATTATATGCCCAATTAAAAGAAATGAAATTAAAAGGCATTATCAATATTTACACATCCATTGTATTTGATTATGGACGTCAAGAAATTCGTGTATGTAATGATAGTGGACGCCTGACACGCCCATTGTTACGTGTGAAAAATAAAAATATTCTATTGACCCGCTCTACAATTGAAAAACTTGGGAAAAAAGAAATTAGTTGGGATGATTTATTGACTGACAATGTATTTGGGGATGCAATTATTGAATATTTAGACCCAGAAGAACATAAATTTAGTTTAATTGCAACCAAACCGAGAGATTTAATTGAACAACCAAACGCACATTTTACCCATTGTGAAATTCACCCATCCACTATGTTTGGACTGGTTGCATCTTGCATTCCATTTCCAGACCATAATCAATCTCCGCGTAATACATATCAATGTGCGCAAGCAAAGCAAGCCATGGGAGTTTATGCAACAAATTATAATGAAAGATTGGATAAAACAGCCTATGTATTAACATATGCGAGTCGTCCATTGGTTGATACGAGAATTATGAATTTGCTTAAATTGAATGAAAACCCGGCGGGATGCAATATAAATGTAGCAATAATGACACATACCGGATATAATCAGGAAGATTCATTGCTTCTCAATAAAGGTTCTATTGATCGCGGATTATTGCAAATTACATATTTGCATACGGAAAAAGATGAAGACAAACAAAAAATAAATGGAGATGAAGAGACTCGTTGTCGTCCAGATCCAGTAAAAACAAAAGGAATGAAATTTGGCAATTACAATAAGGTCAATGCAAAGGGTCTCGTTCCAGAAAATACATTTATAGAAAATAGAGACATTGTAATTGCCAAAGTAACGCCAATACGTGAAAATAAGAATGATCACACCAAAGTAATCAAATTTAATGATGAAAGTCGTCAAGTAAAAGTGGTTGAAGAAACATTTATTGATAAAAATTATGTGGAAAGGAATGGGGATGGGTATAGTTTTGCAAAAGTGCGATTACGTGCATTAAGAAAGCCGGTTATAGGGGATAAATTCAGTTCCCGACATGGACAAAAGGGAACAGTCGGAAATATAATACCAGAAGAAGACATGCCTTATATGAGCAATGGAATGCGTCCGGATATAATTATCAATCCACATGCAATTCCATCACGTATGACGATCGGACAATTAAAAGAAACATTGCTCGGAAAAGTATTGGTGGAATTGGGGTTATTTGGAGATGGGACAAGTTTTGGGGATTTAAGTGTGGGTGAAATTTCACGAAAATTGCTGGAATTGGGTTATGAAGCTCATGGAAATGAATTGATGCATAATGGATTCACTGGCGAGCAAATTGAATGCAGTGTATTTATCGGACCAGTATTTTATCAACGATTAAAACATATGGTGAATGACAAAGCACATAGTCGTTCGATTGGACCAATGGTGAATTTGACACGTCAGCCCGCAGAGGGGAGAAGTAGAGATGGGGGGTTAAGATTTGGTGAAATGGAACGAGATTGTACTATTTCACATGGAGCATCCAGATTTACACGTGGCAGAATTTATGATGCATCCGATAAATATGCCGTGCATGTATGCAATCAGTGTGGTTTGATTGCTGCGTTTAATGATAAAATGCAAATTCATAAATGTCGAACATGTGATAACAGGGTTAATTTTAGTTATGTGGAAATACCATATGCATGTAAATTGGCATTCCAAGAACTTATTTCAATGAATGTTGTGCCACGTTTAATTACAGATTCTCATAAATGATGAGTGGTCCTTTTGGTCCATTTATAATTTAGACCATGTATCTTGATTGAACGGGGAAACTAAAATAGTCGACAATTTATCTTTCCAGTATTGAACACGCGTTTCCATTGCTTGATCTTTTTTCGTCTTTGGATATATTGGTTTATTTGCCATCAACTCTTCTTCTTCCTCTGTCATGCGTGGTTTGTATCCATAACAATTGACTCCAAATTTTAATGCAGGATTTTCCATATATCCTCCATTGACTCCTGGGCGTCCACAATCATTCTCGTGTCCTTCTATTTTTTGCAATTCATCAAATGTTTTTTGCTGAGTAGGAAATAACGCCATTTGTCCTTCTGACCAGCCATAGTTGCACCATTCTGCACCTGAATTATAGCTGTCTTCTATTTCACTATATGTGGCTAATCGAGCTCCATATGCTTGACAAAGTGCTTTGGCATCTGGATATACATAGTCATTTCCAGGTACATTAAATACTTGTTTTTTCATGAATATTTGAGAATTTTTGGCGGCTTGGACGCGACTATTATCAACGACAATGTCTACCTCAGGTCTCTCCGTAAATATGTCCTTTAATTTAGCTACAATATCCACTCCGAAAAAATATTGCAATCCATTGATAACAACTAACACTGCAAAAAAAGCGACAAATAACACAGCAAATGGTTGTTCTGATGATTCTGATAACGAAATTGGTTCTGTGGAAATAGATGTTCCTAAATGGGCTGCAAGTGCAAAATAAATGACTATTATAATTGCAAATAAAATAATAATTTTAGGATTTGTTAGTATTGTATTTAATATATCAAATGAATTATTTGCAATGGAACCAAGACCTGTATTAATTGTAGTTGTAGTACTCATATTTTACCTAAATATTATTTTTGCCAATCTTTCGATAAAACAAACAATATGCTTTGGGAGTTACAATAGAACTCAAATCATTTATTGGTTCTACAATTGTGTCATTACAATGGAACCAATTTTGGGTTTCATTTTTAACAAAACAAGTATAATGTCCTCCCAAAGTGGAACCAGAATGATTGCAAACGCCAAATAATTGATACGATTGGGTTGATATTGTCCATTCATCTACTGGAAAATCCACGAATATTTGATTTTTTTTATGTTGTCCTTTATAACTGGGTAAAAATCGTTTCAATACAATGACAAACACTTTCGGAAAATTCCATATTTGGATGCGTTTGATTGCAGACATTTTTTTATTAACAGATTCGTCGTAAATTCCGTTTTCTCCATCCAGCATTTCTTTCTCCAAATATAAATTCAAACAATCGTTCAATGTGGGATTCTCTCGCAAAGGTATTGGCAAATGAAGGATAAAAAAAGATTCAGGAATGATTCGAATATTTGACTCCATTTGCAATTCAGATATTTGCATTCCATAAAAAATGTCAATGATTTCTGAATATTGATTTTCGTATAATTGTTTCATTGTTTCGAAACATTGTCGTGAAATGGAATCCGCTTTGCTCCTCACATTTCCCTCAATTTGCATATTTACTTTTCTGGACAATGCCTCATGAAAGCAATCGACAACAAACAGGATAAATTCCGACACGTCATTTTGATTGAATCCTTGAAATTGTCCATTTTTTTTGTGCAAAGAGACTTGATGCAGTGCTTGTAAAAAAGATGTTGGATTGATTGGATGATTGGAAGAATTCATTTGTCGGCGCAATTTATCCCACTCAACTAACAAATGAGAATCGTATGTATTGAGTAATTTGCGCATTTTTGATTCATCATTAAATACAATATTGAGTTCATATATTTGTGCGAAAATTTGAAGAACTGAATTCATATAACATGTGTTTCCAATATTCATGATTCCAATCATATTCTATTTATGTATGAAACAACATATTAAAATATTATTCCAACTATAATATTAAATGGATGAACTTGCCGCCCTTGTGCAATATTACGAAACCTTAGCAAAAACCTACGAATCGCAAGCAAGACACGTGGAAGAAAGCCGGCGTGCACTGCAGCAAACCATTCGAGTCATGGATTCCACCTATTTGCGTATTATGCGAATTGGACAACTCACAGAGCTTCAGGGAAATTTACGTGCACGCCAATTAATACAGAGCATTACAGAAGCTTCAGTGCCAGCTCCTCCAGTGACGCCTACATTGAGAACGACAAGTGCAATGACTACAAGTGCAATGACTACAAGTGCAATGACTACAAGTGCAATTCCATCAACGCCATCTCAAAATGAAATGACTCCCATTGTATCTAATTTATTTAATTCTTTATTTTCAAGCTTATTCAACACAAATGGCAATGCGAATGGCAATGACAATATCAATAATGACAATACCAACGAACAAATTATATCCAATGAATCCCGTATCATTCGATATGGGGATATTGAAAATCCAATTTCGGAGCAATGTCCCATATCATTGGAGCCTTTCAGTGAAAATGAATTAGTAACCCAATTGAACCATTGTGGGCATATATTTCGGAAAGAATTGTTTGACGCGTGGTTCCAAAATCACACACAATGTCCCGTTTGCAGATATAATGTTGTTGATAATTCTAGTAACAATGTCACTGAAAATATTAGAAATTCATTGGCAGATTTATTTGTACAACATGCAAATATGTTTATTGAACGCAGCCCACAAACAAATGTTGCAAATACTATTCGAATATCCATTGATGACAATAATATTGCAAATCAATTAATACAGCAATTGATGTCAAATGGAAGCCAAACATATGATTATGACCCAGAATCCGGTCAATTATATTTTGAAACTGAAGTTAATTTCAATATCAATGGACTATAAATCTATCTTCCCAATTCTAATTTTTTGTTTCCATTGAGCCTTATTTTCAAACCAATATAAGCGAAATTTGTACGTATTTGATTTGTGCAATTGATTTTCCGTGTCTTTGCATTTCCAAACCATGATTCGTTTCAAATCCGGTAAATAAATGCTATATTTCCCATTGGCTGCATCCGCCTCAACACAAATGCCATCATATATTTTGTTAAGCACATCTGAATTATTTGCACACAAATTTAATAAATCACATTCATGTTGTATTTTTTGGATTGATTTCATTTGTGTATTGATAAATGAAATCCGTTCACACCACTTATTCGCAAAATCCAAATTCGTTTGGATGCCCATTGTTTCCAACAAATAAATCATATTCACAACATCCACTAATCGTCGTATGGGAGATGTCAAATGAATATAAGAATCTAATTGCATTGATTCATGCTTCAATTGGTCTTGAAATTGGCAATATTCCGCTTTGAACACCATTTCATCCAAATATGGGATATGTACGGAAGATGCAGCGGACACACGAAATATTCCCCGTTGCCTCTCTTGGAGCATGATGGAGCCCATATAATTCATATATTTCATCCAATGGGCGACTATTTCATGACTATCTGCGTTCAATGGCGTAATTTTTTTTAGGGATATATAGTTGGGTTCAACTAACAAATCCGCGGATTCATATACATAATTATGAGATACACGGATGATGGCATTTTTCCATTCTATTTGCTGTATTTGATTGGATTCTTTGTGAATGTAAATGTCCAACGTAAAGGCAATTCTTCGACAATTCTTCTTCAATGAACAGAGATTATTGGATAATATGGCGGGAAGCATTGAATGTGTGTGATTTGGCAAGTAAATCGTGGATACGCGATCCGTTATAAAATCCCATAATCGGAAATAATCCAGCCACAACGGGACATTGGATATGTATATGCTGAGTAATAATGAAGATTCGTTTAATTCGCGAATACTAAATGCATCATCAAAATCTTGGCATCCCTCTGGGTCAATCGTAAATGCATGCCACATGGTTCGGTCTTCCATTGGTCCATATTGTCTTGCAATATCATTTAATGCACTTTCACTAATATTTTCACTCACACATTTTCGTGCCATTTTTTGCATACTGAAGTGCAATTGTTTGCAATGCATGCGATATTCATAATAATTGGATAGTTCATTTGCTGGACCAATTGTTTGCTCTAATACTGCATTTCCATTATCCATTGTGCGAATGAGAACATATTGATTTACAAATAATTTGGAAAACCCAATATGTTTCATTTCATACGGAATAAGATAAGAGGGCAAATTAATATCATCGGGAACATATCGGTATAACAATCTGCCTTCTTTTTTTTTATTTGATTTGAGACCTTTGCTTTCACGCCCATATGTTTTATTTCCTTCTAATATTAACACGCCCGGAATTATACTCATCTTTATCTATATGATGAGTGAAATTGTTTTTATATTATAACACAAACTTGATAATGCTTTGTTGAAACGGCAAATAAAATAACACATTCATCGATAAAAAATTGAAAATAATGCACTAAAGCAAATATAAATTATTATTGACTCTTCATTTGGAATCATTGACTAACATGAATTATTCAGATTGGATTGTTTCTTATCGAATTCCCGTGAAAATGAATGAATGTTTTGATAAAAATCAATACAAATTGAATTGGGAAAACCTTTCCGGAAATCCCAACGCCATTCACTTATTAGAACAAAATCCAAATAAAATCAATTGGGATTATCTTTCTCTAAATCCCAATGCCATTCACTTATTGGAACAAAACCCAGATAAAATTGATTGGGGTTGTCTTTCAAAAAATACAAATGCCATTCACCTGTTAGAAAAGAATTTAGATAAAATTCATTGGAAATGCCTTTCACAAAATCCCAATGCGATTCACCTGTTAGAACAAAAACCGCATAAAATCGATTGGGATTATCTTTCTCTAAATCCCAATGCCATTCACTTATTGGAACAAAACCCAGATAAAATTGATTGGGGTTGTCTTTCCCAAAATCCCAATGCAATTCCCTTATTAGAACAAAATCCGGATAAAATTTATTGGATATGTCTTTCATTCAATCCCAATGCAATTCCCTTATTAGAACAAAATCCAAATAAAATCTATTGGCATTATCTTTCTTATAATCCCAATGCAATTCACCTGTTGGAACAAAATCCAAATAAAATTAATTGGCATTATCTTTCTTATAATCCCAATGCAATTCACCTGTTAGAACAAAATCCAGATAAAATTTATTGGAATCAGCTTTCGGTAAATCCCGATGCCATTCACTTATTGGAACAAAATCCGGATAAAATATATTGGGATTATCTCTCATTGAATCCCAATTTATTAGAATTATTCACAACCATTGACTATCAAATGCTAAAAGAGCGAAACATGGTCTTTGCGGAAGAATTGGTAAAAATCGTGTTCCACCCATGTCGCATTGTGAAACAATCGGCTGCATTTGGATTGACTGAAATGGAATATTTGGAATTGCTGTGAATTGTTGCAAACAAACGTACTATTGTTTTTTATGCATCAACAAAGCTGAAGAAAATATGGTTTTTCAAAGTTTATTATTTTGCAGAACATTCAATGCAAAAAATAAAAAATGTAAAAATAAAGCTCTACCCAGGGCCAGGGGCTGGCTTTGTAGAGGTAAGAAAATAATTAGGATATTCACATTTGCGATTCAATTTTAACAATGAGAAAACTTCATCAAATCGCAATCAAAATCTGTCAACTCACTTATTCTTCTTTCAATATTTGTGAAATCTGTGTAATAATTTTTGAATACATGATATGGCGGGATATTATGTATTGAGTCAAATTCTTCACAAAACGATTCTTTAAAATTATAATATTCGGTCTCCCAATTTATATTCAGAGGCAATTGTGTTTTTGAAAAGTAAAATTGCAAATAATTTTTTATGGAAAGTTTTGCCTCACAAACTTCATAAAACATTGGCGGAACAGGTATTCCGCTGCGTTCCATTTTAATGATAATATTTGCGCGTGTTCTTTCATCACCCTCTCTTAACATCATTTCAGCAAACTCTCTTGAATTCATGCCGGAAACAAAATTTTTATATTCGTCTCGAAATTTATCTAAAACAATTTTATCTATTTTGTCAATAAATTCTCCAGTAAATTCTCTAGAATTTACTTTTATTTTCTCTGAATTATCAAAATATTTGTAATATACAATTCCATTTTCTACCCATATTTTCCCACGTCTTATATTTTGATTCATTGTTTTATTTATATGATATTTGAGCGTATGAAAATTATTTCAATTTTTAATTGAAATAATGATGTGAACAAATTGAATGTAAAATAAAAATAAAATGTAAACAAAGTTATTATTTCTTTTTTTCCAAAACGTCTTATTGCTCTTATTTTTTCGTCATCAATCAAAAATTGGTCCGGAAATTTTAAGAATGTCATTTTACATAATTTACGAGTTAAATGATTTTCTCGATGTGATTCACAATAATCATCAACGCGTTTTTGAAATGTCGATAAAGTAATTGGCAACACAAAATGATTTCTCAAGTTTGAATCGATAGACATAAATCGAGCATACGATAATCTGTCGTGTGGTTTCCAAACAAAATGACAATAATGTGTGTCATCATATATTTGTTTGTCAATTAATTGATTGTTTTTATAAATATAAGTGTTGCCCCGGAGTAACACTTGTCATTATAGAGGTTAACGCTATTTGTTGATGGCAAAAAAGGTGAACAACAACCTTTGAAATATCTCGGCGAACTAAATTCGGATCACTTAAAACCGCCGCAATTGAATAATAACAATAATGAATTAAAATGATCAAAAAATATATTTACAATAAATGTTGACAAAAACAAACGTAATGAAAAATGAATTAAATTCATATTAAAATTGCAAGGAGGGCTGTCGTGGATTTACTACCTATAATTGGGTAGATCCGCCTCTCGTCTTTTTATATACGCCTCCATTTCCCCCTCTTTTATTTTATTGGATTCATAGGTTTCTGGTGGAATATTCGACACCCCCACAGATTCATCCAAACTAACATAATTATGCATTTGTCTTGCCCCTCCATTTCCAATTGTAGCCAAATCGGAATCCAAAAAGCTGAATTGATCGGACACAATATTTCCCCCAAATCCACTAAATGCACCAAACTGATCTTGTGATTGGCTTTGCATTTGCTGTGGAACCATATTGTTTTGTGTGGCATGTGCCACTTGGCGGCTTATTTGAGGATTTAAATGCTTATATATTTCATCCCCATATATGATTTTACAATTGTCATTTAACAATAACAATGCTGGAACTTGTGTGATATTTGCGGGCATTGGGATTTCTTGTCCAGTGGGTAAGATAATGTATGTTTTATTATCTGATTTTTTCATGCGTTTATCAATACATATAAAATGCATTGAACCTTCAGTTTGATTTTTCGAAATGGTGCTCAATAATTTTTTCGATGGCTCACAAAAATTGCTATAATATAATATATAACTCATTAATTATATTATGGCGATTATTTTTCTTTTTGTTTTGAACGCCGTTAAAACTCAATCTCTTTCAGTTGATTTGTTACTTCTTCTGAGAGCGATTCAGGAAATTTGACATGAAATAAAATAATTAAATTTCCAGTTTGCGTCACTCCTTCACGGCTTAGTCCCATATTGGGAATTATTTTTTCATAATTGTCACATAATATGTTTCCGGATTTATTATTGATAGTATATATTTTTCCGGTCAAATACTTTAATTCAAATGAAAACCCACAAAGAGCTTCTTTTAATGTAATTGTTTTTTCATATATCAAATCAAGTCCGTGACGTTTAAATTCACTTTGATTGTCAATATGTATAAATATTTTCACATCTCCTTTACAATTTTCACTTGAAATATTTCCCTTTTCTTTTAATAAAATCATTTCTCCATTGTCAACTCCTTTTGGAATGCGAATATAAATCGTTTCATTTTCAGTTATTTTATTATTTCCTTCCATTATCCATCTTTCAATATCAATTGGCATTGTTAGTTCAGAAACAATTCTTTCCATTGGAATGGATATATGCTTAACGATAGGGGACGGAATGCCATATCCGTGATACATTGCACCAGACATTGCACCAGACATTGGAAAAACTCTCATTTTGATAGGTCCCATTTCTGCTGCAGTGCCACCCATATTAAAATCTTGAAAAACACCTGAAAATAATTGAGAGAATAAATTGTCTAACATTGGTTCTTTTTTTTGCATAAAATCATATTCATTTCGCTTATTAAAATCCCCTAATATTTCATATGCTTCTGATATTTTTTGAAATTTTTTGGTGCACTCAACATCATTTTTATTCTTATCTGGATGGTATATCATAGACAATCGCCGATATGCCTTTTTAATTTCTTCTTGAGATGATGTTTCTGGTATTTCTAATATATTGTAATATGTTTCATTCATTACATAGACTTTATATTTCCTTCCATAAATAATAACGAATTATCATTTAATAAATAATCTATACAAAATAATTATGCAAACATTGTTTTTGAAAAAATACCAGCCTGTATTATTTGGCGATTTTGAAATATCTTCTAAAAATCAAGGATTGATTCAAATTTTAGAAACATTATTGCATTTAAACAATTTAAATATATTGTTGATTGGAAATTCTGGTGTTGGTAAAACAACCTACATTCAAGCACTTCTCCGCGAATATTACGGAAATGTTCCTTTTCAAACAAATATATTGCACATTAATTCCTTAAAAGAACAAGGCATTCAATATCACCGAACAGAAGTTAAAACTTTTTGTCAAACACCATCTGCCATTCGCGGAAAAAAGAAAATACTCATATTAGATGATCTGGATAGTATGAATGACCAAATACAACAAATATTTCGTAATTATATCGATAATTATAGTCATAATGTGCATTTTATATCATCTTGCAGCAATTGCCAAAAAGTAGTTGAGTCTATTCAATCAAGACTGACAATATTGCATATTCAACCTTTATCATTTATAAATATGCAAAATATAATGAATAAAATAATATGCAATGAATCACTTTCCATCACAGAAGACGCAAAAATATTTATTCTACACATTTGCGGACATAACGTAAAATTGCTCATCAATTATTTGGAAAAATGTAAATTATTAAATCAATCCGTCGATTACACATTGGCAGCACATATATGCACAAATATACATTTTCAAGTTTTTGAAGAATATTTAATGCATATAAAAGAACAAAATATTACAATTGCAGTGCAACAAATGATTGATATATATGACCGAGGTTATTCTGTCATGGATATTTTAGATAGTTTTTTTCTTTTTGTAAAATCAACAGATATGATAAGTGAAAATGAAAAATACATCATTATTCCAATCATATGCAAATATATTGCCATTTTTCATAATATTCATGAAGATGAAATTGAATTGACTCTCTTTACAAATAATATTAGCGAAAAATTACTCAAAAAAGAATAAATCTTCTTCAATGACATCATCTTGCAAATATGATAGATCTGTGTCTTGAACAAATGCAGGCGCTGGCATTTTAAAATCAACCTCTGTTAACTCTTTTTTAGCATTGCACAAAGAATCTATTTCATCCACATCCACCCCACAATTCTTTTTGTCCTGTAAAATATAAACAATTGCTTCTAAATATATTGGTATTATATCTAAATAATGAATATTATTTATACCATCAATTAAAATATGCAATGTGCCATCCAATGAATTTACATTCATTTGTGTTTTAAATCCAGGATTTATATTAAATTTTGTTGCCCTTTTTTTATTTGTTCCAGTAATGCCAAGCTCCACTTGCAATTTCGCAATTGTTTCACGGGCAGTTTCCTCGCTCATATCTGAAAATTGCTGCACGAGTTCCACTACAATATCGTCCATTTTATATCCTTGATCAATCTTTTCAATAATAAATGCATCCAAGCTGTCACGTTTATTATAATTTCCAACCCGTTTGTATCGAAGAATAATATTTTTTTGATAATCTTTGGATTCAATTGTAAATAAACTGGACAAACAACCGATGATTTTTTTCACATTTATTTTATTAGTTATTTTATATATCATTTGATATGTGAGTTCACGTACTTCTACTTGTGTGGATTCCACAGAATCAAACGCAGGAATGTCCAATCCACTTTGTTCAAAATATGGCTGAATTTGAGCAATGATGGGATTTATTGCAGTTCTGGTGATATGAGTGATGTCTTCTAATTGTATTGGATTAGAAAGGGGAGACAATGGATAAACCATCATAATTCCATCTTCATAAAATTCGCAAATGATATCCAAATTGTATTCCATGTATTGAATAATAGTATAAATGGCAACACATTTGGATTTACCAATAGTTCGTATTAATTTAAATATCATGGATTTTTCTAAAAAGGGAATATTTTGTCCATCCGTTGTTAGTTGGGGTGCATACAATCGGTACATTTTATCTTGTCGTTGTTCCAAATTATATTTTAAAAATGGAATAGTAGGGGAGGCATGTATTAACTTAAATATTACTTCAATGGGAATGTTCATTTTGAATTCTGGATGAATGACCACTTTAAAAAATGGAATTCCGGTTTCTCTTTTATTTAGTATACATTTATTACTTTGTTTTTTATTTTCGTGAATCAGATGAAACATTTGAATATTTTGAAATAATTGGCGGGTATCTTTTGTTAACATGTCTTTTGTGGATTTCAATAGCGAACTTTTTTTTTCTTCAAGTGCATCCATGTCATCAATATTGTCACTATACAACAACGGAAAATAAATGCGTGAAGTAAAGCGAGATTTATATGAAAGTCCTAATACATCTTCTGCCAAACAAGCATATATTTCATTATTCAAAATAGGTCCATTTTCCAATAAAAGACGATTATTGATATTTAATATTTCATATTGAAATGTTTCTGGAATGGATTGGCGGGAAATGGCAAGAAATGGATTTACGACAAAGTCAAATGCGCCGTCATGTCCAAGGGGTTTGCTGATTTGAAACAATGTTTCTCCCAATCGAAGTTCCAATATATCTTCAAATGTATATTGTGTTTTTTCCTCCATTTCAAAATTTTTATTTGTAATATTAAGCACTGCTTGGTTCAATCGGTCTAATGTGAGTGGCATACGTCCATTAAATGTAATTGTATTGTAAAGGGCGGTTGGGTTTATTTTCACCCGGTCATATGTCACAAATAAATAGATTTCATCGATGGATACATTGCCACCCATTGCATCATGAAGTTTCAATTTGATGGTTCCAATATTGTCGTCCATGTGAATCATGGATTCGCCGTTGAATTCAAATGTTTGTCGAATGGTGTTTTCTTTGGATAATACATGAATTTTGTAGATATCAGACATATAATACTGCCTTGATATTTTTTAGGGAGAATACTTTATAAAGAATGCAACCCTTGGGTCAGCAAACCAAATTATATTCGATATTGCAACAAATATAATCAAATTCTTAGTGATAATTCATTGCAAGAATGCATCAATATGCATGATTCGGTGAAATCAATTTATCCAATATTTGCAGAAAAAACAATATAAAGATATTTCTAAATAATTATATATTTGCGATTCAGCATTTTTATTCTGTATTCACATGAGTCATCATATGTGTTCTGCAACATATTTTTGTTAATCCAAGTTCATCTAATACTTCTGCCTCGGGCGTTTTTTTACTAAAATTGGGCGTCAAATAAATAACTTCATCTACATGCATATTTTGTTCCATTTTTCTTTTGGCAACTTCTTGACAATAATATCTCCATTTGTCTGCAAGCACACTTCCACAAGTAAAACATTTTATTGGTATAATCATATACTATGGGCGTATGATTATTTTATATTGTTTCCAGATATTTTCAATTTTTTTAGATCAGCGTCTTCTCCTTCGTGTCTTTTTCCTATTACGACGACGGCGTCTGCCTCCAACGGAGGTTGTGGATGGTGTGTAGGAAGAATAGGACGAAGAAGAAGAGGAAAATGGATTCAATGATTCTATAGACTTTTTTGCTTCATCCATTCCAGAAGATAAAGTATCAGTTCCGGAAGAAAAGAAATCCATCATTCCACCTCCATATTTGCTTCTGTGTCTGCGATGTCTGGTTTTTGCCATATATTACAGAAAGATTATTATTATTGTCATTCAGTTCGGGCACTTCGGTTTTATGCACTTCGGTTAATAACCATTTTATGCAACTGCAATGCCGCCAATCCACCAGCAATTTGAGCTAATATGTAAGGAGCTAAATCAGAACGTGACAAACGTCCAGCTTGCATTAATGCAATACTTACTGCTGGATTAAACGCACCTCCACTAATAGACCCGCCTAATACTACGGCAACTGCCAATGCAGCACCAATGGCTAAATAATTGCCTGTAGCAAAAATGACAAACACTAAGAACAAAGTTCCTAAAAATTCCACTAAATATTTATTCATCATTATATATTATGCATATAAAATAAAAAAGAATGGGTGTGTCTACGCCAGCATACGTTCCAACATTTCATTCCCGTGCCAAAATAAATAACATCCCGTTTCCGCCGACTTGTTCTTCATCTGTTCTGTTACTCTCGGCGGATATATTTGAAGTTCTGCATCTGCCTTGATTTTTCCGTTGAATAATTCCAATTGATGATGGATTGCGATGATATTCCCATTTATTTCTTCTTCCACTTCTTCTGCTTCTACTGCTTCCACATCTTCGCTCACAAGTTCTCTATAAACAAGCGCGTCAAACACCTTTGAAACCAAATCCGTGAATCGGTCCACATTCGTTTGACCCAAATTGGGACGCACAGATTTGCTGAAGTGCTTTTTGTATTTGCCAGCCCAAATGGAAACCACCTTTTGAACTGACAAACGCTTTATGTCAGTTGTTTGTTGCACGTACAAATCAGGCACGGAAACAGATTTGTTGATGAGTTGAAACAAAGAAATATTTTCCCCTTCATCCAAATTAAAATGAATATTCAATAAAATTTGTTGCTCATAAAACCAATGAGCATCTCTGTTGCTCCCATATTCGGACTCTTCTTCTTCAATCAAATTCGCCGGTTTCCTATTATTTTTATAAATAAGTTTCAATGCCTCAAATCGATGAATGCCATCCATGATACACATTTTCTTATCCTTTGTGGAATAACTAACAACCAACAAAGAAGTCATTTTCTGTTTTTTTGTATACAGGCAATTGGCAATATCTCTAACTCGCTTTTTATTGGGGGGACGATTTTTTCCCCAGTTTTTGAATAAAGGTGAATCCAATAAATCCTTTACATTCACAGATACGTGATATAATATGTTACTGAATTGCACTAATTGTTGGCATTTCAACTGAGCCATAATTTGATTTATTTGGTGAGTATTTAAAATTTCCATGTTGTCCATTATGATTCATGTGGAAATGAATGAAGCCGATGTTTCAATTTTTTGTTCTCACTATATTTTCTATTGAAATACTATGGAAGCCAAAAGTATTATTTTATTTTTAGTCATATTTTTGTTAGTTCTCATTGTTCTTAATTATATAATGAAGGATGTAAATACATTGTCTTCTTTAACCTCTGCAAAAACAGCGCAAACCATTGAACCTGCAGATTTGGCGGGCGATTCAGGAAACACTGGCAATTTTACTTATTCCATTTGGTTCTTTATAGATGATTGGAATTATCGCTATGGAGAAGCAAAAGTTCTTTTTGGACGCATGTCCACCACACAAAATAAATCGCCATGTCCATCCGTGATTATCAATCCTCTCCAAAATAACATTGAAGTGTCTCTTTCCGTGTATCCCAGTGCAGAAGATTTGTCAGATGAAGCAGAAGAAATTGTGAGCGAAGTGGCATCCGTGGTTCACACGTGTCAGCTTGCAAATGTGCCCTTGCAAAAATGGTGTAATTTACTTGTGAGTGTCTATGGAAGAACAATGGACTTGTATTTGGACGGAAAAATGGTCAGAACATGTGTAATGCCTGGAACTGCCAAGATTGATGCGAATGCTCCCGTGTATATAACACCGAATGGTGGGTTTTCCGGATGGACAGCTCGGTTTCAATATTGGGCGGAATCATCCAATCCACAAAAGGCATGGGACGTGTATAAAGCGGGATATGGGGGAAGTTTATTGAGTTCCATCTTTGGAAAGTATACAGTCAAGTTGTCTTTGATGGAGGGAGATACGGAAAGCTCCAGTGTAGAATTGTAATTCGGCAAATACATAATATTCTTGAATTGTCTTTATATTGTTTTTACTTGAATAATATGGAGATAAAATTGAAATTGGCTCATCAAAAGAAACAAACAAGATAAAAACATGAATTATTCCGATTGGATTGCATCTGCATCTAACAGAATTCCGGTGAAAACAAATAAATTATTTGAACAAAATCCAAATCAAATTAATTGGCATTATCTTTCACGAAATCCCAATGCCATTCCCTTATTGGAACAAAACCAAAATAAAATAAATTGGGATTGGCTTTCATTGAATCCCAATGCAATTCATTTATTGGAACAAAATCCAGATAAAATTAATTGGAAGTGGCTTTCAGACAATCCCAATGCCATTCCCTTATTGGAACTGAACCCAGATAAAATAGATTGGGATTGGCTTTCAACAAATCCCAACGCCATTCCCTTATTGGAACAAAATCCAGATAAAATAAATTGGAATTTTCTTTCACGAAATCCGAATGCCATTCCCTTATTGGAACAAAATCCAGATAAAATTGATTGGTTTTGGTTTTCAGAAAATCCCAACGCCATTCACCTGTTAGAACAAAATCCAGATAAAATTAATTGGATAAATCTTTCATTGAATCCCAATGCAATTCATTTATTGGAACAAAATCCAGATAAAATTTATTGGAATCATCTTTCATTGAATCCCAATGCGATTCATTTATTAGAACTGAATCAAAATAAAATTGATTGGACATGGCTTTCCATAAATCCCAATGCCATTCATTTATTAGAACAAAATGCAAACAAAATAGATTGGGGGTGGCTTTCCGAAAATCCCAATTTATTACAACTTTTGACCACTATTGACTATGCAATTCTAAAAGAGAAAAATAAGGTCTTTGCAGAAGAATTAGCGATGGTCGTTTTTCACCCTTGTCGCATTATAAAACAATCGGCTGCATTTGGAATGTCTGAAATGGAGTATTTGGAATTGCTATGATTATTTGCATTGTTTTTTCTTTGAAGATTGAGGGTAAAATTGAAATTGGCTCATCAAAAGAAATAAACAATATAAAACATGAATTATTCAGATTGGATTGTATCTCATAGAATTCCAGTGAAAACAAATAAATTGTTTGAACAAAATCTAGATAAATTGAATTGGGAATACCTTTCATTCAATCCCAATGCCATTTCCTTATTGGAACAAAACCAAGATAAAATCGATTGGACTTGGCTTTCAATTAATCCCAATGCAATTCACCTGTTAGAACAAAACCCAGATAAAATTGATTGGATTGAGCTTTCATTGAATCCCAACGCTATTCCCTTATTAGAACAGAATCCAGATAAAATAGATTGGTGTGGTCTTTCACGAAATCCCAATGCCATTCACCTATTACAACAAAACCCAGATAAAATTCGTTGGTTTTGGCTTTCATGCAATCCGAATTTCTTAGAACTCTGCACCACCATTGACTATGCTATTCTAAAAGAGAAAAACATGGACTTAGCGGAAGAATTAGCAATGGTCGTTTTTCATCCGTGTCGCATTGTGAAACAATCGGCTGCATTTGGATTGACGGAAATGGAATATTTGGAAATGTTGTAAAATATTGTAAACAAACGTTCATTGTTTTTTTCAATCAATTGCAATTGTAATATATTTGATTAAGAAAAATTGAATTAAAATGAAGCGAATGATATTGAAACAAAATAATATGAATTATTCAGATTGGATTGTTGCTCATAAAATTCCCGTGAAAACAAATAAATTGTTTGAACAAAATAAACATAAACATAAATTCTATTGGGATTGTCTTTCAAAAAATCCCAATGCCATTCCTTTATTGGAACAAAATCAAGATAAAATGCGTTGGGGTTGTCTCTCAGGGAATCCCAATGCAATTCACCTGTTGGAACAAAATTTAGATAAAATAGATTGGGATTGGCTTTCAGCAAATCCCAATGCCATTCATTTACTGGAACAGAATCCAGATAAAATTAATTGGGTTTGGCTTTCAGCAAATCCCAATGCCATTTCCTTATTAGAACAAAACCCAGATAAAATCAATTGGATTTGGCTTTCTGGAAATCCCAATGCCATTCACCTATTGGAACAAAATCCAGATAAAATATATTGGGATTGGCTTTCTGAAAATCCCAATGCCATTCACTTATTAAAACAAAATCCAGATAAAATCAATTGGGATTGGCTTTCAAAGAATCCCAACGCCATTCCCTTATTAGAACAAAACCCAGATAAAATTGATTGGATAAATCTTTCAGGAAATCCCAATGCCATTCCATTGTTGGAACAAAATCCAGATAAAATTAATTGGCAGTTTCTTTCCAAAAATCCCAATGCCATTCATTTATTGAAACAAAATCCAAATAAAATTCATTCGGTGTGTCTTCCACAAAATATCAACATATTAGAACTTTTTACCACCATTGATTATTCATTGTTGAAAGAGAAAAACAAAGTCTTTGCGGAAGAATTGGCAAAGGTCGTATTCCACCCTTGTCGGATTGTGAACCAATCGGCTGCATTTGGATTGTCTGAAATAGAATATTTGGAATTGCTGTGAATTGTTGCAAATGTACATTTTATATTCCAAAATTGAATTTGCATTGTTTTTTCTTGAAGATCAGGATAAAATTGAAAATGATTGCGACATAATGACAAAATTTGAGGAAATTGCGGAACAAAATGGATTCAATTTGTGTGAATTGGTCCAAAATGCGAATGAAATATTGCAAATGGAAACAAGACAAAATAAAATATTGTTAGGATATTCAAGTCATGTAACTAAAAAAATAAAAATAAAACATATTGTAAAAGCATTCACCAATATGTATCCAGACAAATTACATTTGCTCGATATTTGGAACAATAATCCACATTTGCATAACGTAAGTGTAAGTGAAAGTGTGAACAAAACAATGTATAATATTGATGACATTCAGCAATATGTGAGACATCTTCAACATGATTCAAATGGGTGTGAAATTATGGCGTGCATATTTTTGCATACAATTATTCACCAATCATTTCCCGCTATTCTCGCAAATCCAATTCCAATGACATTGACGCAAAAAAAACAGAAAAATGAATTGGCGAAATTAATTTGATTCATTTTATATTTAATATTTAATTTCCCCCATTGCAAAAAGTTGGCGCAACAATTATTCATTGGTGCTCTGATTTTTTGTTTGCAAAAATAAAATTGAAATTTTTTTATCACATTTACCAAATGCATTAAAATCATATTTAAGAAAGTAAAATGGAATGCGAATTTGAACAAGTTGTGGAAGAGGAACAAGATCAGGAACAGGAACATGAGGAAGAACTATGCGTTGCCTATCTCGCCATTGATTATGTGCTGAAGCATCCACCGCTTTGGAAGGACAATTATAGAAAAATAAAAAATGTTCGAAGCTGGAATTATGAAAATCATTGGAATCAATTGTTATGGAATTCATTCATTGTTTGTGAAGAAAATTCAGATATCATTGACGTGATTATCATAGGATTAAAATATATACGCAATCAAGTCAATGACGACAATTTGTTTTACAAAGTTTGCAATGATTTGCATGTGAAGCATTTGGAGGAGGATGAAGAAGAAGAAGAAGAAGTGGAAGTGGAAGACGAAGAATATATCTAATTCTTCCCATCATCATGATATAAAAAATAACGCAAGCAAGGAATGTGTTATTTTTTATTGCTGCAAGTTTCTCATATTAATTTATATTTCCATAATAATGAGTTCCACTTCTGTCCATTCCATTCAAGATTTTGTTCCTCCCCAAACGTTCAAACCCTCCAGTTATTCTTTTAAAGATACTGCCAGTTCCAATTGGATCATCATCATTTTATTGCTTGCCTTGTTTGGCTTCAATATTTTCTATTATTTAGCAAAGGGAACGGAGGAAACTGCCGGCATTATAGAAGCCATTTTTGGTCCCATTTTGCGTTTTTTCGGATATAGTGCATTAAATACCACCAAACAAACGATTGAAACAACCGCCACTGGAACAAAAGCGGGCGTGGATGTTGTCGCTGGGGCAAGCACTGGGGTGATAGATACAGCATTGGAAACGCAAACGGAAACGCAAGTAGCAGGGCAAACGCAAGTGGCACAAACGCAAGTAGCTCAAACGCAAGTGCAACCTTACATGAAAGCCAAAGTGGCTGCCAATAAAATGCAAACTGGCGAAAATATTGACCAATGGCAAAAAGATTCGCTCTCCAAAGCACTCAATGATGCCAAGCAAAGCTATGATACACCTCTTCCGGACGATTCCAGAAGCTCCATTCAAACCACAGGCAAATCTGGATGGTGTTATATTGGACAAGATCAAGGAATACGCACCTGCAGTGAAATTGGAGTCAATGATACATGCATGAGTGGTGATGTGTTTCCCACACAGGCCGTTTGCATGAATCCAAATTTGAGGGCTTAGTTAGACGCTATATTAAAAATTCAAACTCAACATGATCATACAAAATATTGTACTTAAATTTACCAATGCCCCGAAAATACTTCGGAATCATTGGCGGTTCGCATCCATGGCATTTCTCATATTCCTTCAAATATAATTTATAAGACATCCCACAATAACGTCCATTGTCGATGGTTTTCAAAAATTCTTGAACCAAATCCTTATTTAATTCTCGTACAACAAATTTGTCATATTTTTTAATTATTACACGCTGAATGCCATTCGAGACCAGCCCATTGTATCCATCCAAATCAAACATTTTCCAAAACTCAGATTCTGGTGGAGGCATTGGAACCAACGCATGTTCACTCCTATTGTTGATTATACTTATCAAAGTGACCATTTTAAATATTTATTTGGAAATTGCATTTCAAAATAAAATATTTTCAATTTTTATTTTATTCACATTAATGTCTATAACGCCGGAATAAAATGTTAATAATTATTTATGTTATTTTTGCTGCATTTATGGTGCAATAATGATTAACCAATGAATCTTAGTGTTGCCCCGGAGTAACACTTTGTTAACAAATTAAAGAATTGTTCATATAATAATATATAATTACTATATGAATATACATTTATTGGCATCATTTATACATTTTTCGTTGGCATATATTATATTTACAACTGCATTAATCACAACTAACATTCATATACTTGTGATTATATTAATTATATTATCAGCAATAAAATTTAGCTATTATTATTTTGGACGTTGCATTCTTACATTGATGGAAGATAATAATTATTATGCTTCAATGGCAACATTATTCTCGAATTCTCTTACGAAAGGTGTAAACGATAAAATTGGAGAAGAAATAATAATTAACATTGGACTGCTCATGACTTTAAATAAACTTCTATTTTTATTTTTTATTGAATATTATAAATATTTTGCCAAATTATTACACCTTTTAACATTTCAAACGCCTAATATTTTTTAATTAAAATAACTTAATGTCTCTAACGCCGGAATAAAATGTCAATAATTATTTATGTTATTTTTGCTGCATTTGTGGTGCAAAAATAATTAACCAATAAATCTTAGTGTTGCTCCGGAGTAACACTTGGCGTTATAGAGGTTAAAGACAACCCAATATTGTATGTTAAGTAATAATGATAATAAATGGGGTTACTTCCAATCTTTTTAAGATTGTTTAGCAGTGTTTCGTGAGACCCAAAGTCAAACAAAGCGTGACACAATTGCTACTCATTTCGTCCTTCACCAGTTTCACTGGGTTAAGTTGGACCATCGTAAGGTGAAACTCCTTACTATTGATTTTACATTTTTAACTGTTAAGTAAAGTGCCGAATAATAGAATCCCAAAAATAAGTGATTATGTGGCTTATTGAAAATCGGCGTTTGAAATGTTAAAAGGTGTAAAAATGAATTTTATAATATAAATAATATATAAAATGAATATATTTTATAAAGAAAAATTGCCGATTTTGTTTTATAACCAACTAATACCAAATTCTATTGTATTGATACTTGCCATTTATTTAACTATGAATAAATATTCTCCATTACATGCGGCATTATCTATTGGCATATTATTTTTTTATTCATATTTTATTCACATGTTATTCCATTTACTTCCAAGTGTTATAAATGTGCATATGATATTTCATCATATAAAAACGGATAATGTGGTAAAAAAATATATAAATCTATTCATTGAAACATTTGTTAATATTGGATTTTTTATTATATTTTATTTGTTACAAAAATTGCTCCATTTTGAGTATGTTCCGACAATTTTAATTCTATTTTATGGATTATTATATACATCTGTTCACATAATTAACTATTCTATATTTCATACATCTGAAAAACATGTGACACATCATATTACAAGTGATAAACCATCGTCAGCTAAAAATTATGGTCCAGATTTCATAGACCATGTTTTCGGAACAAACAGCGACGAAGAATTTAAAAATTACAATCATATTTTGCCCAATATTCTAATTTCATTTATAATTACATACCATATTTATGAGTATTCAAATAAATTGTAATTTATAGAAACACGATTTATATCACAATAAACCCATTTTTATGTTTTCCGTTCTTCTCTTTTTTGCCCTGATACGCCATCAAGCTAGCAATCATAACAAACAGCAGCACAAATGGCAATAATACCAAGAACCATGCAATTCCGGTGTGCCCATCATTGCACATCAGGTTCAAAATCCAAGTCCAAAATAAAATATAACCAAGCTTCATTGCAAATATTGCAATACAACTTGGAACGCGGCATGAATACATGCCCAAATGATATCTGTCTCTGTTTCCAATATTTTGAATGCCTGCAGCAACCATACCAATCATGGAAATTAAAAAATAGACGTAAGACGGCGTGCAAAGTTGGCTCAATTTATTTGGAAATGCCATTGATATAATTAAATAAGAAAATAATTTATTTCCATGTTGTAGTCAATTGATCTTTATATGCCAATGGATTGGCTGGAGCTGGATATCCTCGAATCGCATTGGATGCAGATTGAATATTGTATTTTATTTCATCCAATAATCCAGCACCTTGCTGCAAAAAACCATTATTTTCACCCATTTGCAACGCGGGATCCTTCCATGGCTCATAATTGCCATTTCCTCCACGGCTTTTTTTCATGCATTTTGAGCAGTGTCCACGACAACGACATTTTTTATACACTCTTCGTCGTTTACTAGTCCTATTTCTGTTTTGCCTGCGTTTCGTTCTCATTATATAAATTGAGATATTTTATATATTTCCCATTTGGTGCTTTAGAAAATTTTTCAATTCATTTTTCATATTTACATTTGCAGTTGCAGTAATGGCACTTTCATCGTCATCTGTCGGAAGCAAATCTATTCTAGTTGTGCCCAGTGTTTCTGTTTTATTTGCAATATTATAAATTTCCTGATATTTTTGTTGAGGAGTATAGACCATATCCATCATTTTTGGAACAGTTAATGTTGATTTTAAATACAAAAACAAATGGTGAACTAAAAATATAAATATAAAAGACAATATCGATACTTTTAATACCAATCCAAGCATTTAATAATACAGAATAAAACAATCAACCAATTAGAACACACTTATTTTGTTTTCCTATAATATAATATGTCTGGAACAAATTTTACTACTGGAAAGTTAGGCAGTTTGTCTCAATTTGTCATTGGCATGGGCATTCCCTTAAAATCATCCCCTGGAGAAGGATTTCGAGGGAGAATGCCAGCTCCCATCATTGGACACAATAATAATAACGAATTTGCACAAACACGTTTTATTCTTCGCGATTCATGGAATACAACCAGCCATTCAGGCAGTTCCAACAGAAAACGCATTGTCACTCCATTTCGTGCTGTATTTAATGCCGGCGATTTATTGTGCCGCGACAATTATTCATGCGGAGGCACTTGTCAGTCCTATCAAAGTCGACCCGGGTTAAAGGGATTATCCGCCCGTTTTGGAAGCAATACAAACAAATGCATGCCTTCTGTTGTTTGGAGCGAGTCTCAGCTTGACCCATCTGTACCTGCATCCGCGTGTAATGGGAAATTTGTATATGATGCATCTGATTATATTCGATTCAAAAAAAATCAAGCGTTGAATAAAAATTACAACGATCGTTCCTTTGGGGGAAATGAGTCGTTTGCTACTCAGTCGGTTGTGAGACGTGTAAGGAGCTAAGCTAATACAATTTTTTATCTTATTTTTATGTATGATTGACTTAATCGACGCATTTCATTATTTGATTGGATGTTTGTTAGTTTTCATTTGTCTTTGGGCAATTATTCAAATCCATCATTATTTCACATATGATCCATTAGATGCATATCATACAACCATTGTCACCTCTTGAACCAAATGAGAATGTGGGTTGTCATTTTGATCCGCAAATGCTGGCGCATATGCATGCCATACTAACAATGCCAATATAATGGCTGACATAACTAACACTTTCACCACAAATTCGTTCATATATTTGGAATGGAATATAAAATGAATTCATCCAATATTACCAAACCTAAAATATTAAAAATATTGTTTGAAAATTGAAATATAATTATCACAAAAGAAATCAAAGAAAAAAACAAAGTATTTGCAGAAGAGTTGGCAATGCTCGTTTTCCACCCGCGTCGCATTGTAAAACAATCGGCTTCATATGGATTGTCGGAAATGGAGTATTTGGAATTGCTGTGAATATTGTGAAATATTTCAAATAAACGTACATCTATATTCCAAAATTGTCTTTATATTGTTTTTTATTTTATTATTAAAATTGAAATCTAATGCTTTCAGTACAAACATAATATTGTTAAATTAAATGAATTATTCCGATTGGATTGTTTTACACAAAATACCTGTAAAAACAAACGAATTATTTAAAAAACGTGAAAAATGTAAATATAATTTGAATTGGGGGTTTCTTTCGGAAAATCCCAATGCCATTCACTTATTGGAACAGAATCCGGATAAAATTGATTGGGATTGGCTTTCCAGTAATCCCAATGCCATTTCCTTATTGGAACAAAATCAAGATAAAATAAATTGGGGCTGTCTTTCGGAAAATCCCAATGCAATTCACCTGTTGGAACATAATCCAGATAAAATTAATTGGGATTGTCTTTCCAAAAATCCCAATGCCATTACCTTATTGGAACAAAATCCAGATAAAATCGATTGGGAATTTCTTTCATTGAATCCCAACGCGATTCACCTGTTAGAACAAAATCCGGATAAAATTCATTGGGTGTGTCTCTCATTGAATCCCAATGCCATTCACCTGTTGGAACAAAATCAAGATAAAATCGATTGGATGTATCTTTCAAGGAATCCCAATGCTATTCACCTATTACAACAAAATCCAGATAAAATAAATTGGTATATGCTTTCAATGAATCCCAATGCCATTCCCTTATTAGAACAAAATCTAGATAAAATAGATTGGTGGGGTCTTTCAGAAAATCCAAATGCAATTCACTTATTGGAACAAAACCCAGAAAAGATTGATTGGAAGCGGCTCTCTTTGAATCCAAATTTCTTAGAACTTTGCACCACCATTGATTATGCCGTTCTTAAAGAGCAAAACATGGTCTTTGCAGAAGAGTTGGTGCAGTTTGTTTTCCATCCGTGTCGCATTGTGAAACAATCGGCTTCATATGGATTGTCGGAAATAGAATATTTGGAATTGCTGTGAAATGTCGTGAAACATTACAAATAAACGTACACTCAATATTTTATAATTGACTTTATATTGTTTTTTATTTTAAATATTATTCATTAAAATTGAAATCTGATGCTTTCAATACAAACATAATATTATTCATAAAATGAATTATTCCGATTGGGTTGTTTCACACAAAATACCCGTGAAAACAAATGAATTATTTGAACAAAATCAAGACAAATTGAATTGGCATGGTCTTTCCGAAAATCCCAATGCGATACTTTTATTGGAACAAAATCTAGATAAATTGAATTGGCATGGTCTTTCTAAAAATCCCAATGCCATTCACCTGTTGGAACAAAATCTAAATAAATTGAATTGGCATGGTCTTTCGGGGAATCCCAATGCGATTCATTTATTAGAACAAAATCCAGATAAAATAGATTGGCTGAGTCTTTCTGAAAATCCCAATGCCATTCACTTATTGGTACTGAATCCGAATAAAATAGATTGGCAGGGTCTTTCAAGCAATTCCAATGCGATACATTTATTGGAACAAAATTTAGATAAAATAATTTGGTGGCAACTTTCGGCAAATCCCAATGCCATTCATTTATTGGAACAAACCCAAGATGAAGATAAAATTGATTGGTATACTCTTTCGGAAAATCCCAATGCGATACATTTATTGGAACAAAATTTAGATAAAATAATTTGGTGGCAACTTTCGGCAAATCCCAATGCAATTCACCTATTGGAACAAAATCAGAATAACATTTTTTGGGATTATCTTTCTTCAAATTCAAACGCAATTCACTTGTTAAAACAAAATCCAGATAAAATAGATTGGGATTTTCTTTCAGAAAATCCCAATGCCATTCCCATGTTAAAACAGAATCTAGATAAAATTAATTGGTTTATGCTTTCATGCAATCCCAATTTATTGGAGCTTTTGACTTCTATTGATTATGCCGTTCTAAAAGAGCGAAACAAGATTTTTGCGAAAGAGTTGGTGCAGTTTGTTTTCCACCCGTGTCGCATTGTGAAACAATCGGCTGCATTTGGATTAACGGAAATGGAGTATTTGGAATTAATATGAAATGTGGTGAAATATTACAAATAAACGTACATTCAATATTCTTGAATTGTATTTATATTGTTTTTTATTTTATTTTAATTTATTATTATTAAAAATTGAAATCTGATGCTTTCAATACTAACATAATATTATTAAATTAAATGAATTATTCCGATTGGATTGTTTTTCACAAAATACCCGTGAAAACAAATGAATTATTTGAAAAATATAAATATAATTTGAATTGGGAGTTTCTTTCAGACAATCCCAATGCCATTCCCATATTGGAACAAAATCCAGATAAAATTGATTGGTGGTGGCTTTCATTCAATTCCAATGCGATTCCCTTATTGGAACAAAACCTGGATAAAATCTATTGGCATATGCTTTCAGAAAATCCCAATGCCATTCACTTATTGGAACAAAACCCAGATAAAATATATTGGCGTTATTTTTCGAAAAATCCCAATGCCATTCCCTTATTGGAACAAAACCCAGATAAAATAGATTGGCGGTGGCTTTCAAGGAATCCCAATGCCATTCCCTTATTGGCACAAAATCCAGAGAAAATAAATTGGGGGTTTATTTCAACAAATCCCAATGCCATTCCCTTATTGGAACAAAATCCGGATAAAATTAATTGGTTTTGTCTTTCTGGAAATCCAAATGCCATTCACTTGTTAGAACAAAATGTAGATAAAATATATTGGGATAGGCTTTCTAGAAACCCCAATGCGATTCATTTATTAGAACAAAATTCGGATAAAATTGATTGGGCTTGTCTTGCTCAAAATCCCAACGCAATCTCCTTCTTGGAACAAAATCCGGATAAAATTAATTGGTCTTGGCTTTCATCGAATCCCAATGCCATTCCCATGTTGAAACAAAATCCAGATAAAATACGTTGGTCTGGGCTTTCATCCAATCCGAATTTCTTAGAACTCTGCACTACCATTGACTACCAAGTGCTGAAAGAGCGAAATATGGTCTTTGCAGAAGAGTTGGTGCAGTTTGTTTTTCATCCGTGCCGCATTGTAAAACAATCGGCTGCATTTGGATTGTCGGAAATGGAGTATTTGGAATTAATATGAAATGTCGTGAAATGTCTTACTAAACCTCAATAAATGGAACACGCTGGTCTTTAAATTCCACATATATTTCATTGATGGTTGTTATATCCAATGGATGGTCAAAATAGGTAAGACCCGCAACGGATCCACTGACACCCCCTTCACAACCAATAGTCAGCATATCATTTTTTACATAGGGAACCACACCAATCGCTGTTTTAACTAACACACCATTATAAAATACATCCATTGTTCCGCCATTCATATTGATGAGCACATGATTCCATTTTTGAAGCATCACACCGGAATGCTTGTAAATAATCCGATTTCCATCTGCGTCCGTTTCTGTTCCAAATGCCAGCAATTTGGCTCCTTCTATTTCATTGACCATATTTTGCGTTTGTTTTATATTCTCTTTATATTGTTTCAAGTGTTCTTTGTTCAAGTCAATTGATACTGGTTCATGTGAATCAGAATTCACATTTTTTGTGGTAATAAATAATGTATTCAATTCAGAACTATACCGGATTGCCGGATTGTCTCCGTAGGATAAAAGCGGCACCATTTTACTATATGCAGAACTTGTGCTGGGGGAAAAAGAATCTAAATAAAACCACATGGACATTGCAAATTGCCGGTCAAATACTTCCGTTTCGCTCAAAGATGGAAAGGAGGTGACATTGGTCAAATGATTGGTTGGAATGGGCTCTTCCACTAAAAGTTTTCCCAAATGTCCTTTTGGCAAGAATGAAAAAAATGAACCATCTCCACTGCCATATTTGCTGAAAATGGATTGCAAAAGGGAAACATCGCCTAATTTTTTGTATTGGATATTTTTCAAATACTTATTATACAACCACGGCAAAAATAAATACCCGCTCAGTAATAAAACACTGATTAAAAAGAATCCAATTTCACTGCGATTGAATGGCGCCTTTGCAAATTCAGACGCATTTTTATTCCCAGTTGTTCCAGTTGCAAAATGCAGTCCATACGTGAAAAGACATGGCACATAGAATACAATGTTGACCAATAAATTCCAAATGGGATTGCGGCTCATCCATTGGCTCAAGTTCAAGTATTTGTAAATGAACCCCAATACAACAAATAAGAGAGCCATGTTCAATAATATGGAAATGATGGAGGAAGAAGAAGAACCCTCGGATTCAAAATTAAAAATCCCAAACATTTTCAACGCCCCCCATATTAATAAACCGATCAATGCCAGCCCAACCAATGCAAAAAGCATTTTTTTCATAAATTCTTGAACTGGGTCTGCCCCTGGACTTATACCTGGCATTCCCAGAAAATGATTGTACATCCAAATAGTCATAAAAAGAAAGACTCCAATAAAAAGCGAAAAGAACATAACCGGCCCAAAATAGGTGGTCATGAACCCCCCTGGATTCCAAAAATACAATAACATCAAAAGAAAGGCAAAGGCGGCAAAAATGAGTGTGTATTTGGTTCGCATTTGCTCCACCATGCTTGACGCAGGCTCCGCATTTTTATGTTTAATCAATTTGGCAGCACCCGCTATAAATATAAAAAAGGCAATTGCAGTGAACATGGTTGCAGTGTTGTTTTCTGGAGGATTCTCTGAAAATATGCCTCCAATATAAAGCATCATAAAAAAAGTAAATATGCCAACTCCAATGGCAATGGCATCTTTCTTTTGTGACAATAATATTCCAATTAAGGCTAACATGGGACCGGTGAACATCATTTGATATCCCAAGTATTTGTTAAATATTTCTGGCATGGAAGTAAGTAAAATAATGCACATGATAAAAAAAACAGCTAAAATAGTAACCAATGTGGCATACATATACTAACAAATGAATAAAAGATTGGAAATTTACATATTTTCAAATGCGGTCTTTTGTCCGTGACACTCACGGCACAATGCTACTAAATTACCAACATCATTTCCACCTCCATTTTCAAGGCGTATTTTATGGTCAATTTCATATGTGTGCGTTAGTGTTTGCCCACATTGGGCACACTTCCAATTTTGCATGGACGCAATATATTTCTTTTTGGTTTCGCTGACAGCCCGTTTCTTTTTATTTCCTTGAGATGAGAGTGGTGTTGGCAATGCGCAATATTCTTGCATTTGTGGTTGAGGGTTGAAAAAACCACTTGATTTTGTCGACAAATCAAAGATGGGAGTGATCATATCCATGGACGATTTGTCAATGGGCATGTATTTGATTGCGTTATTTGTATAATAAAGAAGTTCACGCGTTTGTGATGGATTGCGTTTTACGAGCAAATAAAAACAAATGGCAAAAAAAGCAATGATTCCCATGCTGTAATATTTTTTATAAGATATCAACAATTTTCCATAATGTCCATCATAATACATATTTACTAAAATAAATGCAGTTATGCTAAAAAGCAAGAATTCAAATTTCATATATTGGTAGAAGATGATTTTTTGGTTGTTTTGTGTTTTCTTGCATGCGTTTTTTGTTTTTTATTTTTGCTTTGTTTTCTTTTCTTTCTTTTCCTTTCTCCACCCAAAAGCAACGGGGATATTGTGGCAAGTGCGGTAAATAGGGATTGAACAATCAGCATATTTTTTGTAATAGCATCCGAGTTGGATGCATTTTGAATAATTTTTTGTGGGTCTTCTCTTTTCTCAGGTTCAATACCAAGTTGATTTTGCACATTGGCCAACATCTGAACCAATTCTTCTTGAATATTTGTTAGTTGAGGAATGATTTCTTGAACGGATGACTGACCCAATTCATTTAATTTTTGAAGTATTTGGATATACGAATTGGTTGTAATAATTAAATTGACATGAAGGCTTTGGGCTAAATTTGTCAGGAGCGGTTTGTCAATGGTGATTTGAAGGGATGTTTTCGGAGGTTCTATAGCCTCCGCCTCCGCATTATTCTCATTAGGCTCCGTTGTATTTATAGCCTCCGCATTATTCGACATAAATTTTGTAGGCTCTATATCATTCCCTGTGGTCTCAGAATCATCCACACCATTTATTGTCTCCGCATTCAGTTGTCCACTCATTTTATATATAAATATAATATATTACTTGCAACAAACATAAATATTTGTATAATATATGAAAGGAACCGAACAGACAATTGCAATTGTTGTTAGTATAATAGGCGTTGCATTGGTTGGATTTTTAGGAATGTCCTTCAAAAGCACACCTATTGAGCAAGACTTGGCACAATATACAAATTTCCAACCTGAAAATAAACGGCAACCATCCACAAGTTCAGATGACACATTTTCAGATGAAGGACTTGACGATCATAGAATAGATAATGTTTATGATATTGATTTAAAAAAAGGAGGAAAGCGTAAAAAAAAGACTAAATCGAAGAATAAAAAATCGCGTAAAAGAAAAACAAAACGTAAAAATAACCAATAATAATAATAATATCCCTTATATAAATGTATTGGAAACGAATGATTAAAACAAGTAATGAACTAACAGACCCACCCTTCTGTTATGGATTTATAGTAAAAACAGAGCAATTATATCCATACAAATACAATGATTATTGGTATCTTCGTGTTGAAGATGATAAATGGTATAAAATACATAATGAAAAAATACACGGACATATTTGGCTGAAACCTTTAAATCATGCAAATTTTTTAGATTTAGATTTAGAACTTGAGGAAGAATTTCCACATAATTTTAATAACATGCTCATTTGGATTGATCCGTTATTTCATTTAATTAAAATGTATCCGGAAGCAAATTATTAACATTTACCTTATTTTAATATTTTTATTTTTTACATTGAATGTGAAGCAAAAATTAAAAACAGCTTTGTGATGTTAACCTCTATAACACCAAGTGTTACTCCGGAGCAACACTAATATTTATTGGTTAATTATTTTGCACCACAAATGCAGCAAAATAAATAATTATTAACATTTTATTCCGGCGTTAGAGACATTAAAAAAAGATGCGGTGTATTAATTAAATTAAATATGTATTGCTAATAAATCTCTAAGCTACTACACGAACAAAACGTTCATCTAAAGGATGTCTCATTTTATATTTCTTATATTTCTTGGACTGAAATGGCAAATCATCAAACGAACATATATGTCGCAATTCTTGATTCCAATATTTCTCTGCTTCTTCCGGCATAATTCGCTTTTTTTTGTCATACTTACTTTCATACATAATCATTGGTACATTTTTTAGTTGAATCAAATCTGCAATGTCTTCGTACATATCTTCAATATTTTTCCAATTGCGATGAAGTTTGTCATTTTCAAATAATTCCATTTTACTATCTTCTGGTCCAATGTCCAAAAAGAGAACATAATTAATTCCCAACCCTTTTTTTGCTTTTATTCTATGAATAACAACAATTGTATCAATTGGTTGTACAAGTTTAGTCATTTTGATGCGTTTAATGATAATAATATTTCATTAAAAAAATAATTCAATTTTTTATATTCATCACATATTCAAAACTCCTTCAGATAGTCATAATAAGCGGCATCAATTAATACGGCTAACAACATTGGAAATTGCCAAGTATTATAAAATCCAACATGTGTTTTTTGTCGCAACACAATTGTTTCAACAAATATTATTCCAGCTCCAATAGTTGCAACTAACAAAGAGATTAATACAATATATTGCAATGTAAAAATCTTTTGCAATGAAAAAATCTTTTTCATATCCATATATATGACCAAAGTGAAAAATCGTGCTATTATGTTAAATTCCAATTGTGGATGCTTGCCTCCCATTACAAATAAGCGTTTTTATACATGGAGACAATCTGAAAAACAACGTGTCTCGGCAAAATTAAATTCAGCAGTAACTTCTGGCGGAAAAGTTACATTCGGAAATAAAAATCGCATGGCAGTGTTAAATGCATTTGGCGGATGGGAAGGACAACCTGGTGGGTCTGTGCCTCCATTGAGAAATCAGTTTTAGTTATTTTCTCATATAAATATATTATGCAAACAATTGGGTCTCGTAGTCAAGTATGGCATGGAACAGCTAAACGAACATCAGGCGGATTAACCAAATCTGAATTAATTAAGGTAAGAGGACGTATTAAATCGCGTTCTAAACACTTGTCTGCTAAAAAAGAGCAACGTTTGAAAAAATACGGATATGGAAGTAAGAAAGGGCATTTTGGACCCGTTCGAATCGGAACAAAAAGGCGCAAGATGCGTGGAGGCGGAAGCTCCTTATTACCCCCATTGACTCCATCAGGCATTAACACCAATGCAATTCATGGAGAAGTCGTCGGAGATAAATTTACAGGAGTGGATGATTCTTATATGTTAAGTGGGGGAGGCAATTCTGCGTCCAATGCCGCCTCTGCGAATGGTTCCTTTATGTTGAGTGGCGGAAAGCATCGAAGGGGGCATAGAAGTCGGCGTCGTAGCATGCGACGAAGTTTCGGAATGGCTTAAATAAAAGATAAAATAATACAATATTTTCCGCTTATTTTGCAAGAGCAATATACTTCAGGAAATACAAAACACATTTATCCACAATAGACAAATATAATGCAATTGCATTATAAATAACAGCAATAAAAACAACACAACAAGAGGTATTTAACCTCTATAACGCCGGAATAAAATATCGATAATTCTTAATTTTTTATTTGCTGCATTTATGGTGTAAAAATAATTAAGCTACAAATCTCAGTGTTACCCCGGAGTAACACTTGGCGTTATAGAGGTCAATTAAATAAAATGATGTTGCATTTGACAATGTGTTGCACAAAGATTACACATGTTTCTCAATAATTACTTTTTTCGCCACATTGGTAATTATTTTATTGATATTACGTTTGCTCTCTTCTTCCGTCAACCCATTCATTGAATTGCTAACTATTTTCAAATATAAATCATTTTTTGCCGAATCGGCTCTGGTGCAATCTGGATAATGGTCTCGCCATTTATTGATTTGCTTCATATTTTCATTGGCAATGGTTCGAATGGTTTTTGTTAGTATGGGGCATCCGGGTTCTTCTTTGCACCACTCATTATTATCTTTGATGTACAATATTTCCCGTTTGAAATCGGAGCAATGCAATGGGCGCATATGTTGTTCCAGATCATTCAAATTTTTTACAATAATATTCGATATTCCTTCGATATATCCACATCGCCCCGTATTTTCTAAATCGTCCAGATTCACTTTGATGGAACTAACAAAATCTGTTATATTCATCGCATCTTTGCATGTTTCGTTTAAAAAAAGATTCAAATTAAATGTTTTATTTTGAATGTGGTTTGTAGTATGAATTACCTGATTATTATTTGTCGTTGATGAAGAAGACAAATTGATTATTTTATTATGCAGGTCGCCATTTTGTTTCAACAGGTGAAGCACAAGTGCATCTCGGTCTTTCATATTAATTCCCTGATACATATTTTCATCATCCTCATATTTACACCTCTTTTTGTGAGCACAAAGACTGGAAGAATGTTTGTATGATTTTCCGCAGTTGCAAATGAATGTGGCGTTTTTCGGCGTAAAATCGTTAGGATTTGTTAGGATTTTATGTTTACGTGTGGACAAATGCCGCATCCAATCACTTTTCTTGCTGCATTTAAATCTGCATTGTTCACAACCAAAAAAATCGGCGTTTTTGGCGTTTTTTTTGTTAGGATTCATTAGTAAAATTGCCTAACAAAAAAAACGCCGAAATATTTTTCAAAAAAAAGTTCAGTGTCCTTTTTTTTAACCGCCAAAATTAATTCACATCATTATGCTCTGAGTCACATTTTTGCATCCTTTTTTCAATAGCCTTGAAGCCTTTTTGAAAAATGGACAAAAATAAATGTCCAAAATTGAAAACCCTTTTTCCAAACCTATAAAAAAGAGGTGGAAGTCAAGGGGTTTGGACATTTTTGAACGCATTTGTTTCAACCCATGAATGCTGTCTGTTATTCTATTCGGAATCAAACGCGGAGACCATCGATTTCCAAAAACGAGCCATTATTTCCAAAAACGAGGCTGTCAACTGGCGGTTGCCGACGCAATATTTCCACACGCAACAGGTGTGGTATTTTTATTCGCAAAATTGAGAAAAACGGCGCGCCCGCGGAAGTCACAATGGAATTGCACTGGCGTTGCGATTGTTTTATTATTTATTTGCTGCATAAATGATTCCACTTCAAAGCAGGTGAATCGTTGTCCATCGGACGCTTCAATTGTTTCGGACAAGAAGCGAAAAGTTCTTCCTTCAAAGCTGAATGTATTTTCTGCATTCGATTCGTATGGAAAATCCCCTATTTTTTCAAACAAACTGCAAATGGACCATGTCCAATAATCATAGGGCACTTGATTGTCGTACATTTGCTCATATTTGCGGATGATGGAATGCAATTCGGGCGCACCTTTTTCACACGCAATAAAATGAGGATTGTAACAATAATTTGGTTTATTTGGACGATAATCAAACGAAAGACATGTTGCAAAATGAATGGATTCATCTATGAATGTAGACAGCGGGACTATCGGTTTTATGTCCGCGTCTGCATAAATTCCACCACAAACAAATAATACACATGCACGGAAAAAATCACATTTAATGGGTCCGTCTTTTAAATAATGGAAAATATCCACATATTTTTGCCCAAAAAAATGCTGAAGTAAACGAATGCAATGCTCATCTCCATAGAGAATAATGCGATATTCCGGGTTCAGCAACTGCCATTGGCACTTCACTTGCCATAAATGGTCGTCAATACATTTATCCGTTATATGAATAATTTGAGGAATCATATATATCAACTAAATTAGAATATAATTATGGATGCGGTCTGCAAATTTTATGCCTGTATTATATGAAACAAATATGTGACAAAAAAATGTCTTTCAATGAATGTGAATTAGCCATATTAAGAGCAGCAGTAGATAAAGCGGAGCAAAAACAGGGGCGTGAAGTGGTCAATTCACCCGAAGTCAAACGCATTATCAATATTGTCGCTCAATTTCTACGTAGAAAACAACTCATTTGTTACGGGGGAACTGCTATCAACAATATTTTGCCAAAACGAGACCAATTTTATAATAAAGATGTGGAAATACCCGATTACGATTTTTATAGTTTCAATGCATTGAATGACGCAAAAGAATTGGCAGACATTTATATCCAAAATGGATTTGAAGAAGTGGAGGCAAAATCGGGGCAACACCACGGAACATATAAAGTGTTTGTCAATTTCATTCCAGTGGCGGACATTACATTCATTGCAAAAGATTTATTCCAATCCATCAAACGGGAGGCAATCAAAGTCAACGGAATTCTTTATTCTCCACCTAATTTGCTAAGGATGAATATGTTTTTGGAATTGTCACGCCCAGCAGGAGATACAAGTCGATGGGAAAAAGTATTAAAACGACTCACATTATTAAATAAAAATTATCCATTGACTGGAAAGGATTGCAACCGCGTGCAATTTCAACGAAATATGGCAAATGACGAACAATCTAATGCCATTTATGACAAAGTTCAACAAACATTAATAGATCAGGGAGTCGTTTTTTTTGGCGGATATGCATTGTCCCTTTATTCACGTCATATGCCATTTCATTTAAGAAAAAAATTACAAAAAATACCTGATTTTGATGTACTATCAGAAGAACCATCTATGACGGCACAAATCGTGCAAGAGCAATTGCAAGAAATTGGAATCAAACATGTGAAAATAGTGGAGCGTCCTGGCATTGGAGAAATTATTGCTCCCCATTATGAAATTAAAGTGGGACAAGATACAATTGCATTTATTTATGAACCATTGGCATGTCACAGCTACAATATACTTCACGAGGGAAATAATGCGATAAAAATAGCAACTATTGATACAATGTTGAGTTTTTGGTTGGCGTTTTTATTTGTGGATCGTCCTTATTATGATAAGGATCGAATATTGTGTATGTCCAATTATTTATTCAATGTTCAAGAAAAAAATCGATTGGAACAACGTGGGTTACTCAAGAGATTTAGTGTAAATTGTATGGGAAAACAACAGACATTGGAAGATATGCGAGCGGAAAAAGCGGCGAAATATGTTGAATTAAAAGATAAACAAGATACTCCTGAATATGAAGAATGGTTTTTAAGATATCGCCCATCGGAAATGGGAAAGGAACCGGAACTAAAACCGGAACCGACGAAAATGAAAAAAAACAAACATAAAACTATGAAAAATAAAAAAATGAAAAAAAAGACTAGAAAAAGAAGCAAAAAAGGATTTTTCTTTCAATTATGATTATTTCTCTTCCAATCCAATGCAATCAAAATAGTCAATTTTATTCACACAACCACATAAAAGATTCTAAGCAATATATGAATACATGCCTCATGCATTTATATTATCCATTCATCGATCTACCCATTTTGTGTTTTTTACCAATGTCGAACGATTACTAAATGAAATAAATGTGAAATTTTATCATCCCTTTTTATTTGATTTGAATTATTACGAGACCAATAAACTGAAAAAAGAAACAGGCGGGTTTCAATTTCAAACAAATCGGTTTGAAATTTATGAATTTGAGTACACCGAACTATTATTGCTATCCTTTGATTGCACAACAAGACAAATGAGATTGACAACAGAAGAACAATTTAAATCCTTGATAGAATTATATGTGCAGCAAATGGTTTCCCATTTCTTTGCTAATTATTTATCGGAAAAAAAACTATTGAATCATGAAATACATATTTATTCTATCAAGAATTCTCATTGTGACTCTTTTCAAGTCGAACAATTGATATATTTGCATAATATTCGATTTTCTTGAATTACTCATTTTTCATATGTTAGTTCATTTCATTTATGGCATTACATACGTCATCTTTTATGTCATTCCATTTATCTTTCATCATTTTTATTTGTTTCCAAATTACATTATTAGATGGAGTGGCATTAACCCACCTTTTGTAATTTACCTGATAAACCCATACTTCCCAAGGGGAATTTCCCATATTATAATTTCGATAATTATAATTATTGAAAAAGTCTACCACATCTGATTCTTCTTGAAAGAATTCAATTGATTTATGTTTCAACATATACATAACTGCGTGAGTAATAAAATGCGAGTTTGCATTTTCTGCTTCAATAACACCAAATTCTTTGTGAATCGAGGGTTGGTTGTAGCATGGACACGCACTTAAAATAACATATGGTTCATCTGGAAAATGATGACAATTAAAAGTAAAACCTTCATCCATTTATTGCTTTGCTATTGATTGAAGTAATGTGTTACAAGTATTGCATTTCAATTTTTATTCAAGAAATATCTTTTATATCCATTTTATTTTCAATTGGAGTTGCAATGGCAATCGGAACAAAAGATTGAATTACTGGAGGAGCACTTGCTTCAATACAATAAATTTTATTATTAGATATTGCATCCCAATTTGTGTTATTTATTATGTCAATTAGTTTATCTACGTCATTCATTTGTTTGATATTTTTTATATATTCATAACGTTCAATCAATTGTTTTCCATCTTGTTTGGATATTACATATTTTTCACTCATGATTGGTGTTATTTTTGACAATTTTGATTCCTGTGGTCCTTTGTCTCCAGTTGGTGGTCCTTTTCTTTACTGCATTTTATCCCCATAAATATTTGTAATTCAAAATATCTTTATATTATATTCATATTTATTGTAAATTGAATGTTACATCATAAATATTCGGCAATATAAAGTGTAAATATATAACACAATATGCCCAATACTATTGACAAAATTCCCATTGGCAATATTGTTTTATTTTTATATCCAACGCCGAATTCACGCAAAGTTCCTTTTTTTGTATATAAAAAGGCAGGTTTGAGCCATTGCAACATTCCAAAAATGAATAAAAATAAACAAATTGAAACTGATATTTTATTTTTTCTTGCATAAGTATCGAACATATATAATTCAACACATTTTTTAATCAATCATCATTCCCAAATTCCGCATAATCATTATCATCATTGTCCCAATTATCTTCATCGTCACTTACGTCATTATCTGCTTTCTTTTTGATTACATTATCTTCCTCAATAAATGCTTCTTCACGGCGCTCATATTCATCCTCATCAATTATAAAATCATCCATTTGACTTCCATTTTTATTTCGCAATCGAGCTACATTTTCCGCAATTTGTTTGTCATGTTGATAATGCTCATCATTGTATCCTCGGATGTCATCAAACATTCCATAAAATTCTAATTTATTGAATTTCATAATATTATCTACCTCACGTTGTTCATCACTCATATCCTTTAATTTATCCGTAAAATCATATTTTTCGGTTTCTTTCAATTGAAATATTTCATTGGCAATATCATTATATGACATTTTGGCAGTTTTTTTGCATTTTATTATAATATTTAAATATTCAATGAGCAATCGCATTGTTTCTTTGTTAAGAGTCATTTTGTGTCCATTTGTTAGTTCCGAGTCCAACATTCCGTCGGTTGTCAACTCTTCCCTTACAATCATTTGTGGTTCATTTGATAAATCAATGTAATCATTCAATACTCGCAATACATAATATTCATATAACCAATATGTTATTTTGTGGTCGATTATGTTTTTATTTTTGCGTTTAATTCCGGTTGTTAACCCAGTTGCTTTGGATAATGTGTATATTTCCTTACTTCTGATTTGAATATTTTGCAATAATTTACGGAGAGTTGAATTGCCGATGAATTTCTCCAATGGCTTATAATATTGGTCATTTTTCTCTTTTAAACTATTATAATGCATTTTCGAAACATCCCATTGTCTCACCAATGAACTAGTTTTATCCATATTATGTTCTTGTGAATTTAAAATAATGAGAGGAAATGTGACAACCATTATTTCCACTATATTTTTCATAAAATAAACATAATTATCCAGTGAATCATCCGATATTCGTATATTTGCATTTCGTGCTATATCTTCCGGAGAGTGCCATGAGCCCAATGTGTCTAAAAATTGTTTCACAGAATCCTTTTTGGAAATAAATGAAAGTATTGTATCACGCATGGCACTATTTTGTGTTTGTAAATAATTTTTGAATGCTTTGATTTCCTTGCTGTCTTCCTCCTCATTCAACGGAACATCATTTTGATTTAATAAATGGTCCAAGTGACCGGACAATGTTTTCGCATTTCGAATGTTTTGGATTACGCTATGCGCTGTAATGGGAGAATCCGTTTGAAACGAAAGTTTGATGATATTATTTTCGCTTACGATTTGAAACAAACGTAAAAATTGCGCGCTTGTATAGTTCCGTCCGTCATTCTTCAGCTTTGCGATTTTTTCTTGAATCGGATCCATTTTCTTCAAATAATCCGGTTTTTCACCACATAAATTAGATAATTTGTCTGAAATTGGGGTTGTGCTGTGGAATTTGCAAAGCACAATAAATGATTGATAAATATTTTCCTCGCTGAACACGTCTGGAATATTTGGGAATGTTCGTTTTGTTAATTGACTGGACAAATATATTTGAGGAGTTATCACGGATCGAATATCGTTCAACATGGCAGAAAATCGGCTCACCATTTCTTGACACAACTGAATTTCCTTATCTTCTGCCGCAAAATATTGCAATGTTGTTGCGGTCTCATTTGTTGAATCATTACAACATGCATTGTCAATAAAAGGTTGTCCAGCTGATTTAAGAAGGACATCTTTTTTCTCAACAATTAATTGTATATGTTCTTGCATTGCCAAAGAATATGCAAAACACTTTGATTTCAATACTAATATTTTATCGAATTGCTCTTTTTTTCCAAATTGAATGTCTTTTTGCAATTCTTTTTCAAATCCATCTGTAATTCCACTCAAATGATTTATATGAAATTGTCTCAATGGTGGCAAAAAATGAATCCATTTATTTACATTGTGTTCTTCTGGCAAGATATCTTCTTGATAAACTAACAAATATTCCGTTTTAAATTTCATTTTTTGTTCCACTTCTGGATGTTTCAGTAAAAAACGAATGATTGCCGATTTAATATTATCGGTCATTTTTGACTCATTCATTTTTTCCAATGTATTCCATGGAGGAGTGTTTCTGTCGCGACTCTTCAATGCGACACACGACACATATGTAACTGAAGTGAGGTCTCCTTCCCCTTCCATTGGAAATCCGGAAAATGAACGCACACATCCGGGCGCTGTTTTTTTGGTGCGAATGGAAGGTACACTGGTTTGGACTGCAATAATAAATGCACCTAATGTTAAATACATTATATAAGAGCCGTAATAATTGTCGTAAGTGGGTATTTTTTTTCCCTTTTTGCTTTCTTCTTGCTCCTTTTTGAGATAATCTTTTTCTTTCATAACAATTTTACTATCATTTATTAAATCGCCTACAATACGAATGATGAATTCGCGAATGTGCTCAATTTGAATTCCCATATTATCTGCAATGGTAGAGACAATATTTGAAATGATTTCCCCTTCTTTGCTATATCTTTTTTCTTTCTTTTGATCTCCAATTAATTCAACTGCGTCTTTTTCAATTATGGCACGGCTTTTGTCTACAAATCCATCCTTGTATCCTTCTGTATCATCCAAATCAATATAACATATTATTTCCCCGCTATGTTCATCCACCCATGCATCTCCATCATCAGAACGCTTTCCGATTTTACGTTTCAGCTCTTCCAATGTTTCTTCATATTTGCTTGCATTGTTAATAAATGTAAACGCCAAAATAGAATAAAATTTCGGCAATAATTTGGTATTTGTTTCTTTGCAATAGAGCCACCATTCATCTTCCATTTCTCCATCATTTGCATTCGGTGTTGCTGGATTTCCTTCATAACAAAAAAGAGACACAAATTGTATGATATCTCGTTGTTTTTTGATGAAATCATTTTGACCCAAAATTAAATCTTTTAGTTTGGCATTTGGACTCACAACAATTTGATTCACTTCATTTGCCAATGAAAGACCAATTGTGTATTGTATATCATTATATTGAAAATGTTGTTTTTGTTTTAGCTTTTGCAATTGGTCAAATATTTGTTCATAATGTATTAATTGTTTGGTTATTTGTTCATTCAATTGCTTTTTGGTTATCTCATATTTTGCATCAAATTGGGTCATTATTTGTTTCAATGCGTTTTGCATAGCATTTGTTTTTGTATTTGCGATGCTCGTGCATTCATCTGTGTAAACGCATTGAGCATTCACATTACACAACGCATCATCATCCGTCATAAATGATTTAGGGTCTATTTTGCTGTCAAGCACCCAATTATTATTTTTCCTGGCATAATATTCCATTTGATCTGCCATAATATCTTCCATTTCAAACGCGGAATCAGATGTAGCTTTCACTAACATTGCATAATCTCCTTCTCTGACTGGCTTCGCTTGTTGAATCAAAGTGAGTGCCATATGCTCTGCATCGGATGGGCTTAACTTATTCTTTTTTTCGAATTCTGCCGTTAAAAAAAGAAGGAAATCTTCCGCAGAAAGAGAATTACTTTCCTTTTTATATTTGTCATTAATCAAATTATAATCCGTGGTGTCAAATATTTTGTCGTAATAAATAACTTTGCCATTATCTGCTTCCAATGATTCTTTTGATATATATTTCTTTGCAATGACAAATTGAGTGCAAAGGTCGTCTTTCTTTAATTTCATTAGTTTTGCATCATTTTCAATGATTTGACTGAGTTGTTCTGGAAACATCAACTCTAAATTTAGAAATGCAACGGATGTATGATAAAAATTGCCGAAATCCGCGTGAATGGCTCCTTTCAAAAATTCAGAACCGCTGATTGTCATTTTTGGTTCGCTGAATCCATATTGTTCCATCACTTTCGATTTCAAATGGGGAAAAGAAGTAGATTCTACTATTTCGTATAATGGATTTTCGAAGTAATAAACGGATTTCTTTTTGACGCCATCATATTTGAGCATTGAAAAGGCTCCGCTATTTTCTTTGAATGCCGAATTATATTCTTTGATTTTGTGATAAATAAATGAATTTATTTCTTTATATTGGCGATACGTCAAATCAGATGGGTAAACCATAAAAGGTTCCATAAAACGTACAACATCGACTAAAGACAACCGACCTGTAATATATTTTTTAACCAAATGGAATAACACACGTGTTTTCGGAATAATAGTTTTCAAAAAGATTTCAAAGATTTCCTTATTGGTCTGCGTTTGTGTTTCCGGTTTTTGAAATTCAGTTAAATCTAAATAATATTGTTTTATGCTATCCATGAAATTATATTCATCATAATTTAATTCAATATCTAATCCAGTGATGGGCACACTTGTTACATATGTTTTATCTGTTAATATTTGCCAATAATTCATGAATTGATGATTCAAATTGGAACGAACTAACAAATTGCTCCCTGGCAAATAAACGGATGAGAAACGAACTGCAGGTTCAGGTAAAGTCAACACAGAACGAATCGCAATTGGGTCAGATTCTGCTACTGGAATGCGTTTTGTGATTAAGTGTTGACCTTTGAAACTATCCGCATGCAAACGATTTGCTGCCAAATTATATCGTTGCATAACAAATCTTTTTGATTTTAATTCATATGCATATTCACGTGAGGTTGAATATTTCGATTCTTTTGCAATGCTGGAATAAAAATCGCCCAAATTGTCAATGACAACATTCATATTTTCTTGAACATTTGTGTCCAAAATTATTCCATTGGAAGTTGAGAATACATTATTGGAATCATTTATTTGAACTGGCAAATAAGGAGTCATTAAATCATGGAATGACCCATATGTAAATTGGCTCAATTTGGGGCGAAAATATCGTGCAGTATTTAATTGTGTATAAAGACCTGTGAATTGAGTTAAATCATCCGTATTATTGATAAATGCAACATCATCTGTATTTGGTTTGTCAATATCGTCATATATTTTTTTGGTATTTTTTGCGACAAAAAGAATCCATGAGGGCGGATTTTTGCACTCCGTTAAATAATTGGCAAGTGGTCGGTCTTCTGCTGTTCGACGAATTACACCAGTGACATTATTATTTTTATCCATAATAGATGCAATTTGTCGCAATTGGACAAATCGGGTAATCATAACATGTAAATTATTGAGTGCTTTATTTGTTCGTCGATTCACCGGAATATTGGACAACATATCTTCCATTAAATCATTTGTTTGAGCCTCCAAATTGAAACGATATTTATCTTTATTAATATTTACTTGTTCTTCCACATCTATTAAATCACCAAACTCAATGTCCAATTTCATGTCTTGTGTTGGTTTTATCACAGCATTTTCTATTATTTTTTTATCTGTCTCAACTTCAACAATATCAACATTTTTCCCAATGGGAGCATCGCGAATTTCAAACATTTCAATTGGCAAATCTTCAGGAATGCCCTGATATGCAAAATTAATATAAATAGTTTCATTGTCAGTTGTTTGTATTTCAATCATATCTTCCTCTAAATTCGTTATTTTTCCTGTTAGTATGGCTGGTATATCTCCGCCAAAATAAATATTAATCCATGTGTTTGGCAATAAATCATTTTGGCGCGCAAATCCACTTTGTGGATGACTACTGATAATTGTAATGGACTCTATATTGCCGTCACCGATTGTTCCATCTGGCATTATTTCCAGCACTTGTTTATCATATGAGTCGATATGGATTAATTTCATTTTAAATTTATCGATGTATTCAATAAAATATGTATTGCCATGGAGGATTTCATTGCTTGGATCTTTTATTTTTATAATGTCCCCCAATCGCAATAATATTTCACTTTGCATTTCCTGAATAGGGGATTCCATATCTTATATTAGAATAGAATTTTTATTTCTTTTCATTTTTGATTTATATATTTCATTTTGATTTATTCATTGTATTTTTAATGAGATAAAGTATTTGAATAATATAACAACAAATGTCTAATATGTTTCAAGAAATATTGTCTGATGCAAAAGCGGCAGAACAAAAATATCTAGGACCGGATTATCCCTATTATAAATATATTAAAACTCCGTCTGAAATAGGCATGTCCGGAAAGGGTTCTTTATCTCAATTAGGGAAAGATATAGATGGATTGCAATCCTATGTAGAAATATTGGTAACGGGTGGTGGCAAAGCATCTGCAACTGGAAAACCTTTGGGAAATAAATTTTTTCTAAAAACGGGAGGCAAATGTACTGAAAAAGGCAAAAAGAAAGAGCAAGATAGATATATTTATATTAACAATGTTCCGGCAGGAAATATTCCCATTATTTCATCTGGTGCAGGAGTCAATTTCAGTGATTTTAAGGGATTGATTCCCGGAACAATCAGTAATTTAAATGCATTCAACCCAATGGCTATATTTCAATCCTTTTTAGCCGGTTCCAGTCCAGAATGTCAAAAATTGACAATGGAGACCATTGATATTTATAATAATAAATCGACAGAAACACATTATGTAACATTGATTGACATACAAAATATGGACCCGTGTATATTTAAAGATAAGAAAAACCCAATCACAAAGACAAAGTGCAGAGAAACATTTCAATCAATGGAACCTGCGATAATTGAAAAAAAGGATGATCCTATTGTGCAAGCCTATTTTATGTCATTGGGCGTTTTGGGTGCATTTATTTTATATCGTGGAATGCAACGATGTGGTTATTTGCCAAAAAATTGATATTATTATTGAATAATTCAATTTATTTGAATCAGATAGAAGTCTTTGGAAGAATAAAGAAAAATGCAAGACATTCTATTTAATCAAAATTGTCTTTATATTGTTTTCAATAATATTAGGAATCTGCCGCATCTGTTGTCTCGGCACATGGATTTGACACTCCCGACGTAATTCCATCCCATGTCAAACCGCAATTTTTTGACCAATTGTATTTGTCACAATCCGTGTATCCGCTCAAATCCAGCGTCACTTTTACATCGGAATCCGATTCGGTTTTAGATAATCCACAGGTTCCAAGCTGGTGCGAATTGTAACATGCAGAGCCATTGCCCGACAAATCCACCCAATAATCGGGGCAATCTCCTACAATGGGAGGCCAGTTTGTCTTTGTTGAATTGGACAAAGACATGCCAATTGTTGTCAATAATACAATAAGTGCCACAACAGCAATTCCTAAAACCATTTTTTGAAATGCTTGCATAGAGTAATATAAAAACAAAAGAAATAAAATTTTTATTCAGTCAATGTATTATGAATTTGAATCGCAACCGAGCATCCAATGGACGAATTGATGTTTTGCAGGGTCCAGATATTTCCCAATTATTTGCCCTTTATGACCGAATTCCAGCGAACCAATGTGCGACATTTCGTGAACCAACTATCGGGCAATGGACAGATACACCATTATCAAAGGCTTTTTTTTCCAAACAAAATATGCAAATTATTCAAAATGGAATACGTGCTGGAGTTTTCCGTAAATCAAACCAGCAATATATGGTTGCTCCACAAGATTGCGATTCACTGAAAATTATCATGCGCAGCATTTTTTTACAACATGCGAAAAATATGCCAGAAAATATACCTGGACAAGTAGAGCAATTAAATAAAATGGTATTGGACTATTGCATTTTTCATGTGTATTCAGAAGCTCAAAGCTATATGAATTATTTGCGTGATGTTGGCACATTGGCTGTTCCCATGGCAAATCCGATCGTGGAAAAACAAAAAGATAAAAATACTTACAAAATGCCCAATTGGTTTTGATGTAGGGAATAAATCGCTTTGCGATTTTAATGCCGTTCCCTACGACCCCATGCTGCCGTGCCCCCGGGGGCACGGGCTTGTCGTTGAAACAAAATGATAATAATTATTTAATTTATTTGTGATGCATTTGTGCTGCAAAAATAATTGATCATTAAATATCTGATACAAATATTATAAACTAAACTAACAAAAGTGCCGGGGGCACGGAGTGTTCCCTGCAAAAAATTGAAATCACATTTGCACTCAATTAATATCCAATAGCAATAAAATGAACAACGAATACGATTATTTATTCAAAATATTATTGATTGGTGATTCAGCTGTTGGTAAATCTTCTTTATTAATGAGATTTGTGGATGATGCGTTTGCGGAAAGTTACATTTCCACCATTGGAGTAGATTTCAAAATTCGAACAATGGATGTCAATGGAAAAATCATCAAAATGCAAATTTGGGATACAGCAGGACAGGAGCGATTCAGAACAATCACAGCCTCTTATTACAGAGGGGCACATGCCATATTGATTGTGTATGACGTGACGGATACAGAATCATTCAGGAATATTGAAATGTGGATTTCTGAATGTGAAAGATATGCCAATTCAAATATTATCAAAATATTAATTGGAAATAAAACAGATTGCAATAAAAAAGTGGTAACATATGAAATGGGATGTGCCCTGGCAGATAAATATGGAATGGAATTTTTGGAGACAAGTGCAAAAAATGGAAATAATGTAGAAAAAGCATTCGTCACAACGGGAGAAAAATTATATGAAAAAATGCAAAAGGAAAAGCCTCAAAGAATTACATATACAACGACCACTTTGCTACCTGGAACTGGAACTCAAATATCAAATGGGGGATGTTGTTGACCTCTATAAAGCCATCCGTGGCCCCGGCCCGGGCTTAGTTTTTACATTGAATATGTTGTGAAAAATATAAAACTAAAATATTTGATAGTATCTTTGGCTTTATAGAGATTGATGTCTATAAAGCCCAATTATTTGTTTTTTCGTGGTTCTTGGTTTGTGGTGTATGAAGAAAGAACTAAAGATACAATGGAAGAAAATACTTATTCAAATGAGGAGGAATTGGAAGAATAGTACATGGAGGAATAAAAAAATTGAAATACTTTTACATTGGCTAATTGTCAAATCACTTGATAAATATCAAAAGAATGATGGAATTGACAAATGAACACTTTGAAGATTTTTATTTTAGATTTTGTGAAAGCAATTATATTGAATTCAAGGAGTCTGTTTGTCATCAAAGTTTTCAAAAATATATTGAAACTATTTGTGCATTTTTAAACACGGGTGGTGGTTATTTGATTTTCGGCATAAGAGATGATGCACAGATGGTTGGGCTTGAAATGAATAGAAAAACTCTGGATACATTTAAATGCAAAATAGATTCCATTTTGCATCAAAATTTAATCATTGGCACAAATATGGATAATAAACCGGAAATATTGAACGTGAAAAATATACAATTGCAACATTATTACAATTCAAGAAAACAATTATTTATATTTATATTTATTCAATCAATTCCATGTGAAAATATTACCTACAAAATACGGACCTCAGGATTAGCTCATTATCGACTTTCTGCATCAAATTATTGTCATCGTGATGAACGTTTTTACAACACGAGTGAATATAATCAAGCGTATAATACACTTGATGAAATAAATCGCAACAATATACAACTATTCCAAACAACATTGCAGAAAAAAGAAATGGAATTGCAGAAAAAAGAAATGGAATTGCAGAAAAAAGAAACGGAATTGCAACAACAAAATGCAAATATTGCAAATTTGCAAGCAGAAATTTCCATTCATAAAACATACATCAATAATTGTTTGGAATATTACAAACAAGCAAGCCAAACAATTCATCATATATTACCATGTTTTCGTTAACCTCTATACAATGATATTTATTTGTTGATTATTTTTACGCCACAAATGCAGTAAAATAAAATAAAAATTCTTAACATTATAGATTTTCATTTTTTTCTTTTTGCTGATAATATAACACCGGAAATCGCAAAAAATTGAAATCCAATGTCATGCATCCAATATTCACAATTATTAGACATGGACACTCAATCTGAAACACTCTTTTTCGAAGTTCAGCAAAAAACAGACAAACGCCACATCTTGGACAACCCCGATACATACGTTGGTTCCATTGAACAAGTGCCTGCCAATGTATGGATTTTTAACGATGAACAAAATAAAATAACACTTGAAGACATCCAATATCTTCCCGCTTTGTATAAATTATTTGACGAAAGCATCCAAAATTGCCGCGATCATTTTGTGCGTATGAAAACGAAAATGGACGCCCATGTGGAACATGCTCTTCCTGTTACTTATATTGACATTGGGATTTCTGAGGATGGAACAATTACCATGACAAATGATGGCAATGGAATTGATGTTGTGAAAGTCGTTGTATGCGAAGATGGAAGTGTGTCTGCCTCCGCCTCCGAAGCAACAGGAAACGATAATATGGTTTGGATTCCAGAGCTCATTTTTGCCCACTTGCGCACCTCCACCAATTATAATAAAGAGGAACGCAAGATTGTCGGCGGCAAAAATGGATTTGGATTCAAATTGGTTCTCATTTGGTCCACATTGGCTCAAATTGAAACCATCGATCACATTCGCGGACTCAAATATGTGCAAGAATTTCGCAATAATTTGGATATCATTGGCACTCCAGTGATTTCCAAAACAAAATGCAAACCTTACACAAAAATGACGTTCAAACCAGATTATGCACGTTTGGGAATTCCAGGACTTTCAGCAGACATGATTGCCCTTCTCAAAAAACGCGTTTATGATATTACTGCCGTTACGGACTCCAATGTCAAAGTAAAATATAATTCCGTTCTCATTCCCACGAAAAATTTAGAACAATATGTGAATCTTTACATTGGAAGCGATAAGACCGCTGCCCCACGTGCATACGAATCCACCCATGAGCGCTGGGAATACGCCGTTGCATTGACTCCCACAGCAGAATTTGTGCAAATATCATTTGTGAATGGGATTCACACGGCAAAGGGGGGAAAACATGTGGATTATATAATGGGGCAAATTACGAATAAATTGGCGGAGAGGATTGAAAAGAAGAAAAAAATAAAAGTGAATCCCAATACCATCAAAGAACAACTCATTTTATTCTTGCGATGTGATATTGAAAACCCTGCATTTGACAGCCAAACCAAAGATTTTATGAATACCCCTGCAAGTAAATTTGGTTCCCGTTGTGAAGTCAGCGACAAATTTATTGATAAATTAGCCAAAATGGGAGTCATGGAAGCGGCGTGTGCCATCATGGATGTGAAGCATATTAAAAATGCAAAGAAAACGGACGGCAGCAAAACACAAAATGTGCGTGGAATTGATAAACTTGTGGACGCCAATTGGGCAGGCACGAGCAAATCCAATATGTGCACATTGTATCTCACTGAAGGAGATTCAGCAGCCACCGCGTTAATATCTGGACTTTCTGCAGAAGACCGCAATACATGCGGAGTGTTTGCACTCAAAGGAAAAGTAATGAATGTCCGTGATGCAATTGCAACGAAAATAGCTGCCAATGCAGAAATATCAAATTTAAAAAAAATATTAGGTCTGGCAACTGGAAAAAACTATCATGATATGGAAGATGTGCATAAAAATTTAAGGTATAGTCATCTTTGTATTGTGACGGATCAAGATAAAGATGGTTCTCACATCAAAGGTCTTTGTTTGAATTTATTTCAATCTCAATGGCCAAGTCTTGTGCATATTGCTGGATTTATTGGATTTATGAATACACCTATTTTAAAAGCAAAGCGAGGAACAGAAATCCATTGCTTTTATAATGTTTATGAATATAATGAGTGGAAGGCGCAAGTAGGAAATGATATAGGTCATTGGACATGCAAATATTACAAGGGACTTGGAACTTCCACAAAAAAGGAATGGCAAGAATACTTTACAGATAATAAATTTGTTGGCTTCGAACACACAGGACCTGAATGCGATGATGCGATGGATATGGTTTTTACCAAAAAACGTGCAGATGATCGCAAAAAATGGTTGATGAACGAATATGACCCAAATAATTATATTGACACGCGAAAACCAACCATTTCTCATTTAGAATTTATTAACCGGGAATTAATCCATTTCTCGAAATATGATTGTGAACGCAGCATTCCCAATTTAATGGATGGATTGAAGATCAGCTTGCGAAAAATATTATTCTGTGCGTTTAAAAAACGTTTAAACAACGAAATCAAAGTTGCCCAATTTACTGGATATGTGTCTGAGCATTCATGCTATCACCATGGAGAAGATAGTTTGAATGGGGCAATCACTGGCATGGCTCAAAATTTCATTGGCTCCAATAATATCAATTTATTAGTTCCAAATGGGCAATTTGGGTCTAGACGCCACGGCGGCAAAGATGCGTCTAGTCCCAGGTATATATTCACATTATTATCCCCCATTACTCGATTTATTTATCCGGCGGTGGATGATCAAGTATTGAAATATTTAGAAGATGATGGCACTTCTGTCGAACCACAATTTTATGCGCCCATTATCCCCATGGTGTTGGTAAATGGTTCCGAGGGCATCGGTACTGGTTTCAGCAGCACTCAGCTTTGCTATAATCCATTGGATTTGATTGCAGATTGTAAGAATCGTTTGACTTCCATGGAAGCAGTGCCCGCATTTGACTTTATTCCATATTATGATGGATATACTGGTTCTATTATAAAAATAGAAGAGGGACGTTATTTGTTTCGCGGAAAATATGAGAGAGTCAGCAATGATGCGATACATGTCAGTGAATTGCCAATTGGTTTTTGGACCAGCGATTTCACCAAATTATTGGATGAATTGCAAAGTGACCGAGATGCAGAGGGAAACAAAATAATGCCTTTAATTAAAGACGCGCTCGACAATAGCACAGATTCCATTATCAGCTTTACAATTTCATTCGTGCCTGGAAAGTTGGAAGAATTGGAAGCACAACATGACGCAAAATGGCATGGATGTAATGGGGTGGAAAAATTGCTGCATTTATTTACAACCAAAACAACCACAAATATGTGGCTATTTGATCCAAATGATAAGTTGAAAAAATATGAAACACCAAACCAAATCATTGATGATTATTTTGAAATTCGATTTCATGTGTATCAATTGCGCAAACAATATTTAATTCAAGCACTTGAAAAGGATATCTTGGTGATTTTCAATCAGACCAAATATATTCAAGAATTACTTAATGGGACAATTGATTTGCGAAAGAAAAAGAAACCGGAGATTCATCATATGTTGGAGTCCAAAATGTATGATTTGGTGGATGAGTCATTTCATTATTTGATTAAAATGCCCATGGATTCTGTTTCGGATGAAAAGGTGGAAGAATTAACACAAAAATACAATGGCAAATTGGCTGAATTGGAAAATTTGCGTTCCACCACTGAACAACAAATGTGGCTATCCGAATTAGATTTGTTGGAGGTGGAGTACCATAAATTCAAAGAAGAACGCAAACAAATGTTGGATGGAAATGTTGATATTGAATTAAATGGCAAGGCAAAATCGAAAGTGAAAGCAAAAGCAGGTGGAAAGAAAATGATTAAAAAAATAAAAGTGTAATATAGAAATAAATATAAAGACAATTATTATATTTATCTTCATCTTACACATCAATGTCAACCAAATATTTTTTTCTTTATCATTATTTTCTAATTTAGAGCAACCCTTTATAATACTAAGGGTGGACAATTTAAAATTATTTTCTCCTGCTTCCATCAAAACAACCTTTAATGCCATGAGTCGTTTTTACAGCATTTTCAATTGCAGCAACCAACATTGTTTTCAATGCAGTAGTTCCATCTGTTTTTCCGACAAGCGAAATACGCAACAATCCTTCTTCATCATGTGGATGCATCTTTTTAAATCCAGTGCTGCTAATTGTTTTTAACTCAACAAAGAATGTTTGGTACATTTCATAGTTTAAAATATTACCAAACGTATAATCCCCAAATGGATAATCCCCATTAATCAATATAACGTCATAAAAATTATTTTCGGTTGTCATGGATGGTTGAATGCTTATTTGGTCTTGTTCCAATGCAACACGAAATGCCTCCAATTGCTCTAAAAGGAGAATACACGCCTTTACCATCAATGTTTCATTGCTGTAAATCCCAACAGATTCTAATGCCCAATCAAAACTATTCAATATAATATATCGAAGTCCTTCCAATTTGGTCCAATTGGAAGCTTCAAATGCAACTTCAGCCTCTGTTTTTCCTTCATCTTTCCATTTTTGCTTCCTAATTTCCAACTCTTGTTTCATTTTTGGCACATCTGGTGTGCATCCCATGCCACATGTCCCACAAACGTTGAAAGAACTATCGTCCCGTGCTTTTACAACCGAAAATTTTGAAGACAGCTTAATTTTATTTCCCGGAATTTGTTCTGACAATCTCGGACGAAGGGAGAGAAAATCGATGAAATATTCTTCTCCATTCGGAGCAACAAAAGGCGGAAATATTTTTCTCACCTCAGCTTCGTCTAAATATTGATTGTTGCTTGTATTTTTTATTTTAAAGTCCTTGGTCGTCACAATAATTTCAGTGTCTGTATCATTTTCCACATCCAATTCCATTACATGCGTGTCAATGGGAAAATGCTCAATATCTGAAATGCAAACAGGAATGCAACTGAGACGCTGCTTAATGATTTCATTGTGAATTCTTGTTTCATTTAATTGAATATTACACATATTTTCCTCATAGGGAGAAGTTTTAAATCCAATAATTTCAATGCTTGACATCAATATTCGTCGAATGGCATTGGCATAACACACATCAATATTGGATAATGTAAATGTAAGTCTTCCATTTTCTTCTTTCAGGTTGGATAATTTGGCGGACATTGTGTATATATATGATATTCTATTTAATATATTTTGCAGTTTGTTTCAATTTTTTAAGGAATCAATGCCTATAATAATATTGCATTGCAACAACAAATTACTTTGCAATTGATTATAATACATAAAAATGTGAAAGGAGATATTTATGTGTATTTCCAACAATTTTTATGTGATACACCAAGTTTGCACATTGCGCATATTTCACACATTTTTGGTCTAGTTTGTAAATAAAATTTATCCATTTCTTTTTCAAATTCTGGATCATAATGTGCATATTGCATAACAATATTAGGTTTTTCTTGTAAGCATGTTTTGCATTTTTGTTTTGAATTGAAAACGAAAAATTTACAATTTGAACAATACCAAGTGTTTTTAGGTTGATTCATTATATTTATTATTTATTGAATTTCTTTATATTGTTTTTATTCATAATTGGATCATTTATTATTTATAGTCATAAATCTGAAATGTTACTAAAATATATATATACAATTGTTCTCCATCCACAACAATTTTGCAAACATCCTCCACTTTGCGAATTACCAATTCTTCACGTTGAGTTAGGTTATCTAATTCTGTTCCCGGAACAACAACGCATTTTGTGACATAAAACTCATTATTATATTTCATCAATTTGTAACATGTTTCGTTGCCATCTTTATCAAATAATTTAACACTTGCCGACATTTTGAGATATTTTGCATTTATCTGTTGATAAATAATAGTTCAATTTTTTCATTGCACAAAAATAATATAAAAAGAAAATGGAAGAAATGAGAAATGAACTGAAAGAAATAAACGAAAAATTGGAATTCAATCGTGAGAAATCCATCGTGAGCGCAAAAAAAATATTGAATCTTCATTGAGACGATTTTTACAAGAACAAATACATGTATTAAACAAAAAAGAGGCAGAAATGGATTTGGAAATTCAATTGAAAACAAAACAGAAATGAACTGAGTAAATTATATGACAAATTGGAGTATTACTGAACCGCCAACAAATGCAATCCACATCTGCGAAAAAAAGCATCCAATTGATTTGGGTCGCTTCCAGTAATACTATCATCGGGTATATAACTGACATTTTCTCTTTTGAAACACAATAATGTTGGAATTCCATTGACCATTTTTTTACTCCGAAAATAAGAATAAACGTCATGAGACTCATCCACATCAATATCACAGCAAACAACATTATCTGGCGAGGATGCAAAAAAAGCGTCCACCACAGGCTTTATTTTGGCACATGGGCGACACCAAGTGGCTCCAAATTTGACAATGACCAATCCAGGATTATTCATGAGAAGTCGATGGAATTGTTCACGACCTTCAAAATAAGTAATAATTGTTTTTTGAGTGGCATTCATACATGGTGAATAGATTAATTATTTGCGTTCTTGCCACAAATGTGGATTTCTTTGAATGAAGGTTTCTAATTCATCTAAATGGATTGTATCCATATCAGTATCTAAATGTGCTTCCCAAAAATACTTACAATATGCCCATACGAATGAATAATTGGACCGATAAAATCCCTTGAATCTTTTAAGCAATTCTGCTGTGAGTGCTCCTGGAAGCAAATGGAGGGAAGAACGTGGCAAAACATAACAAAGTTGCACAATATCTGCCACTGGATTGGGAGATTTCCATGGGACAAATTCTGTATTAAAAACTGGAATGTATCGAATCAAATCTTGTAACAAAGGCGGATAATCATATTTGTAACACCATCGCCAATCGGGGCATCCACGTGAATAATATTTAAATGTCCATTCGAGTCCTTCCAAATAATTGGTCGATACGTGTTCTTTTAATTGTGGGTCTCGATTATATGCCATGGTAAATAATGATTTATAATATCTTGTTTGCCATTCGGATTTCGTTGGATAAATATATTTTTCAACCCCTCGATTATATATTGGAGTTAATTCAAAATGTCGCATTTTTTCTTCTGGGGTGGTGCATGGAATGGGTCTTCGTTCCATGTAATTTCGCTGTTGATGTTCTTTAATTATAAAATCTTCCTCCAATCGTGCCAATTCTTGCACCAATTTGCGTAATTGACCCCATTGTATGGTTGTTCCATTTGTAATAAATGCTCCTGGTGTGTTTCCAATGGTGACTTTGTATGCATTTAGTAATTTATCAATGCCTCCAGTTCGTATATTCAATGCTGGAAAATGGGGCAAAAAATCATTTCCAAGGAAAAAACATAACAAAATATAATCATTTACATATCTAGCAATTTCTACTTCGGTTTGTCCCACCACTTCGGTTTGTCCCACCACTTCGGTTTGTCCCACCACTTCGGTTTGTCCCACCACTTCGGTTTGTCCCACCACTTCGGTTTGTCCCACCACTTCGGTTTGTTCAAGTTTACTGCTCATATAATTGCCAAGTGCATTTGAAAAGCACGGAATATCTAAAATATAATTTCCATTTGGTTCTAATGAGGCATCAATGGACTGGATAAAATGGGGAGCTTCACGAAATAAATACATTCGAGGACAAATGGAAAGATGATTGATTGAAAGCATTATCAAATCGGCATCCAAGCCATAAATAATGGTTGTTTCATTGGCATGTTTTTCAGGGTTGGAACGAATATATTGAAACAATTTATGCTCCCCTTCTCCGACAAAATTGGAACCGGACGTTACAATTAATTTTGTTTTTAAATGTTGTTGCTTTATAAAATAGGTGGATACGGAAAAGTTTAATTCTGCCATAAATTTAGTTCCAGGGGTTATTGCTGCGGTGTTCCATGGATCAATTGGATTTTTGTCCAATGAAAAAGATTGATTCATTTCACTTTGATACCATGATTTATAACGGCGACTTTTTTGCTGATGCATTTTAGCCACTGGAGCCACTCCATCAAATGCAATAAATGCCAGTTCACTTGGTTGAATGAGTGTAATATAATATTCTATTTTTTGAATGACATGAGAAATGACATTGGAAGAAACAAATGGCACTTTGGATGATTTTAATTTATAATAAACATCATAAATGATGGAATTGCAATCTAAATATAAATTGTGAACTGGGAATCTGTTTGATTCAAATGAACGTAAAATATGGGGATGGTTTTTAATGATATAAGAAAAATAACTTGGGATGCCCATAGTGCAGAATAATAACTTATATATACATATCCAATATCTTTATATCAATATTGTTATTCAATTTAATTTAATTACATTATAAATATAAAATTAAAATATTGCCAGATGTAAAAAATGGAATGTATGAGTATGGAAATGGAAGGAACGGAAAAAGAGGGAAATGTAGAAAAAGATATTCGAGAATTAATTAAAAAAAAACAATTTTTTTTTGAAAATGTTATTCAACATACCTATATTCATTTGCAAAAATACAATCCTTTAAGCAAACATATAGATGATTTGCACAACATTCATCAAACATTGTTATCCATTTCATCAAATGATTCTGATTCAGATACATTAATTGATTGCATGCAACAAATCAATCGCAGATTATCAGTGTTATTTCAACATGTTGGAACTGATTTATTGGAAGATTTGCTTTGGATTTGCATTGGGTCTTATACATTTGCAGATACAAATTTTCAATTTACCAAATTTCCACTATTAAAACAATATTTTCATCCAACTGGATACAAAGTGATTCATGAAAATAATTATCCTAATTTATGGGTGTGTGAAGATGTAAGTTTAGAATCATTTGCATTACAAACTCATGGCATTCAATTATCCTTTCCAAATAAATCAACCATCATGTGTATCACTGGAATACTCGATAACATTCCGTTATCATTATTAAATGTAACGTGTTTCCAAGATATTCCATCTTCAAAAGAATTTCAAACAGATGCATTTCAGAGATATATAAAATCACTCACATTGAAAGATTATTTGGTGATAAAAAATACACATGATTTGTGCGCAAAATATATTGGCATGTTGAGTCAATGGAATGCATGGAAACAAAAGCCGATCAATGCTGCCGTGAAAGAATTTTTAAATGTCAATTTATATGAAAAACGTAATTTATTTATTTTATTATTATTGAATGGTGATAAAATGGAAAATCTATATTTGGCAAATATGTTATATGATTTAATGTCTTCCAATGGGAATGAAACAAGCGAACAATTAAAATTGATTGAATCCCTTCCATGGGAAATGAAGCGCCAATTTCAAAGTGCAAAAAAAAATGCAGCACAATATATTTTACAATTTGACATACAAAAAATGCCATTGGAACAACAAATATGCTTAATGAATGCAAATGAATTTGTAAAGGAAAAAGCAATGCAAAAATGGAAAGAGTTGAAATCAAAAAATGAAGACGGGGGTAGCAAAGCGCGACAATATCTTGAAGGATTATTAAAAATACCATTTGGCGTGTACAAGCGAGAGCCCATTTTAAATATTATGAACATAATTCGTGAGAAATGTGATGAACTTGGGTTGTCCAACCCAAATATGAGTTCTGTTCAATTATATTTGGGCAATAATAAGATGAATTTGAATCATTGCTCATTAGATGATATAAAGCAAATGGTGATTGAGATGAATAAGCGAAATAAAGATAGAAAAATAAAATTAAATATATCTCGAAAAGCAATGATTCAAGAATTAGAAAAATGGGGTCCCATTCAGACAGAAAAATACAAAAAAGCGTTGTCCATACAACAACAATGGACTCAAATGGGCGTCTATTTATCCCAAATTCGCGACACATTAGATGCGGCTATTTATGGACATGACAAAGCCAAAACTCAATTAGAAAGAATTATTGGACAATGGATGAATGGAAAGCAAACGGGGTATTGCTTTGGGTTTGAGGGACCCGCAGGTGTCGGTAAGACCACGCTCGCAAAAAAAGGATTAGCCAATTGTTTAAAAGATGAAAATGGAGAACCACGTCCATTTTCAATGATTCAAATTGGAGGAAGTGCGAATGGCTCCATCTTACATGGTCATCATTACACGTATTTGAGTGCTACATGGGGGTCCATTGCACAGATATTGATGGACAAACAATGTATGAATCCAATTATATTTATTGATGAAGTGGATAAAATATCCGGGACTGAAAATGGGAAGGAATTGATTGGTATATTGACTCATTTATTGGATCCGGCGCAAAATGATTGTTTTCAAGATAGGTATTTTTCGGGGGTGGATTTGGACCTGTCGAAGGCATTATTTATTTTATCCTACAATGATGCGTCTTTATTGGATTCCATCATGTTGGACCGAATACACCGCATTTCATTTAAGAGTCTTTCAGTGGCAGAGAAATTGATTATTTGTCGGCGTCATTTATTGCCGGAAATAATGGAAAACATGGGATTGCCTGGGGCGGTCCAATTGGAGGACAATGTGCTAACATTCATTATAGAAGAATATACATTTGAGCCAGGAGTGCGTAAATTAAAAGAAATATTGTTTGAAATAATTGGAGAAATCAATTTAGAAATATTGAAAGGAATGCCCATTTCAATACCATGCCAAATCACAAAAGAGCAATTGAAAACAAAATATTTGAAACAACGGCGTGAAGTAAAGTGCACCAAAATTCATACATCAGATTCCACAGGAGTTGTTAATGGATTGTGGGCAAATGTGCATGGAAAAGGGGGAATTATTCAAATACAGACCAGTTGGCGTCCATGCGAGGATTTTTTGCAGCTCTTTTTAACTGGAATGCAAGGAGATGTCATGAAAGAATCCATGAATGTGGCATTGACCTTGGCATGGAATTTAACGCCAAAAGAGATACAACAGACGATTTTGAATTCAGGAAAAAAGGGAATTCATATCCATTGTCCGGAAGGGGCAACGCCCAAAGACGGACCCAGTGCTGGAACTGCCATCACCATTGCCATCTATAGTTTGTTCAATGGATTGAAAATAAGACATGATGTGGCAATCACGGGTGAAATTCAGTTGGACGGAAAAGTGACTGAAATTGGCGGGTTGGAGGCAAAAATAGAAGGGGGTATCAAGGCGGGTGTCACTACCTTTCTTTATCCGGAAGAAAATAAAGAGGATTTTGATAAAATCATGGATAATAAGTCGGAACTAAAATCCAATATGTTGGATAATATCCAATTTCATGCGGTCAATCGGATTGAAGAAGTTTTTGCATTGGCATTGGCAATTATATGAATACATTGGCATTGGCATTGGCATTGGCAATTATATAAATACATTGGCATTGGCAATCAAATGATATTCAAATATATTTTCATTTCATTATATATGTCTGAAATACGAGTTCCATTTATCCAAAATGCAAAGGATATGTTAACCAATGTGTCTCATTTTTCACCATTGATAATTTCCTCATGTGTTCTCTTCGGTTCAGTGATTACTGGAACACTTGAAAAAGCATTCGTGTTTTTTTTATGGGCAGCACTTGGGACATTCTTTCGTTCTTTCATTATTGAAACTGGTCATGGGTTTGATGCCACATATAGCACATTTATGATTGTATTTACAATGTTATATTTAATGGTGCCGATGATATTTTCATCGATTCAGAATCACATTGGTGTAAATTATGCAATGATTGCATTTTTTGTTAGTTATTTTGTATTGGACCTTCACATCAAACAAGGAGCGGGGGCAATAACGCTCGTAAAAAATGTGGTATTGGGTATATTATTTGGAATGGGAGTTGTCTTATTAATGTATAGTACAAGAATGAAGTATTATTTATATATAAATGAAGTGAATCCAAGTGGAGAGGTATGCTCTGTTCCATCCAAACAACAATTTCGTTGTAATGTGTATAAAAATGGGGAATTGGTGGGAACACAGGGTTGATTCAAAAGAATGCCGACACAAATAAAATATTCTTTCATTTTATAATGTCGTTCCAACTAACAACAAATTATATTTATATAACGGAAGTGCATGGAAATCAGTTACATTGTCTTAGAGTGATTATTGAAACATAAAATACATACAACTAAATATATTGGCATTTCGTTTGGCAGTGATGGAAGCCAATTGGTTTCTCTGAAGAATCAATTGATTATGGGAATTCATCACATTTGCATCATTGGCTAATTCATTGAATATTAAATTTGGCAATTCATTTGGAACAAATATAAGGGTAAAGACCCACACAAATAAATTTGCGGCATAATCAATTTTACTTTTAATTATTGTGCAAATAGGAAACAAATATTATTATATGTTTTTGATGATGCATTTGAGGAACAAAGTAATCGGTTTTCATATTCACCTTTGCCGTTGCCGTTGCCTGTCAGTAAAATGGAGCAAACATAATCCATATTCATCATTGAATAACAATTCAAGTTTGAAAAAAACAATATAAAGACAATTCAATAATATTCACAACAATTCCAAATACTCCATTTCAGACATTCCAAATGCAGCTGATTGTTTTATAATTCGGTGTGGGTGAAACACGAGTTTTGCCAATTCTTCTGCAAAGACCATGTTTCGCTCTTTCAGCATTTGATAGTCAATGGTAGTCAAAAGTTTTAATAAATTTTGGTTGCACGAAAGACAAACCCAATTAATTTTATCTGGGTTTTGTCTCAATAGGTGTATTGCATTGGGATTCCTTGAAAGCCAATCCCAATCAATTTTATCTGGATTTTGTTCTAATAAGTGAATCGCATTGGGATTGCTGGAAAGATACCGCCAATTGATTTTATCTGGATTCTGTTCCAATAAGGGAATGGCATTGGGATTTTTTGAAAGCAAATTCCAATCGATTTTATCTGGGTTTTGTTCCAATAAGTGAATGGCATTGGGATTTTTGGAAAGACAATCCCAAATAATTTTATCTGGATTTTGTTCTAAAAGGTGAATTGCATTGGGATTTTTAGAAAGTTCAGACCAATAAATTTTATCTGGATTTTGTTCCAATAGATGAATGGCATTTTCATTTTCGGAAAGCCACCACCAATTAATTATATCTGGATTTTGTTCTAATAGGTGAATGGCATTGGGATTTGATGAAAGAAAAACCCAATCAATCTTATCAGGATTTTGTTTTAATAATGGAATGGCATTGGGATTCATTGAGAGACAACCCCAATTTATTCTATCAAAATTCAGTTCCAATAAAGGAATGGCATTGGGATTCCTTGAAAGCCAAGTCCAATAAATTTTATTTTGGTTTGGGTTTTGTTCAAATAATTCATTTGTTTTTACAGGAATGTTGTGAGATACAATCCAATCAGAATAATTCATTTTATTTGTTTGTTACTATTGAATTGAACGTTTTATTTCAATTTTAACAAAAATGATGTATATTCATCAACATCCAAACTCTTAATTGAGACATCATTATGTTGCGATGAAAGGCTTCATTCAGAAGTTGCATGTTTCCACGTGTATGAAACGTTTTTACAAATGAATTATATGTATCTGCCACATTTTTGCCTTCATAGGTTGGAATCAATTGATCATATAAAAATTGTGGCATTTTCTTCCTTCGATTGACCATATTGTGAAAAACAAATAGAAGATTCATTAAATCTTGTTTGGTCTTTATATTGCTTGGAATAACATTCTTCCAAAATTCTTTGGCATGCTTTGCACATTCAGGACAAGGTAAGTGCATGCAAATTTTTCTCAAAACGGCAATCAATTCAGGTCCTATAATGGGAAAACTTTCTTCTTTTATTTTGATACTTAATGTGTGAAAAAAAACCCATGTGTTGGGGCCCCAATAACTAGGTGACATATAATAGAATGCGATAATTTTTTTCAAATATAAAGTAAATGAGCGAACAAAGCATTCAAAGTGAACCATTATCTGCGACAACTGCCATCAGTGCAAAAACAAAGAGTCCAGAGAAATCGCCCGAATTCCTCATGATGAAGGTAAAAAAAAAGGGAAAGGGAAAAGAAAAGATATGTGGACCAGGAAAGGTCCTTAATGAAAAAACGGGACGATGTGTCAAAGAAAATAAAATACCTAAAAAAATACACCCAATCATCAGCCCAGAAGACCACAATCAAGATCAAGTCAAAAATGTTGTGGGTCTCACGCTTAAATATCCCAATCCAATCACTGAAAGACTGGAAAAAAGAATGCCCCAATTATTCGTCAAATCCAAAAATGATAAAATGAAAGCTTACATTCGCATGTGTCCATTAGCAATGGGCGACAGACGACAGCCCATTATTTTGACCAAAGAAGAAAAAGAAGACATGGTGAAAGAAAATCCAGGCGCCTACAATGAAAAATCGGATTTTGTGGAATATGGTGCAGATGAAAAAAAAGACAAATATTATTTTACATGTCCAAAATATTGGTGTCTATTGACAGATAAGGTTGTGACGGAAAAGGATATTTTGGAAGGCAAATGTGGTCCAAAGGTGAATAAAATAGAAGACGCCATTATTCCAAAAGATGCAGAAGAAGTGCCTGAGGGGAAATATGTGTATCAATTTTATGACGAAGACAAAAAAATGTATCCTGGGTTTCACAAAGATAATGTATCAAGTGGCATCTGTGCTCCGTGTTGTTATGCCAAATGGAATACAGAAAAAATCAAAGAAAGAAGAGATATTTGTCAGGGAACTAACAAAGATAACGATAAAGACAAAGATAATAACAACAAAGAAAATCAAATAGAAAAAGATATTGCCAAAATAGAAAAATATATCAAAGGACCGGAAAAATATGGCCCTCGATTGGGAGAACAACGTTGGGGGTGGTTGCCTGTGAGTATCCAATTCTTTTTTAATCAAATGAGTTCCACATGTCAAATCAGCCAAACCAATCCAGATCTTAAACCCGGCCATGCGTGTCTGCTTCGGTTTGGTGTGGAAGACCACCCCACACAATCTTTTATAGCTTGCATTGCAAGTGTTCTCCATTACACAACAAGGGAAATCCCCAGCATCAAACAGATGAAAGAAACAATTATTCGTTCGCTCACCATTGACCGCTTTGTGAAATATCAAAATGGGGATTTAATTGCCACCTTTGCAAATCCAAATATTCCGGTGAAAGAAGAGGAATTCAATACAAGCAAATTGTATCAAAAAATAAAAGAGATGGATGCCAATGGAAAAGCCAATGCCGAACTTTTTTTGGTGAAAGTCGTTCAATCCATGGAGCATTTCAAGGCATATCTAAGAAATGATGAAATAAAAATAGATCCAACCTATTTATGGGATATTATTTGCATGCCAAATCCGCAATTGTTTTCACAGGGAACCAATTTGATTATTTTGGAAATTCCAGAAAATGATGTGACAAACAATGTGGAACTGGTGTGTCCAAGTAATCATTATTCGGATTATATGTATGACAAGAGAAAACAAAGTATTGTATTAATCAAACGCGAAAACTACTATGAGCCAGTTTATTTGCGCACAGACGGCAATCCAATTATGATCAATAAAACTTTTTCTGAATCGGATAAAGATATTCCACAAGGGATTCGTTCTATTTTTGCAGATGTAATTGGGCCCACATTATTGAATAAATGTAAACCATTGGCAAGTATGAGAGAAGTGCAATTAAAACAGCCTCCGCCTCTCACTTCTCTGATATCTGAACTAACAAAACGAAAATATGCAATAAATAAGCAAGTGTTAAATTATCAGGGAAAAACCATTGGCTTGTTATGTAGCAAGAATAAATTAAATGGATATGTGCCTTGTTTGCCGTCTGCCATGCTGGAAGAAATGGATTTTGTGTATATGGATGCGGATATATGGTCTACATATGCGAATACAATGAAATTTTTAACGGAATATTACAAAACAACAAAAGAGTTTCGAAAGGTTGTGAATGGAGAAAAACATGTGATTGGGTTTTTAACCAGCACCGATCATTTTATTCCCATTCGAGATCCAACGCCCATATCCCATATATCAGATGTGTTGGAATCGGTGGAACATGACAATTTGTTAGTTGCAGATGCTGAAATACTAACAAGCAATCAAGTGGACGATGAGCGTGTCAAGTATATCAAGAGAATTCAATTGGAGACACATTTTTACAATGTATTTCGCAATACAATACGTCAGCTTTTGAATCAGCCAAAACATTTTAAACGAAGAGAGCAGCTGAAAACAATCTGTGATGCACGTGGTGGTATGTACACCGCCAAGCTGAAAAAGGTGATTGAAATGTTGCATTTATTGACAGATGAACATATTATATTTGCTGCGCGAAAATCATTTGCGGAGATAGATGAGGCAAATATATATTCATGTTTGTCCAAAAAGGACGACGAATGCGGTCAATCAGGCTCCGTTTGTCAGAAATCGGGTAAAAATTGTCAGCTGGTATTGCCCAAGACAAATTTGGTGAATCAAATGGACAATGAGGAATATTATTTTAATCGAATGGGAGATGAGTTAATTCGGTATAATCGAGTGAGGTCTTTTATATTCAAGCCGCAAAAATATTTATCTTTTGGCAATGTGAAATACAATTTGAGAGAAGATGAGATTATTTTGTTGCATGACAATATCACGCAGGAATATTTTGAGAAATTGATTCCAGCGGAAATCAATCAGTATGCAAAATATAACACATATAATACAGCCAATCCAAATAAGACAATTGCGTATGACAATCGGTTAGAAAAAGAAAATGAGGTGGAAAAAGAGGAAGAAAGTCCAAAATTTTTAATATTAAAAGTCAAAAAACCGAAAATAAATAAAAAACAAACAACGAGAAAAAAGATTTCATAAATGAATGTTTTAATTTCAAATGGAAAAAATATAGAAAAAACAATTTAAAGAAATGCAAATAAATATTATTTATAATGTCAGAAGAATTGCGTGACGAGATTGAAAAAATGTCTAAATTTAATCAAATAGAAATATTGCGTATTTTGGTGAATAAAAATATTGTATTAAATGAGAATAAATATGGAACGCATGTAAATTTGAGTGAATTGGACGAGGAAACAATCAAAGAATTGGAAGCATATGTGAAATATGTGAATACACAAGAATTGGATTTGAATCACTTTGAGCAAGAAAAGGAGAAATACAAAAATATCTTTTTTGACAATAACACATAAAGACAACACAGGAATCTATATAAACGCAATGTCATCTGGCATTATCAATGAATTGGAGCCATTTATGCTTACAATGAAAAATAGGAGACAATGGGAGGAAATGGTGCCCTCAATAGTTGCACCAAAGGAATCTAATTTATATTTGAAAGAATTAGAGGAAAAACCTCAAGAAACAAAGAAGAGAAAACAACAACAAGAAGATAGATATAATGTATTTTGTCAGGATTCTTTATTTTGGACTTTTTTTATTATGAAGAATGGATTTTTTGAATATGAAAGTAAGAAAACATTTGAAATGGAAACTTCCGAAAAATTTAAATGTATAGATATGATGCGTCAAAATAAAGACTTGTTGAAGCGCCATAAAATAAAATCCTATTCAGCCATTGAAGATGATTTGGGAAATAATCGCAAAATATCACTGAAGACATTTATGGCACTTTGTCTTGTTGAACAATTAAATGTAATATTTATTCGGAAAAGAAAAATAATAAGTGTTATATTGAATGAAACGGAACCAACATGGCTCATTCATCAAAATGCGGAGACAAATATGTGTTCTATTGAATTAGATGTGACGCCAGAAAAAATTAAAAAATATTGCGCGGAATATTTATGTGTGGATAATTATGATTCACCATTAAAAAGTATGAGTGCGTATAAATTGGATGAATTGAAAGAAATGTGTTATAAATTAAATATGCAAATAGGAGACTTGAAAAATAAAAAAGATATATATGAATTATTGGTGATGAAATACTAAAAAATTGATTCATATTTAAATATATCTCTTTTAATAATAGATACAATGCCAAAAAAAATAGAATATGAAGATTTATGGGGAAATAATAAAGCCGAAGCCGAAGCACCAAAAGCCGAAGCACCAAAAGCAGAAGCACCAAAAGCCGACGCACCAAAAGCCGACGCACCAAAAGCAGAAGCACCAAAAGCCGACGCACCAAAAGCCGAAGAAAACCCAGAATCAAATATTGTGTTGAATGATGTAGAAGAAGAAGAAGAAGAAGAAAAACAAGATGAACAAAAAAAGCCGCCAACTGAAAAACAAATGCACGCAAATAGAGACCAATTAAATACACTTTCCGCCCTTTTCTTAAATCAACGAGCCAATAAATATTCAGAAATAGAAATGGAAGCAAAATTTGGAACGCGTGGTATTAAATATCTCACCAAATCCGATTATGATAATGTGGCAAAAAAAATAATATCATCTGGATGGACAGCAGAAAGTACAGGTGGTCAATATATGATGCGCATTCATCCAGAATTTTTAGACGCAAAAACAGGCAAATTTAGAACAAATGAGCGATTCCGCATTGAAATACAAGGGCTCAATTATGTGCAAGAATATTGCAAAACAAATAGCATACGTGCGATTCATGATAAAAGTAGTTTTAATGTAGGAATTCACCGAAAATTTCCATTGATGGATGAAACACAGGGTAAACCAGTGGCAAGTGCCAATTTCGATGATTGGAATTTTCGTGTGTCATTAAATACAGAAGAGCGTGTTAGTAAAACAGGCAAAATAGGGCAAGAAGTATTTGAAAATTGGAATAAATCAAAGAAAACATTTCGCTATATAAATCGTGTTGCATTTACTCATCCAGACCATGCATTCAAAATAGACATGAGTATTGTGAAATCGTCTTCGCGCAATGAGCGCGGGTGGTACATTCAAACGTACAATGTGGCAGATTCGGGTGTATTCAATAATCCAGAATCATTTGAGATTGAAATTGAGGTGGATTATTTGAAAGCAAGACGAATGTACTCTAATCCAGCGGAATTATCCGCTGGGCTCCAGCGGATAGTCACATTGGTGCTATCTGGATTGCAAAGAACAAATTATCCGGTGTCTTATTTTGAACAACGTGAAGTAATGCAGCAATATTATCAAATGCTGCATGGGGAACCAATGCATAAAAAAAATATTCACTCGTCGGATTTTTTGGGACCCAGTTTGGTGACACTGGACATTCAAAATATCGCCCCATTGAACCCAGATATTGCCATGCCAAACATCACCGAGCCATTTGCCTATTGTGTGACGGAAAAGGCAGATGGAGACCGACATTTGCTATATGTGGATAAAACGGGACGAATATATTTAATAAATATGAATATGAATGTGATATTCACGGGGGCAAAAACACGAGAACAAAATTGTTTCCATTCAATTCTAGATGGCGAACTGATATTGCATAATTTGTATGGAGTGTTTATTAATACATTTGCCGCATTTGACATTTATTACATAAATAGAATAGATATACGCGAACGTCCTTTCCTGAATACTCCTATATTGGAGCCAAAATATAAGGAGGAATGCCGTTTGAATTTATTACAAGATTTTGTGAAGCAATTGAATCCGGAAAAAATAGGAAATGCAAAATTAAAAATAAATTCCCCAATACATATTCAAGTGAAGCATTTCTATCCCCTTTTTGATAAAATGACGGATGGAAAAGACACCAAATATAGTATATTTGAAGCAAATTATTATTTGTTGCGTAAAATAGCGGATAAGAATTTTGATTATGAAATTGATGGTCTCATATTTACGCCAACATTATATGGGGTGGGTGGAAGTGCGTTTATGGAAGCAGGTCCAAAGAAAAAAATCACCTGGCCCCATTTATTTAAATGGAAGCCGTCGGAAGCCACTGCCATATTCCCGAAAAGTTACAATACTATTGATTTTCTCGTGGTGACTAAAAAAGGCGCAGATGGATTAGATATTGTCACTCCAATGTTTGAAAATGGCCAGATATATGGGGAAGCAACACAATTCAAACAATATAAAACACTGATATTGGCGGTTGGATTTGACCCAAGCCGTCACGGATATATAAACCCATGTCAAGATGTCTTGGACGATAAATATGTATCCAATGGAGGTCAAGCCTATGATGCGGAAGATGAAGGATACAAACCGAAGCAATTTTATCCGTCTGATCCGTTTGACCCAAATGCAGGGCTGTGTCATATCATGTTGGAAAATGATTCCAATGGCACATATCAAATGTTTACGGAAGAACGACAAGTATTTGGGGACCAAATGGTGGTGGAATTTCGTTATGACCCCGCAAAACCAGGTCTTTGGAAATGGGTTCCTCTGAGAGTTCGTTATGATAAAACATCTGAATTTCGGACGGGTCAAGGTGTGGGGGCAAATGATTATAAGACCGCCAATAGTAATTGGCGTTCCATTCATTATCCAGTGACAGAACGTATGATATCTACTGGGGAAGGAATACCAAGCGCAGAAGTTTCCGATGATGTGTATTACAATGGTTCGTCGTCGGATAAACTAACAAGAGGAATGCGTGATTTTCATAATTTATATGTGAAGAAAATGCTCATTGCAAGTGTGTCCAAAAAAAGTGACATTTTGATTGATTTTGCGTGTGGGAAAGCAGGTGATTTGCCAAAATGGATTCATGCGAATTTGTCGTTTGTATTTGGGATTGATATTTCCAAAGACAATATAGAAAATCGCATTAATGGGGCATGTGCAAGATATTTGAATTTCAAGAAAACAACCAAAGTGATGCCATTTGCCCTCTTTGTTCATGGGAATAGTTCATTGCATATACGTTCCGGAACCAATATGTTTTCGGATAAGGGCAATCAAATCGTGAATGCAGTGTTTGGAAAAATATCCGCGGATCATGGTTTGGGGCCAGCTGTGGCGCGTCAATACGGAAAAGGACGGAATGGTTTTGATGTGTCGTCGTGTCAATTTGCCATTCATTATATGTTTGAGAATAAACGCACCTTTTATCAATTTCTGCGAAATGTAGCGGAGTGTACAAAATTGTACGGATATTTTATTGGGACGTGTTATGATGGTCGCAGTGTATTTCAAATGTTGCGAAGAAAGCAAAAAGGAGAAAGTGAAGATATATTTGTGGATGGAAAAAAAGTGTGGTCCATTACAAAGCAATATGACATTTCCACTTTGGATAATGACGAGAGTAGTTTGAGTCAAAAAATAGATGTATATCAAGATACCATTAATCAAAGTATCACAGAATATTTGGTGAATTTTGATTTCTTGGTCAGTTCCATGGAGAAATATGGATTTGCATTGGTGACAAAGGAAGAAGCAAGAATGTTAAAAATTCCGGATGGAAGTGGAATGTTCAGTGAATTGAATCAACAAATGGAGCGAGAAGTAAGCCAGCGTCCTGAAAAGCAAGTGGAGTATAAAGAGGCTCTATACATGACGGATTATGAGAAAAAGATTTCCTTTTTGAACAGATATTTTGTATTCAAGAAAATGTCGACAAGAAATGCAGAAAAACTAACCATTGCTCTGTTGAGTGGAAATGATGCACCAGAAGAAGAACCGGTTGAGACAAAAGTAGAAGTAGAACCAGTTGCGAAGGAATTACCTCAAAATCCAAAGAAGCCCAAAGTGACGCAATTGAAGAAAAAGTTGCGGTTGGTGGAAGCCACGGAAGCGCAGGAACAACCTGAAATGCCCCCAATACAAAAGAAAAAAAATACGAGAAAGAAACGCATCATTGTAAACAATTCAGATGATGATGAAAAATAAATGACCCAGTAATGACCTAAAAATAAAATTGAAATATTTTTTGGGACAACAATTAATGCATCAATAAATATTAAAGAAAGATGAATTGCCGAGCAACAAAATGCGAAATTTTAAGACAAAAGTGTTCCAAGTACGAGAGCGAATTGGAATATCTTGAAATAATGATTGGAGCGAAATATGCAGATTTAATGCTTACAATGAAAGAAGAATCATGTGTGCAGCATATTTTGGTGGATTTGTCTCATCAAATTAAGAAGCTGAGAAAAGAGGCAGATATGTATAAAAAACATATACATATTTGCAAACAAAAAATGAAATATATAGAAGCAGAAGCAGAAGAAACAGATGAAAGTGATATGGATGTAGATGATGTAGAAGATATTGTTATAGAATGCTAGGGCTTAGAAAGTAATTAATAACAACTTTTTTCTCTGCACATTTATTACAAAAATATATTTGGCTTTCCCGCATGCGATAATTGATATTTTTCACACCATTGCAAACACTTTTGCGTATTTATTTTTTTCAGCTGGTCCATTCGCTCTTCTTGATTTTTACTATTTTCCAAGAAAAACAATTGATCCAATGCATCTAATTGTTGCTGTGCAATGATTAAATTGGATTCCTCAATTCTATTCATGACTGCACGCGATATTTCATTGTCAATCAGAGAATGTATGTGCAATCCCTCTTCAATCACCAGACACTTCAGATTAATTGGATGCAAATAATTTTTACAAACCAAATATCGGTTGCTTTGAAATATATTGCTCACCATTGGCTTTGTTAGTTGCACCTTGTCAAACATGGAAGAATAAATGCATACAATATCAATCATTGGTTTGTAGCTTAAATTATCTATGGGAATGATACACATACCATGAATATTCATATTTTGTATAATTGCACGTAATATACGCAAATGATTGTTTACATAAATATTCAAATCATGTTCAACTTCAATATAATCCTGAAATACCATCAAATCATATTTATCTTGCATTTGAGTTTGAGTTTGGAAAATGTCCAATACATGACATATAGATGGAATATCATCGAGAGGCAATTCAGTGTGATTTGTATAATTTGCGACTTGAATTGGTTTAGTGAAATGGCGACTCAAATGAAGAGATTGGAATAGTTCAACGAAATCAAAATAGGATGGATGCAAAATGTGAGGAACTAACAATTGGACAAATTCATACGGATTGATATATGTTTGTAATGATTTATTTGAAGTTGGAATAATAATATTTGTATGTGGCAAATATGGTTCGGCTCGAGTTGATTTAAATGAAACATTCATTTGAATGGAAATGGGATTTGTTGGAATTGTATGGTAATTCATTGATAAATTAAATATGGATGTCTCTTTATATTTTATTATACTAAATCAATCCTCCAAATCACAATTACAATTGCAAAAGCAACACAAATCACTTAAATTGCAATCCAAATCAATATCACTAAAATCACAACACCAATATGCAAAACGCATATCCAAATAATTCCGCTTTTTTTCTTCTTTCTTTTTTTTATTCTCGGTTTCTTCAACCTTTTTTTCTGGTTTCTCCTCCCGTTCCATATTTATTTTATTTTGACTTGCATTTATATAAAAAAAATATATATAAATTCTAATCATCATTTTCAATTGTACATTTTATATACAATTGAAAAAGGAATACATTTCATGTTCTTAATATAAAAATTGAATTCTTTTATCAACCCATTCATTCCAATATATAAAATGAACAATTCATACAGATATTACCAACGTGATGCCGATGCAGCCATTTGCAGCGAATTGGAAGCCAATCATCGGTGCATTGTAAAAATGTTTTGCGGAACAGGGAAATCCCTTGTCATGCGCAAATGCAACATTCTTCAACATAAATCCTTAATTGTTTATGTATTTCCCTCATTGAATTTAGTCGCTCAATATTATTCCGATTATTTAGCAGATATTCCAAAAGACCATTTGTTAGTTGTGTCTTCTGAAATCAGCTCACCCAAACACCCCATTGATTCCACCACTGATTCCAATGCAATCAAGCAATTCCTTTGTCAGACCATGCGGAAAATAATTTGTGTCACCTATCAAAGTTACGACACCTTATTGAACTGCTTGGAAGACCAATTGATTGATGTTTGTGTATATGATGAATCCCATCACATTGTCGGGGAAAACGCCCAACAATATGTGTTTCAGCCCACCAATAAATGTGTGAAGCAAGTGTTTTTCACTGCCACTCCGAAGAATGCCAATGGAATCATCATGTATGACCGAGAAAATGAAGAGCAAAATATGTGCGGCAAATTGGTCTACGATTATTCCTATTTGCGTGGATTGAATGAAGGATATTTGAACGCGTTTGATATTTTGATTGACATGTACACGGAAAATACTCCTCCAAGTAAATATGAGAGCATTGCACGGGCGATACTTGAAACAGGAAACAATCGTGTATTAACCTTTCATGCGGATGTGAATTGCGACCGAGATAATTCCGTGCGTCATTTTGTGGATGAAGCGGCATTTATTACTGCTTTTGAGAAGGTGAAAAAGGAAGAATTTGCTTCCTCGATGAAATACAAAAAAATCACCATGGTGGGATTATACTCGGGACAAGAATCCCGAAAACAGGGCGATATTTTATCGAAATTTGATGCAACACCCCACAATGAAATATTCATTATTTGTTCCTGCGAGACCATTGGAGAAGGCATTGATACCAAGAATGCCAATATGTGTGTTTTTGTGGACCCGAAGCAGTCCTATGTGAAAATAATGCAAAACATTGGTCGTGTGGTTCGGAAGCAAAAAGATACGCCAAAATCGTCCATTTTGATTCCATGTTGGGTGGATCGAGAGAAATATATGGCGTGTGGAGGAGACCGGGAGAAATGCGATGAAGTGATACGCCAAGATATGCTTGATACTGCGGGCAATTTCAATATGATTTTGAATACCCTGAGTGCATTAAAGCAAGAGGATGAAGATATATATGATATTTGTTTGAATTACCCGAATGCGTTTGCCCCACAAGAAATAAGGGGATATTTAGAATCCAATGGGTTTGAAATAGAGGATGATATGGAGGGAACACGGGAAGAAGTGATGGAATATTTGTTGCCTGATATATCTTCTGATTCTTCAGATTTTTCAGATTCTGAATCGGATATGGATTTAGATGATTCAAATGTTAGTTTTCGTTCTTCTTCTGATACAACCCAACTAACAGACAACGAATATTTTGAGCAAATGGCTTTAAAACACGGGGTCTGTGTGGAAGTCCATAGCACGTCATTGGATTGCCCGGTGGAAAGGTTCAATGAAGGATCGGAGGAAGTGGTACGTTTGTTTCGCGAGGAAAATTCTGAGAATTCCGAGAATATTCCCGGAACGTTCCGCCCCATTGTTGCCATGGAAGGCAATCAAACGCACACCAAAGGGAAGCTAAGTGGTCCCAAACGCGAGACCAAAATGCGTCTGAATGTGCATTCCAATGATGAAATTAAGGTTCTGTGGAATATTCGAGGGGGAATGGATTTAACGAAAAATGTATGCAGTTGCGTGATTGATTGTGAAGTGGGAAAACATGACCCGTTGAAAGCAGCGGAAGAGATTGTGGCGAGGGCAAGGGAAAGGGAAGCCAATGGGGAACGATTGTTGCCAAGGTATCTTAACAACAAAGTAAAATTATATTCAGAAAAAGAAATAAGGGAAAATAAAGATTCTCAAAAATTGGGAAGTTGGAAAAAGGCATTAAAAGGAAAAGGAAAAGGAAAATGTTCAGAACAAGTAAAAGTTTATTTGGATTTCAATTTGATTGGTTGGCGAGATGGATTGGAATTAAAATCTATGAAAGATGCTGAAAATATTGTTCAACGAGCAAAACAACGGGTTGAAAATGGAAAACAATTGTTGCCAAGACAATGTTGCCATGATAAATCCAAACAATATTCTGAAGATGAAATACAAGAAGAAAAAGACTCTATTAAAATTATCAATTGGAAATTGAATTGGAAAAAGAATAAATGGTTCGAACAAACAAGATTATACTTAGATGTAAATTTACCTGGTTGGCGAGACAATTTGGATTCAAGGGCTATGCAAGATGCGGAAAATATTGTTCGTCGAGCTGAAAAACGAAAATTAAATGGAAAACAATTATTGCCAAAATATAGATGTTGTAAACAAACAACACAACATTCAAAAGAAGAAATGCAAGAACATCAGGACTCAAAAAAAATAGGGCGTTGGAGATATGCATTAAAGGGAAATGGTACATCAAAATGCCCTCAACAAGTAGAAGTATATTTGGATTTAAATTTGCCTGGTTGGAGAGACGAACTTGATTCAAAAGCAATGCAAACAGCTGAACGCATTGTTTTCAGAGCAAAACAAAGACAAATGAATGGAAAACAATTACTGCCGCGCAAATATTGCAAAAATAAAAATAAACAATATACTGAATGTGAAATTCAAGAACAGAAAGATGCAGAAAAATTAGGGCATTTGAAAAAAGCATTAACAGACAAAGGCACATCTAAATGTTCAGAACAAGTGAAAGAATATTTGGATTTAAATTTGCCTGGCTGGAGTGATAGTTTGGATTTTAAGGCAATGGAATTTGCACAGAATATTGTTCAACGAGCCAACCAACGGGTTGAAAATGGAGGGCAATTATTGCCACAAAAATGTTGCAAAAATAAAAATAAACAATATGCAGAAGCTGAAAAGCAAGAACACAAAGATTCACAAAAATTAAGTCAATGGAAAATGGCATTAAAAGGAAAAAATAGAGCAAAATGTTCACCCGAAGTCCAACAATATCTCGACGCAAATCTCCCCGGTTGGCGAGATAAACAAAATTTTGATTTAAAGGCAATGGTATTAGCACAAGATATCGTTCAACGAGCCAACCAACGGGTTGAAAATGGAGGACAATTGTTGCCAAGACAATGCCGCAAAAATAAAAATAAACAATACACAGAAGCTGAAAAGCAAGAAGACGATGATGCACATAAATTATCCTATTGGAGAAAAGCACTTGCTAGAAAAATAAGAGCAAATTGTTCACCAGAAATCCAACAATATCTCGACGAAAATCTCCCTGGTTGGCGATGTGATGAAACGCGCGAAAAAATAAAAACACCCGAAAAACCCAAATCCATGAAACTGCGTTTGAATTCCAATAAAAATATCACCCCCACAAAAAAGCCCGCCCAATTATCCACTTTCTCCGAACTCAACAAAAAATACATCCAAATGAACGCCCAATCACTGAATCAATTGTTTCAAACGGAGCCTCAATTGTGGAACGAATATCACCAAATTATGGAGCAATCTTTCGCCTCCTTTCCGGAAGAAGAAATTCCACGAAATCAAATCATCCATCGGTTGAATCAACTGAAAACCCTTCGCAGCAAATTGGTCGTGGACATGGGATGTGGGCAAGCCTTTATTGCACAACATTTTGCTGCAACACAAGACAAACGATTTCAATTCATCAATTATGACCATATCGCATCGAATTCATTGGTGGAACGATGTGATATTTCTTGTTTGCCATTGGAAGCAAATTGTGTGGAAATTTGCATCCTTTGTTTGGCGATGTGGGGATCCAAGTGCGAGCAATACATCGCCGAGGCGCATCGCGTTTTAGAAAGCAATGGAATGCTCTTGATTGTGGAGCCGACAAAGAGATGGACAAGCGAAGTAGCAGAAGAAGCAAATCCCGCAGACAGATTAAAATCTTTGTTGCTCAATCACCAATTTCGCATTTTGGAAGAAAATATTGAAAAATTTGCCATGTTTGTGTGCATGAAATGAATTTTAAACCAACTCTTGATATTTTTTCCACAACATCATTTCAGTTCCATTTTCATATTGAATGCCAGGCAATTGCCGCAATTCTTCGACAAAATCATCATAATTGTAATCATCTTTTCCACTCAAATTAAATTCATCCACATAATCGGATATATTCTCTTCATTCATAAATGGTTGAACATCAATGACCTTTGGTTGAATGTCAATAACCTTTGGTTGAATATCATTATTAGAAACAATTGGTGCATGCACTGGCAAGTCCGACGCTTCTTGTATTTCTTGAAGTGCCTCATGAATGAGCTCATCATAAAAGGGATAATTGTCATCTCGCTCGGTGATTAAAACATTTCTATTTCCCTTATATATCCAACAGCTATTGACATCAATCAAATATTCTTTTTCAATTCCAGTTCTCAAACAATAAACATTATCATCCACTTCAATTGTATATAATATATTACTTTCATTCATATACGATTGCGCTCGTTCCTTATCTGTGGAAACACTAATAAAGGTTCGTTTGTTGTAACTTGCCTCGGTCAAAAAGGAGTTGCGGTCGCCTCTGTAAAATACATAATTGTCCTTTCGAATTTTCTTCATTGGAACCATTTGCTGTTGAAGCATCGAAACAATTTGAGGAGTGCTATATTCGTTTCCGTCATAAAGAATTGTTTTATGATTCTTTGTTTTCAAATACTCTTGGATGTATTCATATGTTTCCCCACTCCAAATATTTATGGCGATTTCATATGTCAATGTTGTTCCACCTTTTTGTTTTTTATTCCTTTTTCTGCTTTTATTGTGATGTTTTTTCCTTTTGTATTGTTTCGTTTGTTTGCCCATATATTATTATGTCGTAAAATTTTATATTGTATAATCAATAATAAATCAATATCTCCCATTTACAAATATTTTTGGTCTGCAATGGATGGCATTGCCATTTTTATGATAAGTCTCCATGGAACAAGGCGGCACCTTGTCCTTGTACATGTACGTTTGGTCGGAATACACTGATGCAAACGGATTGTCTTTATATCTCTTTTGATGTGCGGCATTCAATGAGATGGTATCCACATTCAATTTGAGCAATCGCGCACCACATGAAACCGCCCCTTGCGTCGCATATTGCTCATTATTGGGTTTATAAATGACTTTCGAGCATTCACTTGTGGAAGGGCATTGTGCCACATGGGTGGTCACTCCATCCACTTCTTTCACATAATTGAACTGCCGTTGCTGAAAGGTGCGACATCTATTTTTCAAATAGGCTTTACTTGTTTGATAATAATTTTTACTCAAATTTGTGCTGGCAGACAATGTTCGACGAACGGCTTTCCGTTGTTGATTGCAGCAAAGAACTGGATTACACACATTGGCTTGTGGTTTCTCGCTCAAGCTATGAATGGGCATCCAACCGAAAACAACGGGGATTGTTTTTTTGTCCTCTGGGGCAATGGTGCAAATCGTGCTGTCCCCTGGGTATTCAGGGAGTGTCCCGCCGCCCACATTCATTCCAGTGGAGGACCGGACAATGCGATTGTTGTCTCCAATGCTGCCTTTTCGGTAATGTTTGATGGGACGTGGGAGACCAAATTTTGTTGGATGGCAATTGGTTGGATCATTGTTAGTGAAGGGACGTATGTGGGTGGCGCGTCTTCCAGTGACATAATCGGGACCTTTCCATGACATATATTGAATGCAGATATTTATTTTCAGTGTTCAATATATGAAATTTATTTGGATTATTATTGGTGTTTTGACAATTCTGATGGCTTCGCAAATGATTGCCCATTTGCATTCGTATTTCAGTTCAGAGGTCATTCCTCTTATGGAAGGGATGGAAAATGCTGGATCATCCGATGCAGAATATAAGCCATATAATGTGAGTGACCCCAATAATAGTCTCATTTTGGCACAGCAAAATGCAGGGAATATTGAAGTGTTGAAAGGTCGTGTGGATAAATTGGACAAATGGAAAGAGAAAACGGACGGAATGCAACAATCGATTGATTCTCTGCAAACCCAAGTGGAAAGTTTGGTGCAACAGCAAGCAGAATATGCGACGGAATTGGCGGGTGATGAACCGATTGAGGTGACGGGGGTTTAATATAAAATTGAATATTGGTTCATCCAAAGAAACTGATTATGATAAAGCAAAGCATGAATTATTCCGATTGGGTTGTATTGCATGGAATTCCTGTGAAAACGAATGAATTGTTTAAAAATTGTAATTGGTCTTGGCTTTCCGGAAATCCCAATGCCATTCACCTGTTAGACCAAAATCCACATAAAATAGATTGGTCTTGTCTTTCATGGAATTCCAATGCCATTCACTTGTTAGAACAAAATTTGGATAAAATAGATTGGGATAATCTTTCAGACAATCCAAATGCCATTCATTTATTGGAACAAAATGTTGATAAAATTTATTGGGGGTCCCTTTCGTCAAATCCCAATGCCATTCCCTTATTGGAAAAAAATTTAGATAAAATAGATTGGAAGTGGCTTTCCAAAAATCCCAATGCGATACATTTATTGGAACAAAATCCAGATAAAATTGATTGGGATAAGCTTTCATTAAATCCTAATGCAATTCACTTATTACAACAAAACCCGGATAAATTGAATTTGTGGGTTCTTTCTAAAAATCCCAATGCCATTCATTTATTGGAACAAAACCCAGAGAAAATTTATTGGCAAGCGCTTTCAGAAAATCCCAATGCCATTCACTTGTTAGAACTGAATCAAAATAAAATTGATTGGACATGGCTTTCCATAAATCCAAATGCCATTCATTTATTAGAACAAAATGCAAACAAAATAGATTGGAAATGGCTTTCAATGAATCCGAATATATTGAAGCTTTTGACTACCATTGACTACCAAGTGCTGAAAGAGAGAAACAAGGTCTTTGCGGAAGAATTGGCAAGACTCGTGTTCCACCCATGTCGCATTATAAAACAATCGGCTGCATTTGGAATGTCTGAAATGGAGTATTTGGAATTATTGTGAATTGTTGAAAATTGCAAATAAACGTACATTCTTTATTCCAAAATTGTCTTTATATTGTTTTTTTGAATAATTAAAAAATTGAATATTGGTTCATGCAAAGAAACTGATTAAAGCAAAGCAAAGCATGAATTATTCCGATTGGGTTGTATTACATGGAATTCCTGTGAAAACGAATGAATTGTTTGAAAATTGTAATTGGTCTTGGCTTTCAGTAAATCCCAATGCCATTCACTTATTGGAACAAAACCCAGATAAAATAGATTGGATAAATCTTTCAGAAAATCCCAATGCCATTCCCCTTTTAAAACAAAATCCAGATAAAATACGTTGGATTTGTCTCTCAAATAATCCCAATGCCATTCACATATTGGAACAGAATCCAGATAAAATAAATTGGCATGCGCTTTCATGGAATCCCAATGCCATTCACTTGTTAGAACAAAATTTGGACAAAATTAATTGGTATAATCTTTCAATGAATCCCAATGCAATTCACCTGTTGGAACAAAACCCAGATAAAATCGATTGGGCTGAACTTTCAACAAATCCCAATGCGATTCCCTTATTAGAACAAAATCCAGATAAAATCAATTGGGATTGGCTTTCAGAAAATCCCAATGCCATTCACTTATTGGAACAAAATCCAGATAAAATTGATTGGGTTTGTCTTTCCAAAAATCCCAATGCAATTCCAATATTAGAACAAAATCTAGATAAAATGAATTGGAAGTTTCTTTCATTCAATCCAAATGCAATTCATTTATTAGAACAAAATACGGACAAAATAGATTGGAAATGGCTTTCAATGAATCCGAATATATTGAAGCTTTTGACTACTATTGATTACGCCGTGTTGAAAGAGAAAAACATGGCATTTGCAGAAGAATTGGCAAGACTCGTGTTTCACCCGTGTCGCATTGTCAAACAATCGGCTGCATTTGGAATATCTGAAATGGAATATTTGGAATTATTGTGAATTGTTGAAAATTGCAAATAAACGTACATTCTATATTCCAAAATTGTCTTTATATTGTTTTTTTGAATGATTAAAATTGAATATTAGTTCATGCAAAGAAACTGATTATAATAAAGCAAAGCATGAATTATTCCAATTGGGTTGTATTGCATGGAATTCCTGTGAAAACGAATGAATTGTTTGAAAAATGCAAATATAATCTTGATTGGGGGTTTATTTCGGCAAATCCAAATGCCATTCACCTTTTAGAAAAAAATTCGGATAAAATCAATTGGTCTTATCTTTCATTGAATCCAAACGCGATTCACCTGTTAGAACAAAATTCAGATAAATTGGTTTGGGATTATCTTTCCGAAAATCCAAATGCCATTCCCCTGTTGGAACACAATCCATATAAAATTAATTGGCTTTGGCTTTCAGCAAATCCAAATGCCATTCACCTATTGGAACAAAATCCAGATAAAATTTATTGGAGTCATCTTTCAGAAAATCCCAATGCAATTCACCTCTTGGAACAAAATCTTAATAAATTGGATTGGGATAGTCTTTCAAGAAATCCCAATGCAATTTCCTTATTAGAACTGAACCCAGATAAAATTAATTGGCAGTGGCTTTCTGAAAATCCCAATGCGATTCCCCTTTTAGAACAAAATCCAGATAAAATACAATGGCATTGGCTTTCCAGTAATCCCAATGCGATTCACTTATTGGAACAAAATCCAGATAAAATTAATTGGGCTTGTCTTTCAATGAATCCCAATGCAATTCACTTATTAGAACAAAATCTTGATAAAATTCATTGGGGTTGTCTTTCATTTAATCCCAATGCCATTCCCTTATTGGAACAAAACCCAGATAAAATTTATTGGGAAAGGCTTTCAGAAAATCCCAATTTATTACAACTTTTAACCACAATTGACTACCAAGTGCTGAAAGAGAAAAACAAGGCATTTGCAGAAGAATTGGCAATGCTCGTTTTCCACCCGTGTCGCATTGTGAAACAATCGGCTGCATTTGGATTGAGTGAAATGGAGTATTTGGAATTACTATGAAATAATGCAAATTGCAAATAAACGTACATTTTATATTTCAAAATTGTCTTTATATTGTTTTTTAATAATTAAAATTGAATGTTGGTTCAAAACTGATTATGATAAAGCAAAGAATGAATTTTTCCGATTGGGTTGTATTACATGGAATTCCTGTGAAAACGAATGAAAACTTTGATAAAAATCAACGCAAATTGAAATGGTATTATTTTTCACGCAATCCCAATGCAATTCCCTTATTAGAACAAAATCCAGATAAAATTGATTGGTTTTATCTTTCAAATAATCCCAATGCAATTCCCTTATTAGAACAAAATCCAAATAAAATAAATTGGTCTCAGCTTTCAACAAATCCCAATGCGATTCCCCTTTTGGAACAAAATCCAGATAAAATTGATTGGTTTTGGCTTTCAGCAAATCCCAATGCGATTCCCCTGTTGGAACAAAATCCAGATAAAATTAATTGGCTTTGTCTTTCCGAAAATGCCAATGCCATTCCCCTATTGGAACAAAATCCGGATAAAATTCATTGGTATAAAGTTTCGAAAATTCACAATGCCATTCATTTATTAGAACAAAATCCGAATAAGATTTATTGGACTTATCTTTCAATGAATCCCAATGCAATTCATTTATTAGAACAAAATCCAGATAAAATAAATTGGCGTTATCTTTCATTGAATTCCAATGCAATTTACTTATTGGAACAAAATCCCGATAAAATTCATTGGGATTTTCTCTCAGCAAATCCAAATGCCATCCATTTATTAAAACAAAACATAGATAAAATAGATTGGGAGTGTCTTTGCGAAAATCCCAATTTATTACAACTTTTGACTACCATTGATTATGCCGTGTTGAAAGAGAGAAACAAGGAATTTGCAGAAGAATTGGCAAGACTCGTGTTTCACCCGTGTCGCATTGTCAAACAATCGGCTGCATTTGGAATATCTGAAATGGAATATTTGGAATTATTGTGAATTATTGCAAATAAACGTACATTCTATATTCCTAAATTGTCTTTATATTGTTTTTTTGAGAAATGGAATTGACAACAAAATTGACATTTTGAACCCCAAATAATATCTCTAAAATAAAATGGACGCAATATATTTTAAATAGAGAACAAACAAAAAGCATTTATTTGTTATACAAATGCACAATCAATGCGGATGACCCCAATAATAAAAGGGTGAATATTATTTTTTCGCGCCACCTATATTGTTCTTTCAATTTGATGTCATTTGGTTTATATTCTTCATAATAATGGTAATAAAATTCATTCAATGTGAGTCGAGGCTTCTCTAATTTTTCATTTATTTTGTTATGGATAAAATGAAACCATTCAATCAACGATTCCCTGGTGTCCAAATACGCAGAAACTGGATACAAATCTAACAAGGCTTCAAAATCGGTTCCAATGGATTCCACTGGAATCCACAAGGGAATATTTTGAATGAGCTCGTAATATTTCTTTTTGGTGACATCATTTGGGTGAATGGGGTAGGAAAAGGCAATGGTGTGAAAGAAAAACCAGAAATGTGGACCCCATACGTTTGGATCTAATTTTTTCACTTGGGGTGTTATTGTCATTTGTGTAAAACAACATAAAAACAATACATTTTGAACATATAAGTTATTTAGATGAATAAAAATATGTGCAATAATTGTGGGAAATTGGGTCATCATTTTTATCAATGCAAGATTCCCATTGTTAGTTATGGAATCATTTTGTTCCAAAATGATCCAGAGAATGGAATTCAATATTTAATGATTCGAAGAAGAAATACATTTGGCTTCATTGATTTTATGCGCGGAAAATATGTACTCAATAATGCGACTCATTTGAACTCCATGTTCGACGAAATGTCTGCCCAAGAAAAAAGATTGATCGCAACCCATTCATTCCATGATCTTTGGAAACACATGTGGGGAACAGCCACGCAAGATACACATCCATCCAATGAAGAAATATCCGCAGAACGGAAATTTGAGCAATTGAAAATCGGATATTTTCACAATGAGGATCATATTAGCATAGAATCATTGTTGTCCCGGTCAAGTGTGGGATGGGATGGACCCGAATGGGAATTTCCAAAGGGTCGTAAAAATTATCAAGAAAAGGAATTGGAATGTGCGTTAAGAGAATTTGAGGAAGAAACAGGCATATCAAAAAAGCATATACATATTGTGGATAATTTAATGCCAATGGAAGAAATGTTTATTGGTTCCAATCATAAAGCATACAAACATAAATATTATTTGGGATTTATCGATAAAGAAAATGCAATGCCTTCACAACCATTTCAGGAAACAGAGGTAAGTAAAATGGAGTGGAAATCATTCTCCCAATGCTTAGAGTCCATTCGCCCATATCACAAAGAAAAAAAGCGGTTGATCGTCAATATAAATAAAATATTAGAAGAATATAGGTTATATTATGGACAATGAAGTAAAATGCGATTCAAAAAAAAACAAAGAATTACTTGCTGCAGAAGAGGAAAATCGAGCTCAATTACAAACGGAGCCTGATAATTTATATGTATATCCTCATTTAGACGACCCCAATTTCAATATAAAAATTGCACAAAAAAAGGAATTCCGAGATACTCAATATGACGGAACAATTTATGATGTGGAAGCTCAGGCAGAATTATTAAGCAACGCTCCTTATGAATTGCTTCCGCAACAATCCTTCACGAGGAATTTTTTATCCTCACAAACACCTTATAATGGATTGCTTCTGTTTCATGGGCTTGGTTCCGGAAAAACATGTACGGCGATTGGTGTGTGTGAAGAAATGCGCGAATATTCGAAGCAAATGGGCATCCAAAAACGCATTTTGATTGTGGCGGGTCCGAATGTGCAAGACAATTTTCGTTTGCAATTATTTGATGAACGCAAATTAGTGGAAGAAAATGGCATTTGGACAACCCAGGGATGTATTGGAAATAAATTACTGAAAGAAATAAATCCCACTGGAATAAAAGGGATTTCCAAAGAAAAAATAATACACATGATACATTCACTTATACGGGCTTCCTATGAGTTCAAGGGGTATATTGAATTCTCCAATGAGATCACGGCAGTTGCAGGTGGAAACGAGGAAAAACTGGAAAACAAAGTGCGTAATTTGACTCGCGCATATGAGAATTCACTGATTGTGATTGATGAGGTTCATAATATTCGCATCATAACAGATGAAAGCAAGAAAAATATTGGGAAAAATTTGATGTTTTTGGTGAGTGTGGTTCCCAATATATCCTTATTGCTTCTTTCCGCAACACCCATGTTTGATAATTATCGCGAAATTATTTGGTTGCTGAATTTGTTTAATATGAATGATCGCCGTGCATGTGTTTCCATACATGACATATTTGATGCAAATGGAAGATGGAAAGTGGACAAACAAGGAAGAGAAGTGGGAAAAGAATTATTTCGAAGAAAAGCCACTGGATACATATCATATGTCCGAGGTGAAAATCCGTACACTTTTCCATATCGAGTATATCCGAATTTATTTGCTCCGGATCATACATTTTGTTTTGGGAAGAAAAAAGAGTGCCTTCACACTTATCCAACCCATCAGTTGAATGGAAAAAAAATACGTGAGAAAGATAAATTGAATAAGCTGAGTTTGTTTTTGGTCAAAATTGGCAAATATCAAGCATATGGGTACAATTATATCCTTCATTTGTTGAGAAATAGGCAAGCGGCGGTAAAAGAAACAAAAAATGGAAAAACGCGCAAAGTGGCTGCATTTTCCAATATGAAGTCATTTGGCTATAATGAAATGCAATTGCCGATCGCTGCATTAAATATTGTTTACTATCATGCAGATTTGGAAAAAATGGGAAAGAAAATAAAACCAATGAAAGAATATGATGAATTTGCGGAGACAATAGAAGACAATGTGGATGATGATGTGAATGCAAATGACAACGAAACATCATTGTTGCCTACAGAATCAAAAGATTTGACACAAATGAGTTTGCCGGTTGATTCAAAGTTAGAAGAATCGGAGTCGGATTCAGAATCGGATTTAGATTCAGAATCGAATTCATCGGACTCCTCAGATTCTGAATCGGACTCCTCAGATTCCGAATCGGACTCCTCAGATTCCGAATCGGACTCCTCAGATTCCGAAGAAACCGAGGAATCCGCAGATGAAAAATTAGAAATATTGTCGGACCAATTGTCTGAATTATCAAGTATTCCCTCTAATTTATCTGAATACGAACATAATATAGAAGGAATCACAACAAGCCATATTCCTGAGAAACGGAAATCTGTTGTCGGCACTTCGGTTGGAGGTACTTCGGTTGGAGGCACTGCTTCCAATATTCCTGTAAAATATTTAGTGGGAGCTAAGGGATTGCAACGAATAATGAAAATGGAAGACACAAAAAGTCCACCTGTAAAGGGCAATTTTGAATACAAACAAAATATGCCACACATGTTTCGTCCAGAAGAGATTGGTAAATATAGTTGTAAAATAAAACAAATTTGCGATTCCATTTATGATAGAGAAAAGGATATTGTTGCGGATGGAATTATTTTAATTTATTCGAATTATATAGATGGTGGGTTGGTGCCAATGGCACTAGCTTTGGAAGAAATGGGGTTTGCACGTTATGGGGAAAAGGCGAAACCTCTTTTTAAAACACCGCCCAGCCCAGTGGTCGATGTCAGGACGATGAAATCTCCCACTTCTAAAACGGATTTCAAACCCGCACGATACACAATGATTACCGGAGATAGCCGGATATCGGCGGACAACGCCGAAGAAGTCAAGGCAATCACGGGAGATAAAAATACGGGCGATGTGAGTGGTCATTTGATCAAAGTGGTTCTCATTTCTCAAGCGGGTTCAGAAAGTTTGGATTTCAAAGAATTGAGACAAGTTCATATCATGGAGCCATGGTATAATATTAATCGCATTGAGCAAATTATTGGTCGCGGTGTGCGTAATTTTTCGCACAAAAATTTGCCTTTTGTAAATCGAAATGTTCAAATATTTATGTATGGCACATTACTAACCAATAAAAAAGAAGAATCCGCGGATTTATACATGTACCGCAAATCGGAAGTAAAAGCAATGAATATTGGAAAGGTGACCAGAGAGTTGAAACAGGTTTCAGTGGATTCATATATTAATCATGGTCAAAGCCAACTAACAGCTGCGAATATGCGTTCTGCGAATAAAAATTTAAAACAAATATTATCCAATCATAAGACAATTGAGAATTTTCCAGTGGGAGATATAGATGATTCACCCAATTGCGATTTCATGACATGTGAATTACATTGCTATCCCAGACCAAATAAAACAATAAAAACTATTAAAGAAAACAATAATACTTACAATTCCTATTTCATGTTGAACACAGAAAAAATAATATTGAAAATAAAAGAATTAATGTTGTCGCGATATTTTTATAAACGGAATGAATTGTTGCGTTTAATAGGGATTCCAAAGCCATATCCGCGGGAACAAATATTTGCTGCATTGACACAAATGGTAGACGATAAATCTGAATATATATCTGACAAATATGGACGAGATGGGCATTTGGTCAATATTGGGGAATATTATTTATTTCAACCCATTGAATTAAACGCAAAACACATATCAATCCGCGATAGGTCTGTTCCAGTGGATTATAAACACAAAATGATTGACATTCGTGTAAAGGAAAATATAAAAGAAAATATGCCAAATTCGGAATCTGAATCCGAATCGGGGTCAAAATCAAAATCGAAGTCAAAGTCAAAGTCAAAATCAAAGTCAAATAAAAGCCATGATTTCAATAATCACACCAAGGGAGAAGAGTTGTTTCGCACGCTTTATCAAAATTATACACTAGCATTGAATACAAATAAATTAGAAAAAGGGGTGGATAATTGGTTTATGTATTGTGGTGTTGTGATGCGAAAAATGGTGAAAGAAGCAATTGTGCCTGGCAATTCTATTGAGCAAAAATCGGCAGTATTAAATGAGTTTTTAATTCATCATATTGCAGATAGTTTGCTGACAAAAGATAAAATTCAATTACTTAATTACATGGAAAATGCACAACGAATACATCAAACGCTGCAAATGGAGTCAAATTTAAAACGTTTTTTCAATTCCATATATGAATATTTCATAAAAAAACGAATCGTGGCAAATGGAATAATAGGAATGTTGTTAGTTGATGGCATATCCAGTGTCAATAATATAAATGTATATGTATTAACGAATTCTCAATGGGATGCAGCGGAACCAGAAGATAGAAATGTTTTGCTGAACAAAATAAATATGTTTCAATTCAAAGATGAATCTAAAAATCAATATATTGGATTTATTGGGTTTGAAACAAATGCAAAATATATGGTATTTGAAGTGAAGGATTTGGAAAACAAACGCAGCACGGGATTTCGTTGTGATCAAGCGGGGAAATCCAAAGTGATAGAATTATTGAATGCCATTGAGGGAGACACTCGATTTGAAAACAAACTAACAAAGGAAAATAAATTGGAATTATGTGTGCGCATGGAATTGACTCTGAGGAGTTTTCAAAAAAGTCAAAAGGATGGCAAAATATGGTTTATTGATACAGAAACTGCCATTTTAAATGAATTTCAAAAGAAGGAAATGGCAAAGAAAAAAGGGAAGAATATCTAATTCAAATAAATTAAAACAAAGACAATTTTATTATATTTAATGTATTTATATTTTCTCCAAATTATGGGCATTTATCAAATAAAAAAGAAATTGATTTCTATTTGAAAACATATAAAGACAATATATATGAACACCAATGGCGCGCTAAAAGGGGTTTATGCCCAATGTCAAATTGAAAAGAAAATTATTATCCCATTCAATGCAGTGGGAAAAAATTTGATGCCCACCATTGAAACCACCATATCCCAAATGATTGGAGGAAAATGCATCGTAGAAGGATATGTGAAACCAGATTCCATTCGGGTCATCACATTCTCCAGCGGAAAAATCAAAGGACCAGATATTATATTTGATGTTGTTTTTAGCTGCGATGTTTGTTTTCCAGTTGCGGGAATGAATTTGAATTGTGTCGTAAAAAATGTAACGAAAGCGGGAATCCGTGCAGTGAGTGCGGATGAAACACATTCACCATTTATATTATTTATTGCACGCGACCACTTCTATTCCAGTGAAATATTTAATGCAGTAAAAGAAGGGGATAAAATAACATCGCGTGTCATAGCACAACGATTTGAATTAAATGATCAATATGTGTCGATCATAGGAGAATTGGTTGTTATGAAGAAACGTTAAGTAGGGAACTTGCTTGGAAATCGTGAAGCAATTTATTTTTTATTAATGTCTATAACGCCGGAAATAAAATGTTAATAAATTTATTTCCTACCTATAAATGGAACCCTTTTTCGCAGGCGCCGAACTACCGGATGACCGCATTCGTCGAATGGCTGATTTGGATACATTATTATCTACATTTTTGCTTGATAGAGGAGCCTCCATTGGCAGTCCAACTTTATATGCACTTTTTCCAATGGCATCCGTTTTCTTTGCGTTGATGTGCATAGATGCAGACATTGGATACAACATAGATTTCTTTTGGTTTAATCTGGTTGTTCCACGCACATATTTGGCTCGAGATAATGTGCTCATGTCTGAATAAATGGGTTCTTGACTTGGATAAAATTGCGGAGGTGTTGGGCGAATGCCATTTAATACAGCACTATGATGAGGAGGTAATGTGTGTGGATATTGGCTGGAATTCAATGGTCCACGAATGGGTGCATGGACAAATCCCTGGAATGTTTGAGAACCAATGTTTCTGGAAATGGCATAAGGAGTTGTCATTTATTGTAATTAAGTATTTTATTTTTTTCATTGGTTCTAAATAAAAAAAATTGAATTACATTTAAATGTAGTAGATTATATTATATATACACAAATGTCCCACTCTATTTCTATTCTTCTTGTTGAAAAAAATGGAGACCTCAGAGAAACGTATGTAAAACAATTTGATGTGGACAATTTATATAAAAAATGCGGGTTTAAAAAGCCAGAACATTTTTGCAAACAAATTGAATGGAAAACGGATAATGAAATTATTGAATTATATGCAAAATCAGTGGGCAAATCAAATTATGAAAATAAATATGAATTTCCTCCTCCCGTGGATACAGCATTATATTTTGGCACAGCCGCGTTGGTTTCGTATGATTTAGAAAGAAGACCAACTCAATTGAATATTCAAAAATGGCAGGCAATGTATGAGAATATGATGGGCGGTTTTGAAAATATATCCAAATCGGAGGAAGAATCAGACGAAGAACAACCGGAAGTTAAGAAAACAAAAGAAGGTTATGTGATGGATGGATTTGTGGTGGATGATGAAGAGGAGGAGGATAATGGGGAGGATGATGAGGTGGATGAAATAAAATATGAAGAGGGTGAATTAGAAGAAGAAGAATATGTGGAGGAATAATAGACAATATAAATTGTGCATACATTCTATTTTATAGTCATGTCTTAAAATTCTTTTTTCAACAATTGTTTATTTCAAATAATAAAAAAATTGAATTAAACAAAGTTAAATATATATTGTTTATAATAATATGCCAACTCGTGAAATTAAAAATCCAAGCCAATTTCGTTCCAATGTTTGCAAGCAATTGGAAAAATACTTCACTTCCCCTCAATCCACAAATATTGAAAAAGGTGTTTTCAATTGGTGCATCAAAGAATGCAAAAATAAAAAAATAATCCGAAAATGGGAAAACCCAATATTTGTTCAAATGTACATTGACCATTTACGAAGCATCTTTTATAATTTACAAGATGGTCATTTAATTTCGCTTGTAAATAGCGGAGAAATTAAATCACACGAAATTGCTTTTATGACACATCAAGAAATGAATCGCGATAAATGGGATGAATTATTGCAAGCAAAAAGCATTCGCGATAAAAATAAATTTGAACAAAATTTAGAAGCAATGACCGACAGATTTACTTGTCGCAAATGCTTTTCCAAAAAATGCAGTTATTATGCGTTGCAAACCAGATCTGCAGATGAACCTATGACATTGTATATCACTTGTTTGGAATGCGGCGCAAGAATGAAAAAGTAGATAATTAAAAAAATTGATTTTTTTTTGCAATCTATTTTCAATCTATCTTATTCGCAGCAATATGTTATTATTTAAGTACCTGTTCAGCAAAGAAAAACCCGAATGCTTTATTTGTTGTTCTGTTCACGGAAAAACAGAAGAACAACTCTTTATTGAATCCCAATACCAAACCAGACTTCTAAACTACCCATTGATTCAATTGTCCGATGCGTACGAATGCAACTGCAAAATGTATGCACACAATATTTGTTTGTTCAAAATGAATTTCACTCAACTTCACAACCAATGTTCCGTCAAATGCCCCACTTGCAGAAAAGAGCAAACCCCTCATTTATATGTGAAGACATGGCGCGACACCTGGATTCCTTGGTTGTTGCGTTGGGTTAAGCAAGATGTCAGTAGAATAAACACAATACAGCGTGTAGGTGGCATCACCCTAATCACCCTTTGTTTATTGTTGTGTTTGCTCGCGAAAAACAAGGCAAATGTCGATTATTACATCCCGCCCAACTCCATTATTTCCCTTTTATTTGGCATTATCATCGCCATCATTCACTGCATTTCCGTTTATTTATTTACCATTCCGGACTATTTTGACAAATATTGGTTGTATCATCCCAACAGAAATATTTGCTACATTCCAATGCCTAAAATCGACTGAAATTTTTCATTGTTTTGGTCAACACATAATACAAAAATCCAAACAAGGCACTCACAAATAAAAGTCCCTGAAAATTAAAGCTCCCATCCACAAAACACAAATATGGACAATATTGATACACACTTCGCTTGAATACTGGAAGCTGAAATAAAAAATACATGATCCCAATCAACAATGGACCCTGTATTTCATCATATAAAGAATCTAATGTATTGCTTTTTTTTTCCGCCATATAATACCGCTGAATATCATCCTTTTCATTTTCAATATAATTTTGCACTGATGGTGGGGGCACATAATTCGGCTGAATAAAGCTATCTGTTGTTAGTTGTTCTGTGGTCATTGGAATATCACGACTGGGCAAGGAGGTTGCGCCAGACATGCTTGCTTGTTGCAACCCATTGACTATTTGACTGATGGTACTTTGATCCAATTTGTCGGCGGCGGATGTTTCATGGATGCTCATACTAACACCCGCGCCTTCCACCGGTAAATCTTGAATATTTGTTGCCATTCCTTTATTGCCAGTTATTTATATATTCATCAAGACGCAATTATTGAACAGGCATAACTTTAACTGAAAATGGATTGAAGGGGCATTGCGTTGCCACCGGTTCATACTGAAAGCATTGTTGAAACGCATCTTTGTATTGCATTTTGGTATAATTTTCCGGCGTTGGATATGCTAAAATGGTTTTGTATTCCGGACCCAATAAATACACAAACACCAACCCCACGCCAAAACTAATCATAAATATAGGAAAAGAAATGTAATCCCCAATCATATATTATATATTCAGATTTATTCTGAAGTATCGGTTTCTTCCTCCACGACTGCTTCCGCTTCCTCCGCTTGCACCAACTTGATTGTTTTATTTTTTTTCAAAGGCTTTTGCACGCGCAAGGTTTTAGTTTTTGGCGGTTTCTTTTCTTTATCACGCATTAATTTCACCAGCTTATCATCTTTCTTGAAATAAAATTCATTGCTTTCCAAGGAATGCAAATATTGTCTTAAATGAAACGCATTTGTGTCTGCATCATATTCCACAGAATTTATATTGTATTTCAATTCCCTGATTTCTTTCAATTTAGGAGCCATTTCTCGATGATACAATTCCACGGCATGTTTCAAATGGGATGTGTCATTTGTCTCTTCAAATTGATTCACATATGTTTTATATGCAGCCAAATAGGATTTTCCAAATTCTTTTTCAAGGCGTTTAAGCATTGCCTTTTTTTCGGGATTATCATTTCGCAAATAATTGGTTTCCACCATGAATCCAGTATTTTCCGTTTCTGTCTTCAATTCTTCTGTTAGTTGTTCGAATGCGGATTCTACGTTACGCCCAAAAAAAATGGCATTGTTTTTCTCTCGAATAATATTCCATTTCAATTGCTCTATATTGGACATTCCTTCTTCTATATTGGAACTCATGGATTCGCGAATGGCGTATTGAATTTCAATATCTAAGGCACATGGTTCTGCGGCATCACCACATTTCACGATATATCTCTTGATGGCTTCTGTTGAATCAATGACAACAGAAAAAAGAGTGCCCACATTGCGGTGGCAATTGATGCAAATATTTTTCGGCAATTTGGAATAATTCAAACGTTTTTCACGCTTGGAATTTTTACTTTTCAATATGGGTTTTAAATAGCGTTTAAAATAGTCACTTTCATATTCATTTTTCAATCTGTAAAATTCCTGAATGGCATCCGATGGTGTCATTTGGTCTCCAATCATACACAAGGAAGAGATATTTATATTTTGGGTTTTATTATTTTATATTTTCATCGTATATAATATGTCTTCGTCGTATACGTTTAGCGGCTCTGGAACACTGACTTCGACGATTGTGAATGCGAATATAGGTTCAGCAACTGAAATTACAATTGAAGGATATGATTCAATTGGAGTTAATGCATTCTATAATAAACAACAAATTACATCTATAAGCATAAATGATTCAGTTACAAGCATTGGAAACAATGCATTTATTTTATGCACTGGATTGACATCTTTGAGCATTGCATCTTCAGTTACAAGCATTGGAATAAGTGCATTTTATAGCTGCACTGGGCTCACATCCATTTCAATTCCAAATTCAGTTACAAATATTGGAAGTCATGCATTTTATAGATGCAGTAAATTGACTTCTGTTTCCATTTCTGATTCAATTGAATCAATTGCAGATAACACGTTTGAAGAATGTACTGGCTTGACTTCTTTAACAATACCAAATTCAGTTACAAGCATTGGAATAAGTGCATTCAGTTCATGCACTGGCTTAACTTCTTTGACAATCCCAAATTCTGTCACGAATATTGGTGAAATTGCATTTGGTAGATGCACGAGCTTAACTTCAGTCACAATTCCGAATTCAGTCACAACAATTGGTGTTGGTGCGTTCAACTCATGCACCAGTTTAACATCGGTTTCACTACCTAATTCATTGGCATCCATCGCATCAAATACATTTGCTTATTGCAATAGTTTGTCATCCATCACAATTCCATCATCAGTGACATCCATTGGAAATAATGCATTTGAGGGCTGTTCCAGTTTGACATCCATTTCCATTTCTAATTCAATCGCAACAATTGGCACAAGTTCATTTAAAAATTGCACTTCTCTGTCTTCAATTTCAATGCTGGGTGAAACCATTGGGTTTGGTGCATTTGAAAATTGTTCCAATTTAACATCTATCACTTTTTCTGATAATTTAATAAGTATTGGCGATTTTGCGTTCATTGGGTGTTCTGATCTTGCATCCATATCCATTCCTACGAATGTTGAAACAATAGGTAAAAATGCATTTGCATCTTGTCCCAGTTTAACATCTGTCACAATAAAAAATCCATCTTTAGTCACTTCACTCTTTACCAATTCATTTACAAATGTTTCGTCCACATCAGGCTCATCCATCACCTTTGAAAATACATCCAATTCGAGTCAGTTGTTCGGAACCTGGCAAACCATTGCCGGTTATTATCAAAATGTTGTTTATGTTCCTCCTCCACCTCCATCGCCAACCATCACCAACTTTTCCATTTTACCTGCCTTATATGGCAGTTCGCCCATCACCATCACAGATCCATCCTCCAATAGCAGCGGAGCCTTTTCATATTCTTCTTCCGATCCAAATGTGGCGGATATTTCCGGGAACATTCTTTATGTGCATCGAATTGGCACTGCGGTCATCACAGCCACGCAAGAGGCATCCGATAATTACTCAGAAGGCACATCCACGACCAGTTTCAGTGTCTTTTGTTTCAACAAAGGAACGAACATATTATCCGTCAATGAAACCAGTATTGCAGTGGAAAATATAAAGCTGGGAGATTTAATTAAAACATATAAACATGGGTACAAAAAAGTTGCTGCCATTCATTGCGGTCAAATCAAAAATAATATAAAAAATCCAAATGAATGCATGTACTGCATGAAATCCAATAATTTAATTGTCACTGGAGGGCATTCTATGTTAGTTGATTCATTGGAAGGATATGAATTGTATAAAAGGAAAATGATCAAGGCAATGGCTTCCATCCAAATGATTGAAGATAAATATTTGTTGTTGGCAGGATACTCGAAGGAATTTGAGGCAATCCAAGACAATGACATTTACACGTATTATCATTTTATGTTGGAAAATAACGGAAATGACGATCAGCAGTTTGGTGTATGGGCGAATGGCGTTTTGATGGAAACACCTTCCAAGAATCAATGGATTCATTCTTTATGAAAACAACTTTTCTGCCACACTTATATGAAACCCATGTTGACAGAACCAGGTGTCACTTATTTCATCGAGCAAACCTTGAAACAATGCCATGCCATTCGGGTAAAACACCATAACATGTTTTATAATATATCCATATTTATTGGATTTTGCATTATTGTTGCAATCTTTTTGGCTTACAAATATAAAGGCAAACTAACCCCAGAAGAAATAGAAGAAAGAGAATTGCAGAAAAAGAATTATATTTTATCCAAAATACAAAATTATCAAGACGCCAAAATACATTCGCAGCAACAATTGATTACAGGACTTCCACAATGGGAAACAGAATTCGATGTATTGCATTCAAATATAATGAAATGAAATGAAATGAAATAATTTCATTTGCCTTTATATGGACATCTCTTTTCAATCTCTTTTATTATTCATTATTGTTACCATATTATATTATGTTGTTCCAAGCATTGGAAAACCTCAGCTGACTATATATGATTTAACGCCTGACGGAAAAATGAATTTCTTGAGTGCTTCCATGAAACGATTGGGACTCTATTTTGCGGTTGTTGTTGCCAGTCAAATGGCATTGAATATTGGATATTTAATGGCAAAGTGTGGAGGAGCATTGGATAAAAATATAGGTGCCGCTTTCATATATACTATTATTCCATGGACCTTTTTATTTGGCGTTTTGTTAGTTGTGCTTCTATTTTTTCCTGGATTCAAAGCCGCTTTTTCAGATGTCATTGGATATTATGTGGTGGCAGGGAAAGCAAATGAAATCTTCGCTTCCATTATGTTGGGTTCAGATTTAAACGACATGATCAACAAAGCCGGGAACGTGGTTCAAAAGGAAGAACTAACAAAAGCCGCAGAAGCCATCGTAAAAATATGTGGCAACAAATCGATTCTCATCAATCAAATGAATCCGGAGAATTTCACCACCATTTGGGACACATTGAAGCCATTGATGACGCCTGGGTCTTACGAAAATACGGAAATTCAAACGCAGTTGCTGAATTTGGTTGTGATGAAAGATAATATTGGAGAGGCATTTTGGTATGTTTATGCAAGTATATTCATTTCATCTATAGTATACTATAATTTGGCGACAAGGGGGTGTGTGAAAAGCTTGGAGCAAATCAAGGCAGACCATGATGCCTATGTGAAATCAACGGAAGAGGAATTGGAAAAAGCGAAGGCGACTAAGACAACATATACTATTTAGGGCTAAAATGATATAAAGAATAGCATGCAATATAATTATGTCAAACATTTCTGTAATTGTAAGAAATGTATGAATTCAAATGGAAAATAGATGACAATATTTATTATGAAGTATCAAATAGAAAGTTTTTGAAGACAAATGGTCATGGACAAGAAGTTAGTTAATTGCACCGCAATTTATTTTAATACCATAGTGGGTTTAACGGCGAATGAAATTGAAAATTATTCCCAACAAAAAAATGAAACGTGGAAAATATAGGAACTGCAATTGTACATTGCATTCAGCACACTTATACTTTTTGCAACGTTTGTAAGTATGTCATTGCTTTTATTTTTGAATCAAATAATTGATATCCTCTTTTTTTATATTTGTTGGACCGGATTATTGAGTCTTCCCCATGGTCATTCATGATATAGCCAATTTTATATAAAGTTAACTCAGGTTCAATACAATAAACATTTAAACCATCATATCCAACACTGCAAAAACTAAAATCAAAATGTTGTAATACTTCCGGTAATGTTACATTAACAAATATAAGTTGTATTTCTTTTTGTGTAACACAATGTTTTAATTTAAGCATATGTGTTATATTTGATAAGTTGCTCCTTTTTCCAATATTTTTATTTTTAATATTAGTATAACTAGTTTTAATGTTAGTATAACTAGTTTTAATGTTGGTATAACTAGTTTTAATGTTGGTATAACTAGTTTTAATGGGACATTTATTTGATTTTAATAATATTCTATTCGCAAAATCAAACTCATTTATTATCATATAATTTGATGAATTAATTAATAATTTGCTAAAATCCGTCTTAATTTGATTTATATCATTATTTGCAATCCATATATCTATATCTCCTGAATAATGTGACGAGTCGCCATTATTTGAATATATGCAGGATGTTAATCCACCAGCAATCATACCAGAATGTTTAATTAATAAATTATTCAAGTCATTTATATTAACATTAAATATGTTATTTAAGGCAAGTGATAAATTTTGTTCAAAATTTGCAAGGGCATTCATTATAGTAAAATTTATCTATTGTAAATATGTCAATTGATGATTCAATTTTTTCAAATAATTACAATATTAACAAATTTACGTAGATGTATCTAATCAAATGTGCCAAAATATACTATTTAAATTTTATAATATAAAAAGAAGAATAATATGCATTAACCTCTATAACGCCAAGTGTTACTCCGGAGTAACACTAATGTTTATAGGTTAATTATTTTTGCACCACAAATGCAGCAAAAATAATATAAATAATTATTAACATTTTATTCCGGCGTTAGAGACATTAAATATGTATTATTATCCTTCTTTCCTGCATTTCTTTTATTTATTTTCATTCACAAATTATCATCCAAACTTTGAAAATTTGACAACATCCACCATTCCACTATGGAGCATCAAAAAATACAAAGGCAAACAAGGAGCCATAACATACACCGCATGTTATCATCCATATACATCCAATTATGAATTCAATTGCAAACGATATTTAGAATATGAAGATTTGGTTGTTTGTGGATGTAATTGCAAATAAAATTGACACCCCAATATATGTCATATTCATTGGAAGAAGAATCTGAAGTCATTAAATACAGCCCCCAAGAAACCATATCCTTTTTGGTTTATTGCATTGTGAAAGACAATTGCAAGTCTCCTTTTTTATTGTTTCTTTTGGAACAAGACCAAACGCTCACAATTCCATATCACATTTGCACTCATTCAGAACCATTGGCTTCTCTTGCAAAAACCAAATTTCAAGGAGAATACAAAGGAATCATTTGGAGAAACCAAATTCCATACGCATTGGTCAAAGTTCAGAATACAAATATAAATATGAATGCAATGGAATGTGAATTTGCAATGCCCAGTGAAATCATCAATCAAAAACACGTATGGAATATATCCGTGGATCCATTCGTATCCCAGTTATTCACAGAATTTCCAGAAATGGGTCTTTTACGCAATGAAAAAAAACAATATTATAATTTGCCAGATGTTGGATATGTGGGCGATTCCTTGGAAAGTGCCAAATATCAAAGTGTTTTTGGCACATTGACCAATCGCTTTTATTTGCGATTAAATCGTGTGTGGCAAGAAGAATATATTATTCGATATGCCGTTTTTTCAGAACTTTCGGATATTGTTTTTCATGAAGAAGAAGAAGACACCGAATATAAAGCGCAAGAAGAAAATTCTGTTTACTTGGAATATCGGCATAAAGATTTAATTGAATAATAAATATCTAATTGGTATGTATGTCATCATCCATGAAATATACAATTGCGGGAGTCATGTTGTTGGTTGGATATGTTGTTGCCAAAATATTGGAATTTTATGGCATCAATGTGAGTGCCTATGGGAGTTATTTTGCTTTTTATATTTTTTTAATTGTTTGTTCCTTTGTGTTGCCCAATGAGTACAGCAGCATTGTTCAATAAATGAATTAAAATTGAATGTTGGTTCATCAAAAGAAACAAATCAAAAGCATGAATTATTCCGATTGGATTATATTACATAGAATTCCAGTAAAAACAAATGATTTCTTTGAACAAAACGCGGATGAATTGGAATGGGTCAACCTTTCAACAAATCCCAATGCAATTCCCATATTGGAACAAAATCCAGATAAAATCAATTGGCACTGGCTTTCCAAAAATCCCAATGCCATTCCTTTATTAGAACAAAATCCAGATAAAATTGATTGGGAAATGCTTTCTAAAAATCCCAATGCCATTCCCTTATTAGAACAAAATCCAGATAAAATATATTGGAGGTGGTTTTCTAGAAATCCGAATGCAATTCATCTGTTGGAACAAAACCAAAATAAAATAAATTGGGATTGGCTTTCATTGAATCCCAATGCAATTCATTTATTGGAACAAAATCCAGATAAAATTAATTGGGTTTGGCTTTCAGACAATCCCAATGCCATTCCCTTATTGGAACTGAACCCAGATAAAATCAATTGGCATAGGCTTTCTGCAAATCCCAGCGCCATTCCCTTATTGGAACAAAACCCAGATAAAATAGATTGGTATATGCTTTCACAAAATCCCAACGCCATTCACCTGTTAGAACAAAATTTAGATAAAATCAATTGGTTTGGTCTTTCTAAAAATCTGAATGCCATTCCCCTGTTGGAACAAAACCCAGATAAAATAAATTGGCAAAGTTTTTCTGGAAATACTAATTTATTAAAACTCATAACCACCATTGATTACGCCGTTTTAAAAGAGAAAAACATGGCATTTGCGAAAGAATTGGCAAAACACGTGTTTCACCCATATCGCATTGTAAAACAATCGGCTGCATTTGGATTAACTGAAATAGAATATTTGGAATTATTGTGAAATAATGCAAATAAATGTACATTCTATATTCCAAAATTGTCTTTACATTGTTTTTTATTTCACTTGATTATCCAAAAAATTGAATTCCATCCATTTGCCCAAATGCACCTCATTCAATTCCATGGAACGCCGCATTACAAAAAAATTTGACAATTATATCACTGAAATGAAAGAAAAAATCAGGGAAAAATCATCCGAATTAGGAATTATAAATGACCCCATTTATCAAGAATTGTTGCAATTCATTTTAGATTACGAACGCCCCACATTTGAAAAAGATGATTTCAAAAAGAAAAAACGCAATAAAAATCCTCCCCATTTATTTGACCGATGCACTGCAAAATGCGCCAATGGAGAGCAATGCAGCAGAAAACGAGCGGATGATGTTAGTTTGTTTTGTGGCACACATGCAAAAGGCATCCCCCATGGAAAGTGTGATGCCAATGATGCTCCCCCCGCGCATCGAAAAAAAATTGCCATTTGGCCACAGGACATTCATGGCATTTTATATTATATTGATGATGAATATAATGTATATCAAGTGGAAGATGTGATGCAAAATGTTGACAATCCAAGAATTATTGCAAAATATGAGAAATCAGATTCAACACAACAATACAGCATTCCAGCGTTTGGAATTTATTAAATTGTTCTCACATATTCCCATTTTTTCATTATTCACACAAATATTCATTTAAAAATTACATTCACAAGAAAAGAATGGAATTAAAAGAAGAACCACAACAAAGCAAAGAATACACCAAGGAAGAATTGATTGAAACAATTAAAGAATGGATCAAGATCGACACTGAACTAACAAGGTTGAAAAGTGAAGTCAAAATGAAATCCGCCCAACAAAAAAATATTACCGCAAGCCTTTTAGATGTCATGAAAAAAGGGAATATAGATTGCTTTGACATCAATGGAGGATCTTTGTTGCACCAAAAACGAAAAACAAAAAAGCCCATTTCAGGCAAATATTTAATTTCTCAATTGGAAGAATATTACAAAGATTCGCCCGAAATTGCACAAGATATTGCCGCCAAAATATTAGAAAATAGAGGAGAAGTGTTAAAAGAAACAATCAAACGCAAAATAATCAAATAAATGTTGCAATATTTATACTTGCTATTCTTTTTATGTAAATTTTCAAAATAAAATTGATTCTCCATTGTCTGAATATTCCAACAAATCAAATCAAATATGCTGCAAGGTTGTTGTATGAAATGGATATGTGGTGTAAAAAATACAAATGAAATGGAGAATGTGGAATCGGCAGTTCCATTTGTGCCTCCCATTCAAGAAGGATTTGTAATCAAGGTATATGATGGGGATACCATTACGATTGTATCCAAATTGCCCTATTCCAAATCTCCCCTCTATAAATTTCAAGTGCGTTTGGCTGGGATTGATTGCCCCGAGATCCGAGGAAACACCGATTCTGAAAAACAATGTGCTCAATTGGCAAAGAAATTTGTTGAAAATTTGGTCTTAAAGAAGCACATTTCACTTCATGTTCATGGCAATGACAAATATGGACGATTGCTTGCTGATGTATTTGTTGGGAACGGGAATACACATGTGAATCAACTTTTACTCGAGGAGCATTTGGCGGTAATATATGACGGCGGCACAAAAAAATGTCCAGCAGATTGGATGGAATATTATAAAAAAATGAAAATAATTGACCATGTAAATGAAGTTGATAAAAAATGCCTTGTTCCATTTGTCATCAACACGGACACAATAAACTAACATGTTCAGTTCATATTAAATTAGAAATTGTTATCATCTGATTAGCCAACTCGGGGTATATATTCTGCACCCAATTGATTCATTGTTTCCAACTTGGCAATCGTTTTTTCTAAATTGGTTGAATGCATATTTTGATATAAATAATCTGTTTTTGGAGAATGTTCGTTTTTCTTAATTTGCTTATATATTTTATTTATGTGACTTGTGATCACTTGTATTTTATTTTTGTCACAAATCATTTCATCTTCCACAGAATAAAGTTCCGTGAATAATCCAATTACAAAATAAAGAAGCAATGACCGCTTCCTGTAACAACCAGAGGTATATTTCACACAATACATATTTAACGCACTTTGCACCATTTTTTGAGTTAATTGGTCTCTTCTTGCAGCTTCATTCAATAACACTTCCCACACAATCCATACCACATCCATTTGGCATTTCGAATCAACATCTATAAATGCACGTCTCTCACACTTACATAGTTCTTTCTTTTGACGACAAATGCTTTCAAACGTCATAATCCATTCAAGCCAATAGCATGCACTTACATTATTTGCTCCATCTTGGCTCACATGGTATGCAAATTCATTAACCCCAATATACAATTCACGAGAGTCTTTTCCCCGAATAATAGGCTCCGCATATTGAATATTCGGGGCTTTAAAACGTTCAGTCATGAGAGTCAAATCAAAATCTTCTTTTTTTACTTTGACCTCCATTAAAGAATGCTTTTTCTTCGATTCACATAAAACACACATTATTTCACAAAATAATTTGCGTATTTTGACATTATTTCTCATTCGTAATTCTCCGTCAGAATATCCGTTAAAAAATATTTGCTTGAAATCCTCCATTCTCCTGTCAAAATAAACGATGAGTTTTGGGTTTCCCGCGTGAATGTATTTGGAAAAAAAAGAAATAATAATGTCCCATAAATCGGCAAAATGTCCCGCACAAATTAATTCAGCACTCCAGTAACATGCCGGTTCTATTTTTGCGTCATATAATTTGCGTATTAGTTCTTGTTTGACATCCGTTTTTTTAAATTCGGAAAAGGTGATGCCTTTGAAATCACGTGCAGAACGAATATCATCAATTGACGCGAATCCGGATTCCTCTTCTTCTGTCATATAGGAAATATGGAAAAAAGGAAATGTAAATATCGGCATAAATATATGGGAGCGACCGAATCCGTGAATTTACATGTGGATTTATTAAGAGCCAAATTTGAAGAACGAACTAAAAAACCAATGAATAAATCAGAATTGATTGCTTTGATTGTTGCACTTGATCCAATGCAAGAAGAACAAAAAGATTATTTGAATACATTGAAGACACCTGAATTAGAATATTTGGTATATTCTATTATGCATAATGGACACAAATATGTGTCTCCAAGTGCACCACCCACCAAATAATGTATGTTTTGTTTTGTCAAAAGAAAGTGCGTTTCAATTATAATATTTATATATATCAAATGAAAAAATTTGAACTCTTAATTATATCCAATACACTTCAAAAATTAAGGGATATGAATGATGTTCATCTATTTTTAAATGAATTGGTCAAGGGACCAGTGAAAGATACTTTATTTCTCTCCTATGAACTCACCTTGTTAGTTTATAATATTATATTAAACACTTATCGGGATTACTCGTTCATGTTCAATAAAGAACTAAATGAACAAATTAAACGATATGTGGTGCAACAAATGCAGCGTTTATACGAAGATAAACTAACAGAGAATTGCGTTCAAAAAATACAAAATGACATTACTTATATTCAAACGTATAAAACATATACTTATATTCCAGATATTGCCATGTATTGCTATTTTTTTTTTTCAAATTAAAGGTACCTAAGGAACATCAAACTCGAATTAATAGTTTTGGCAATTCGGTATATTCAACCCATCAAAGTACACATAATCTTCAAACTCTTTATGGAGTCAATGTATATAAAATTGTTACATATTTACCAATAGATCAAAAAATTGCGTTTATTATCCTACTTTGTATTTGAAAAGGAAAAATAATATTTCCATATAATATAAAATGTCTTCTACTTTGGATTGTGCATTTTACAAGTCATTTTACAGCGATGTTAGTTCGCTTCCTGACAGCATGTCGGTGAACGAACATTATTTAAATGTTGGTAAACGAGAAGGAAGAATGGCAAACGCGGCAGAACTACACGAATTGATTGCACAGCTCACCCATTTTGATCAAAATGTTTACATTAATGCCAATTTGGCGTTCAATTTGCATAAAACATTGGGGGAGCAATTTTCCGATCTTTCTGTGAAGCAAAAGAGCATTGAACATTATTATGGTGAAACAGGGAATTTAAACACTTGCAGCCGTTTCCGTGTTATGAATAACAATGATTTGACCCACATGACCAATGTATGGGAATCTATTTACAACAAAATATTTGACAGCGTACACTTCAATGGATTATTTTATCATACTTTTTATGCGATTCCAACTGGAATCACAAATTTGCGTGATTTGCAAATCCATTGGTTGAAACAAGGAGTGTTTGAGGGACAAATGCCCAATTTGGATTCTCTCAATAAAAATATGGATGTCATTGGTTCCATTCAGGTCTTGCTGATGCAACAATTTCATTTGGACATGGCATTTATTGCTTCTTATAAAGGGGATATGGTAAATTTTATGAAACGCAACAGCATTCCCATCATAGAAATGGCAGATGAAAATCGTCTGCTATTATTTTTATTCTTAAACACTGGATATAAATTGCGTTTGTTTTTTAATGCAAATGATAAGGCTCAATGTGTTGAAAAACGCCGCAATCAATACAATGATGCTATAGAAAGTATTAAAAAGGGCACTTACAAGAAAAAATTGGATGCGAATAATAAAGCATATGATGCGGAGAGCATTGCATTAATGAAAGCAAGTTGCAAACGTGATTCAGTTCCGATTATTCCCAATAATTTTGCAGATATCATTAGTGTGAAAAATATTATTAAGCTATCAAATCCAATTGTAATTGATTGTTATATGAAATTATATAAAATGGATAGCTTGATTGATGTAATTATAACTATGGTAAAAAATGAGTTGAAAAATAGTTTGGAACCAATTGTAAATTCAATGGAATTAAAAATACTGGTGACAAGTGTTGTTTACAATGTTTTTATCAAGGACAAAGTGGATTCCATATTATATAAAGGATTAGTCAAGGAAAAAAGTGTGGAAATATTAAACGTCATATTTAAAGAATATGGAATTGTGGATGAATCCACATTAGCTGCATTGGAACAAGATGTGGAATATTTAATGCAAAACAAGCAGGTTATAAAATTATCTTATGTGGCAAATGCAATGACGAAATTGGTTGTAAATGCATTTTTAATGACACTATAATTCGTACTTGGTTGTTTACAGCAATTCCAAATAGTCCATTTCATGCAGCGGATTGTTTCACAATGCGACAATGGTTTACTTTCAATAAGTGAATCGCATTGGCATTGAATGAAAGACAATACCAATTTATTTTATCTGGATTTTGTTCTAATATGTGCATCGCATTGGGATTTAATGAAAGAAAATACTGGCATATTTTGTTCGGATTTTTTTCTATTTTTTATTTGCTGCATTTATGGTCAAACAATATTTAATGTCTCTAACGCCGAAATAAAATATTAATTATTTATATTTTATTTTTGCTGCATTTATGGTGCGAAAATAATTAAGCAATAAATCTCATTGTTGCCCCGGAAGGTTAAATATGTAATATTTTTATTATATTGCACGACAAATAAAGTGCCAGTTGTCGTATTATTTCTTTTACGCGTTTTACGTCACCTGGGCAGGTGACAAAAACGCGTCAAACAAAACCTCAAAAAAAAGTATGCTGTGACTTTTATTTGATTCGAGAATGGAAAACAGACCATTCCAGTTTGAATCAGTGCATCACTTGGATTCACATTTGTTCTCTTTGAGACAGCTGTGTTTTTGGTGGAGAAAAAATAAACAACATAATCCCTCAAAATTTCATTTACAACCAAAATTCAAGTTTCAAAAAAGGGTTTTGATTTTTGGACATTTATATTTGTCCATTTTTAGAAAAGCCTTCAAACCCTTCCATTTTTGTGTATACACACAAATAGTTGAATTTATGCAGTCATTTGATAAAGGTTCTAATATTTTTTGACACTGAGATTTTTTGGACCGAAAAACTGAAAGACATTTGTCCTTGGAAGGAAACAAAAAAATAGTATTTTGTGAATTAAATAAAAAAGGCAAGATTCAAATGCTCTGAAAATATTTATTTGATATGCTTGGACAAAAATATTAAAAAAGCAACATCAATCACAAGTTTCAGTAATACAAATGTGATTTAATATGATGTGAATATAAAATACTCAATTTAAATCTAGCAAGTTGAGGTGAATGACATATATTATCAGCAATAGAAAATAAATATTTTCTTATTTCGACTTGTCAATCAACACTTTCTTGCTAATATTTTTTATTATTTTATCAATATTGCGGTCTCCTTCTTCTTTCGTAAAACCATTCATTGAATTACTTACAATTTTCAAATACAAATCATTCTTCATGGAATCTGCTTTGGTGCAATCGGGATACAATTGTCTCCATGCATTTATTTGTTTCATATTTTCATTGGCAATTGTTTTGATGGCTTTTGTTAGTATGGGACGATCATTATTTTCTTTCAGCCATTCATTTTTGTCTTTGATGTAAAATATTTCTCGTTTGGAATCGGAGCAATGCAATGGACGAAAATGTTGCTCTAAATTATTCAAACGATTGATAATAATATCAGAAATGCCTTCAATATAACCGCGTCTTCCAGTATTTTCCAATTCATCCAAGTCCACTTGAATCGAACTAACAAAATCGCTTATATTCATGGCATCTTTGCATGTTTCATTCAAAAAAACATTCAAATTAAAGGTTTTATTGGAAACATTGTGACTATTGGTATTGGTTGTATTATTATTTGTGTTATTTGTGTTATTTGTGTTATTGATTGTTGATGCATTGTGAATAATGCCAGATTTGAGTAAATCCATTAATTCTTTGTTTTGCGTTTGCAGCAAATGAATGATTTCATCTCGTCCGTGAAGTTCAAGTTTAAATTTCGCATTGCATTTTTTTTTATGTTTCCATAATCCAGTGCGGTTGCGAAATTCTTTGTTACAACAATCACACATGATTATCTTTTTCACATTAATTGAGTTGCCATCTGGGTTATATTCCAAATTTTTCATATGTTTTTTGGTTGTCACATGTATATTATAATTGAAGCGACGATCTGTGCAATAATTGCAACATTCACAATAAAAATAGGATGTTTCATTTTCCATGGATTTCATATATTCTCTATAGACATTTTTATTAGTTTTTGAACTTAATTTGCTTTTTAACCATTTTTCAGTCAGTTAAAAATCATTTTTCAGTCCATTTCAATGCCAGTATTACAATGCTTGTTTTTGTTTCCTTCACTGAGCTACAATTTGACAGATTATTGCCGACAAAATGCATCCCATAATATAATTGTACAATGCATGGAACAATTGATACAGCAATGGATAGCAATTGACGACCAGTTGCAACAGGCGAATGAAAAGGCACGGCAATTGCGAGAACAAAAGAACGCAATTGCAGAACAATTGAATGAACATGTGGCTGCCAAACAAATGCAAAACATTACCATTCGTGTTGGAAATGAACGGCTGCGATTTGCGCAAGTGAAAGAAACGCAACCCCTGACATTTCGATATTTGGAGACATGTTTGCAGAAAATATTGGATGGAGATGAAGAACAATTGGTGGCAGTGATGGAGTATATAAAGAAAAATCGGGAAAGTAAAATGGTGATGGAAATAAAACGCAGTAATAAATGAGTTTCGCTTCTGAACATAAAATCTAATCTCATTATATGTTTGGCAGTGGTGTTGCAAAAGAAAATGAATTAGAAGGAAATTTATTTGAGTTGGATGATATGATTTATAGGCAAGATGGGGGTAAAATATATGCGGGAGGATTCCAAATATCTTCTCATTTTATGGAAAAGGGTATTTCTCCGGTTTCCACCATGAATGCAATGGAAGGTGAAATGAAAGGCGGAAATTCAGTGGATGATTTATTTCGTCACTTGGTGATACCAGCTGGACTCATTCATTTCCAAATGAAACCAAATGACGCGTTTTTTGAGCCAAAGCACGAAATGTTGAACGATGATATATATGATGCGTTATTTGCAATGGTGAATTTACAACAAAAGAAAAAAATGACACGAAGAAATAATGCGAATACTAAAACAAATAAACGTACAAAAAGAAACAGAAATAATCGATAAAATTGAATGTTTATTTATAATGAGACAAAATATAAATAAACATGAATTATTCGGATTGGATTGTATTACATAGAATTCCCGTTCAAACAAATGAATTGTTTGAACAAAACAAACAGAAGTTGAATTGGGTTTATCTTTCAAAGAATCCCAATGCGATTCACTTATTGGAACAAAATCCAGATAAAATTAATTGGCATTATCTTTCATGGAATCCCAATGCAATTCCCTTATTAGAACAGAATCTTGATAAAATAGATTGGATTCGGCTTTCCGAAAATCCAAATGCTATTCCCTTGTTAGAACAAAATACAGACAAAATAGATTGGAAATGGCTTTCATTAAATCCCAATGCCATTCACCTATTGGAACAAAATCCAGATAAAATCAATTGGGAAATGCTTTCATTGAATCCCAATGCCATTCACTTATTAGAACAAAATTCGGATAAATTAGATTGGAAGTATCTTTCCGGAAATCCCAATGCCATTCACCTATTGGAACAAAATTCAGATAAAATTGTTTGGGCTTACCTTTCATTGAATCCCAATGCGATTCACTTATTAGAACAAAACCCAGATAAAATATATTGGCATTGTCTTTCAATGAATCCAAATGCCATTCCCTTATTGGAAAAAAATCCAGATAAAATTGATTGGTTTGAGCTTTCGGCAAATCCCAATGCCATTTCCTTATTGGAACAAAATCCAGATAAAATTATTTGGTTTAGTCTTTCGGCAAATCCCAATTTATTAAAATTATTCACAATCATTGATTACGCCGTTCTAAAAGAGCGAAACATGGTCTTTGCGGAAGAATTGGCAAGACTCGTGTTTCACCCGCACCGAATTATAAAACAATCGGCTGCATTTGGATTGACTGAAATGGAGTATTTGGAATCAGTATGATACCAAAATTGTCTTTATATTGTTTTTATTACACCTTTTACATTTCAAACGCTGATTTTTATATAGTCTAAGACCATCAAAATTGATTTTACATTTTTTAACCTCTATAACGCCAAGTGTTGCTCCGGAGCAACGCTAAGATTTATTTGTTAATTATTTTTGCACCACAAATGCAGCAAAATAACATAAATAATTAATATTTTATTACGGCGTTTGAAATGTAAAAGGCGTAAATATTATCTACATTCATTATAAAGAATGGTCAAAAATACAGAATGCAAGCCTGGCAAAATAAAAAACGAAAAAGGACGTTGCGTGAATGTTCCAAAGCCCAAGCCAATGACCAAATCAAAATCAAAATCCATTTCATCCGCACCTAATATTCAAATGTTATTAAATGGCATCAAAGAGGAAATCATGCTCAAAATGGATGTCAATCATAATGAAATAAAAAATATGTTGAATGGAAGTGATGTTAGTTCGTCGTCCTCTTCTTCTGACTCAGACTCCAATTCGTCGTATAAACGTCCGTCACATTTGATTCCAATTGATTCAAAAGAGTTGCAATACATCAAATCATATGAATTAAAACATGTAAGTGTCGCCAAAACAAAAAAAAACAATATGGAAATGAAACGAGATCCAAAAATGCAAAAATTGCGTGGACAATTGATTGCAAAAAAAAGGCAATTGAAGAAACAATATGTTAAAATGCGTCCAAAATATTCTATTATTCCACTAAAACCAACATCTGCGAATTTAGAATTGGAGAGATACAATTTGAAGGTTGTCCCCAAATCCAAACGAGGAACCAGAAAAAAACATGCAAGCAAAACAAAAAGTTACACCCCCAGACATGGATGGAGTGACACTTGGTACTGAAGGGAATAATCACAACGCAAAGGAAAAAAATTGACTTATTTTTTGCATTTGAATCGCACTTTATTGAAACACATTATAATACAATGGATATTTGCAACATTTGCTGTGAAACATTTAACAAGTCGACACGCTTGAAAATAACATGTGGATATTGCAACGATTTTGCTTGCCGCACATGTTATGAAACGTACATCCTATCTCAACCCATTGCTAAATGTATGAATGTCAATTGTGGAAAAGAATGGACACGTAAATTCATGAATGAACATTTCACTTGCGTTTTCATGAATAAAAAATACAAACCTCATTTGGAGCAAGTTTTATTTGACCAAGAAAAATCGTTGCTTCCAAGCACACAAGTGGTGGTGGAAGAAATAGTGCGACGGGAAAAAATAAATGCAAAAATTAAAAAAATTGACCTCCATATAAATCACTTGAAAGAACAACGATTCAAATTGATTCGACTTAAACATAATCCTGCAAAGATTGTAAAGCAATTCATTCGCAAATGTCCATTCGATGAATGCCGCGGATTTTTAGATGCTCAATGGAAATGTGGCCTTTGCTTGAAACAAACCTGCTCCGATTGCCATGAATTGAAAGAATCAGAACATACTTGCAATCCTGATTCGGTCGAAAGTGCCAAATTGATTGCAAAAGATTCACGTCCTTGTCCCAAATGTCAAAGTCTCATTTATAAAATAGACGGATGTGACCAAATGTGGTGCACGCAATGCCACACGGCGTTCAGTTGGACACATGGAACGATAGAAACAAAAATACACAATCCACATTATTATGAATGGCAACGAAAGAATGGAACCATTCATCGGGAAAACAATGATGGAGAATGCGGACGCACATTGGATCAATATGTATTCAGTCAAATATATGTTCTAACGAAGAGCATTATATATGATATTGAAAATCATGGGGGTCCACTTGTTAAATTATTAAATAAATTGCAAAACATTATTCGTTTATGCATACATAATGCCCAAGTTGAAATACCGCAACGTCATCCAATAGACAATTTGCCTATTCGTATCGATTATTTGCGAGGAAAAATAGACGAGTCTGCATTAAAACAAAAAATCCGATTCAATCAAAAGAAAAGCATGCAGAATGCAGAAATAATAAAAGTCATTCAGTTTGTTAATACAGCTGTCACAGATGTTTTGTACAGGTTGATGGATGGTTTGCGTTCTTTCGAATTAGTAAAAAGAACACAACCTTTACAATTTACTGCCACGTCAGAAATAATATCCTGTTTCAATCCTTTTATGGATGAATTGGAACAAATCAGTATTTATGCAAATGAGCAATTGATTGAAATTGGACAGATTTATAAATGTCAGCCATTTCAATTTATGGACTCTGTATTTCGCCTTGTGAAGCAAACAAAAAATCAAAATAAAGCTATTAACACTGATGGGTTATAAACACTGATGGGCTAATTTTGTAAAAGCCCTGCGTTCAGCCGCCGCACAACTTTGTATTTCAATAAATCCGGTTCTACCCCATTTGTCGGAAATAACTCTTTCCCATATATATCTTGTAATAAAAGCCACTCAAATAAACCCGCAGAATAATAATAAATTTGTGTAAATCCAAGTGTTTGCAATTGCTGACATTTTAAAGCCACACTTTTATCTTCTGCATTTTTTCCATAAACTAAAATAGGGATATATTTGTTGGACGATAAATATTGATTGATGATGGACTCTTCTTCTGATTCGCAGATAGTATTTCGTATTAAACAATGTTGTTCCGTGGATGGCAATGTATTGATGATGAGATTCATATTTGAATTCTTTATGGCTTGTTGCATATCTTCAAAATTAATTGCAATGGACTGGGATTGTCCCATACTTTCAAAAAAGACTCAATAAACCCCTCCTAAACGAATATTTGCGGAAGTTCGAGCTCGTGGTCGAATGCCGGCAGCTGCCGCATATCCGGGGGCATACTTATTTATTGGATGTTTGTTAGTTTGTGGTTGTCTGCGAACTCGCATTTGTGGAGGAATAACTTCTTTTGTTGGATCTTTGGACTCCAAATAGCTATATTGTATTATTTCATTTGCTTTTTCTTTTCCATAAGTTCGCTCCATTTCTTTCTTTTTTTCCATGGTTGGATAAAAGGGTATATTTGACCAATCATTGGTGATGTGATCTATTTTTTTAGTTGGTAATTTATCTGGATGAACAATTTTGCGTGGTGGTTCCCTCAAATCATATTTATGGTAATTATCCTGTTCAAATTGAACTGCCGTTAAAAAAGTGGTAATATTAATCATAAACAAAAGGGGCGAATCATTTATATGAATATTGTCCAATGGATTGCTGGACATTTGCTCCACTTGATATTTTAATTGCCGAATTGTCAAAAGTCCATCCAAACCATTATCATGTGTGGCTCTCCATGGGTCTTTTTGATTAATGATTCGATGCACCCCATCAAATAAATGTAATATGTTAGGACTTCCAATGGGATAAAATTGAGTGCGGTCAATGGTCAGGTTTTTTCGTTCACATCTGCTTTGAATTACATTGTCTTCCATTCCCCATCCCCAAAAATTGGGAAATCCATTGACGGCTTCAAAATCCGCACCCATAAAGGCAACAATGCCACCCAATGCATATTGGAATCCGTAAAAATGCTTTACAATTCCGGGTGTTGTTTTAAAATGAAATATGCTTGAAAATGGAATTGTATCAATATCATTGAACACAAATGTTATGTTTCTGTAGTGTTTGGGGTACTTATGTTTCATGGCAATGAATCCAATATTTTTGGCGGCACCTCGATTGAATGCACGGGCGTCACACTGGTGTGAAAAATAAACTTCATAGGACAAGCCACTTTCTCTCATCACAATTTCAATGTAATTGGAGAAAAAATATTTCTGCTGGGGGCGGTTTCTGTATGGAACGATGAAAATAACTTCTGGGATTGTTTGCGTTTCTGGCGGAGATTCAGACATTTATTATTGCAGCAGCTTATAATTAATATTATTTTTACGAATAAATATAAATGATATTAAAATAAAAAACCATATAAAAACAATTTTAGAATATAGAATGTACGTTTGTTTACGACATTTCACAATAATTCCAAATATTCCATTTCACTCAATCCAAATGCAGCCGATTGTTTCACAATGCGACATGGGTGGAACACGACTTTAACCAATTCTTCCGCAAAGACCATGTTTCGCTCTTTTAGAACGGCGCAATCAATGGTTGTGAATAATTCTAATAAATTGGGATTTTCAGAAAGCATATTCCAATTAATTTTATCTGGATTTTGTTCCAATAAAGGAATGGCATTGGGATTTGCCGAAAGCTCAATCCAATCTATTTTATCTGGATTTTGTTCCAATAAGGGAATGGCGTTGGGATTTCCTGAAAGCCAAATCCAATTAATTTTATCTGGATTTTGTTCTAACAGGTGAATGGCATTGGTATTCATTGAAAGCGCGCTCCAATTTATTTTATCCAGATTTTGTTCCAATAAATGAATAGCATTGGGATTTTCAGAAAGCATATCCCAATTGATTTTATCTGGATTTTGTTCCAAAAGGTGAATGGCATTGGGATTTCCGGAAAGACAAAGCCAATCAATCTTATCTGGATTTTGTTCCAAAAGGTGAATCGCATTGGGATTTTTGGAAAGCCAACGCCAATGAATTTTATCTGGATTTTGTTCCAATAACTGAATTGCATTCAAATTTTCAGAAAGCCAAAACCAATCAATTTTATATGGATTTTGTTCCAAGAAGCAAATTCCAATTTATTTTATATAAATTTATTTCTAACAGGTGAATAGCATTGGTATTTGATGAAAGCCAGATCCAATCAATTTTATCCGGGTTTTGTTTTAATAGGCAAATTGCATTGGGATTTGTTGAAAGCTGAGACCAATTGATTTTATCTAGATTTTGTTCTAATAAGGAAATGGCATTGGGATTTCCCGAAAGGTTTTCCCAATTCAATTTGCATTGATTTTTATCAAAGCATTCATTCATTTTCACAGGAATTCGATAAGATACAATCCAATCCGAATAATTCATGTTTATTTATTGTTTGTTTCTTTTGATAAACTAATATTCAATTTTATCAATAAAAAAACAATAGTATGTTTGTTTGCAACGTTTCACAGCAATTCCAAATATTTCATTTCACTCAATCCAAATGCAGCCGATTGTTTCACAATATAACATGGGTGAAACACGAAAACCTTGCCGGAATTCAGGTATATTCGAACAAGACAGCGTGCAGATATTGTAGGTGATATAAATGAAAATGTGGATGAAAATTTTCATGCATATGATATAAATGAAATAGAAGATTTGACAGCATGTGAGTTTTACAGAAATCATTGTTTGACGTGATATTCAAAAAAATGAAATACTTTTTTTGAATGAATGTATAAAAAGAATGAATTTACCACACGAACGTTGTAATTATTTAATGAATGATGAGATTGTGTTAGTTGGTGCAAAGCCAACAACTGAAACATTGCCCAAAATAATAGATTGGGGTGTAACTATCTTTGTAAATTTAACCGATGATCCCGATGGTCTTTGGTATATTGATTTATTGCCACGTAATATACTACACATACATTTGCCTGTAATAAATGGGCAAGCACCATCCTTAAAATCTGCGAAAGATTTGATATTTTATTTAATGGAAGCATATCATTTGAAACAAAAAATATAATAGAGGGCATGGCAGGGCTGGCACCATTGCTGCATGTTTCTTTGGAATGGTGTGCCATGTGGATGCCTTTGAAGCCATTCGTGAAGTTGAAATCAAGCGAAATAATCGTTTGGACACATCACGAAATTTTATTCCAACGCCAGAAACCAATAAGCAAGTGCAATTTGTGCAAAAAATGCTTGGGTTGCATCCGGAACATGTATTGCAAGATCGAAGCGACCGAAAATGGTTGAAACGAGTTCATGATGAGAGAAAGAAAAAGAAATAATTTTACCACTGAGGGTAAGTGCAACAAAAACATCCATTGCATCTGTAATGTTTTTTCAAAATATCTGTTAATTTATTGCTACAGCAACATTCGCAATAAATTTTATCTTCAGAGGAAGATATTTTATTATGCTCTTGAATCAAATGTTGATCTTTTTTATTCAATCGCGCAATCGCATTTGGCGATATTGGTCTGCAGTCATTTTATCTGTTCTTGTTCTTTTTTTTCTGACGATAGTGATGAATTCTTCTGTATCATTTGACTGCATATTGTTAGAATGAGTGTAAATATTTTATGCGAACAAAATCTCAATTTTTTATCTCTGCCTTTATAAGCAAATACATGCAACCGATCACTCCAATATTGTATTTATTTACGTTTTTATATGATCAAACAAGATACAAGGTGCATGGTCTGTGGCCTGAAGAATATGCGGAATGTCCTGAATGTTCTTATCCTTCTTGTTGCGACATGGCATTTCCCTATTCAGAACCGGAAGACCCTAATGGATTTATTGCTGCCAATTGGTATAATAGCACTTCCACCAATTCATGTTTTAGCGAAGCAAAAAACGAAGTGGGCTTTGCAAGCGAAGCAAAAAACGAAGAAAAAATCTCCCTTTTTGAGCACGAATATATAAAACATGGAATCTGTATAAAAGGAGTCAACACATCCACAGATTATCTTAATTTGGTGATCGATTTATATGATGTGTACTACAATGAAACGGCAGATCAATTGTGTTCCTCAGGGCAACTTTGGATTTCATTGGACGAAGACTTTCAGTGGTTGGGATATCAATGTGAATAAAATTGAATTTTATTTTTATTCATACAAATGCTGCATTTAAAATGGACATCAATCTAATTCAAACATTGGAACAACATTTTCCAACCATTCGTTTGCCAGTGTTGCGAAAAATATGCAAGCAATTCCATAACGATTATCAAGAATGTTTTATGCAAGCTTCGGCTTGTTTGGCAAACGAAAAAAATGTAAAACAACGGATTAAAAAAAGAATGCAAATGCCAGGGCTGAAAGAGTGCCATTGTTGTTTTGAGCAGCTTCCGCAAGAATTAATGTATTCTTGCACAAAAGGACATGAATTTTGTAAAAAATGCATTCGCTTGACCATTCAATCAACCAATCATGAAGTCAAATGTGTTCTCATTGATGCATGTGGGGGGCATTTTACAGATGATACACTAATGAGCATACTAACACAACAAGAAATGCATGCGTATGAACAGAAACGAATGACGGATGTCATTGCGGAATTGGGCGAAGATTGCCTTTCTCATTTTTGCAAATGCGCTCATTGCAATATGTGCATGTGCACGGATCAAAATATGTCGATGCCCGACATAAAATATTTTGAATGTGTGCGATGCAATCAGAAAACATGTGCAACATGCAAATCCATTCATCATGCCCCTGTGTCTTGCGCGGAATTTGCGTTAAATAATCAATTGAATGACGATTATATTGTTGTTTGCCAAAACAAATTATGCGGAAAACAATTATATAAAGATGGCGGGTGCAACAAACTAACATGTGTGTGTGGAAAAATGTATTGTTATTTATGCAAACAAATGATAAATAACAATGAGCGTCCTTATCTTCATTTTGACGGAGGAAATCCGTGCAAATTATATACAACGGATGAAGAAAATAGGAAAAAGTTTGTAAATCAAAAAACTACATTAAAATCCGCTCCAATGTCACATGTATTGATTGGCATTGGCAAACAGGTTGCCGGTAAATTGATGAAATTCATGAAAAGTCAGCCTTCATGTGAATTGGTGCCATATGAACTGAAGAAATTGGTGTTTGACGGCAAATATAAAATGCTGACTGATATGTATTATTTTGTTTATACAACACATGAGTTACAAGTTATTGAACGTGCAACTGATTTAAAAATATATGATATACGGGAAATATATGACATTGAAAATGATTATTCAATGGATGTAATTGTGATTGATTTATATCCAGAATTAGATAAATTGCCGCTGGAATGCATTTGGCAATCCATGTGCTAATTACAATTGATTATAAACTTTTGTTATATTATAATGAACTATTTCAAAATAGGAAATGCCAACAATTTTCCCAATAATGCAATTGACGACAACTTGGTCAACACAGGCAATATTCATTTGCCTTTTTTTCAATCCAATTCCATTGGAGGACGACGAAGAAAAAGAACAAGAACAAAGAGAAGGAAAAATAAAAGACAACGAAGTAAAAAAAGGCATTGAATGAATTAATTACTTGTTTATGAAATCTAAACTAATCCTATCTGCTGAAGCTGTTAAAATCCAGCCAACACCAATCCCAAGTCATTTAATACTGGTCTTGGCAATGGCTCCACCGGCTTTAATGGAACTCCATAGGTGTGTGGCAATTTCGGAAATAGTTTCCCGTTGCAAGGCCAGTGATTTGTCATTCGCATTTCATGGAATGCCTTTTGTTTTTTTGACCGAAACTTGGAAGTAGAAAAGGAACGCGGCTTGTAACATAAATAGGCAACGCAACGATGATTGGGCTCTGTCCTGTCTTTTTGTGCTTCCACTCCACAATGAATTGTGCGACTATCCCAAAAAACCATTGAACCTTTTGGACAGCAAATATATCTCTCTATGCAACCACGTTCTTCATAAAACGCACGATGCTCCGGCGTTTCCAATTTGAACCAATCTTTTTTATCTGTGATTCCAAAATGTTTTCCAAATTCCTCGTGGTGCAAATGGCTGCCTTCCAAAACAACCAACGTTGCATCCCCGTCGTGTACATCTCGTGCAGTCACCCAACTTTGAACGCAATCAAAACCAGGACGCGTAAAACTTTGATCTGAATGCAGCCACATATTTTTATGCCAACCAAACCCGGTTTCTTCCGGAGGCATGTGGAATGAGGCGGCATCAAAACTGGTGAGCAATTGTTCCGCGGGGCAATCCCATATTTTCTCAAATGGTTCAATGCATTTGGTATTTTGTCTTAAATCCCATATAAATTGGGCATGACCAACGCTGTTATGTTGGATCAGCATGGAATGCTTTGGATAAAGTTCTTTGATGCCTCGCCATGATTGAGGGTCATCTCGACGAATGGGGACTTCCCAGTTGGAAGTCCAGTGCTCCAATGTGTTCCACATTCCTTCCTCCATGGCACCACATTCTGTGTCGTTCAGAACCGATGGTATAATGGCAACCCCATATGTATCCAAGGTGGATTGCAAATTGGATACATTTGTGGCATATTTTTCAAATTCGAATACTTTTGACTTTGACATGAGAATTGATAATAATAACAATGACAACAAAAAAATAAATTTCAATTTTTATGAACATAGGCTCCGCATTTTATTATGGATTATTTTGTTTTAATTGAATCAATATTTTGGATTTAGATTATATTTATTGCATTCAAATGTTTTCAATTGACTTCATACAATTGCAATTGTTGCAGTAACATTATTTAATGGTTCGACCTTTCATATATCTCTTTAATTTTTTGACAATCCATTATACATATATGCACATACCATTTTTATATTATTTTGTTAGTTTATTTATGATTCTTTTTCTTTTTCTCGTTGCAATATATGAACACATTTGATGTTTTATTTTCAGATTTTAATAAATTGAATGGAAAGTTGAATGAATTGTCAGACAATGTTGGAGAAAGTAATGCCAAAATCAACCAAGGTTTGAATGAAATTTTAGGATTAATTAATCAATTAGATCCAGGGAATAGTAATGAATTGCAAAAGTGTCAAACTGAGTTGCGACAAAAAGAAGACCAAATTGAAGAGTTGGCAAATCAAATTAAAACAAAAGATGTTGACATTAAAGCGTTGCAAGATGAAAATGCACGAATAAAAAATAACATTAATTCGTTGAACGAAGAAATTAAAACCAGTTTAGAAAATGAAGAAAGTAATAAAAAAAAAATAAAAGAACTTGAACAAGAATTGAATAAAAAAATGGAAGAATTAAATGGAATAAATGCCCAATTAAATAACCAAATGGCTGAACAACAAACCAATTTGAAACAACTCCAAACACTTTACGAAACATTGAACAAATCTTTGGGTAATTTTGAAAAAAATACCGACTCAGATAAAAATCTTCAATTGATTAATGGAATTAAAACAAGTATTGAGAATAAAATAGGCCAAAGTAGACAGCAACATCCTCCAAATGATAATAATAATAATATTAGCGCACCAGCACCAGTTACTCAAAATAATGAAATGCAACAATTTAATTCTGAAAACTTTGAGTTACGTTTGAAAACACTTTTTGGAAAAATTGATATGGTCCATAATGAATTAGGAAATTCCGCTGCAAAAAATACGCTTTTGACTAATGCATATGCCGCATTAAAATCAGAAAATAATGATTATAATACAAATGTATATGATAGTTTAGTCGAACATGTAAGAGCAAGAATAAGAAGTAATACAATTGTCAAAATTAATGATTTTAGAAAAAAAGATTTTTTTTATAAATTAATTGCGAAGATGGAAGAATTATACGACAACGAACAATTATACGACAACGAACAAAACAAAAAAGGCGGCAAACGCCGGCGCCGCAAAACAAAGAAGCAACGCGGAGGATATATATATACGGATTCCGCCACAAAAAAAGGCTTCAAATCCAGATCTAAATCAAAATATACAAAATCCAGAACCGGATCCAAATCCAGACCTTCTAAGAAAACAAAGAGGCGTCAAAGTAAGTAACATTGTCCAAACATGAGTTCTTTGCGTCAGCTCTCATTGCGTTGATTTCCATTCCGGATTGTATGCGTTGAACGCGTTCTGATTCTGTAATTTTGCTGCGCCCATTCAAGTGAATGGTGGAAACATTGTCCGGGTAATTCATGTATAACAAATAGGAGCCATAATTTTGCAAAAACTCGTTCCATCCTTTCGTGCAAATATCGTTTTCCTGTTCGATTCCCAAGCTTGATTCTGGAAATGTGCGAATGCGTCCAGATTTGAAATAATACAAATAATCCACCCGTCTCATTAAATGGGGGCGGTCATAAAAGGTCAAGAGGGGAAACAATGGCAGTCCGTATTTGCGATTGCTTTTATATAATAAAAAGTGGGTCAAATCGGTTTCATTGAATGGCTGGGGAACTTTGTAATGGTTGCAAAGTTCATTCATTAGATTTGAAAATTGAGGCAATTTCCATCGTGTTTTCGCCTCATTGCAATTGGTTGGACTTGCCAATCCAATATAACGAATTTCCCGATTTTTTTCCATGGTTTCAATCATTTTATCCATTGGAATTTGTTGGATTATCATTTGGTCGTGTTGCGCCACAAATACAAATGTGCTTTGAATTTGCTGTAATGTCCAATACAAATTATGTCCAAATCCATAATGTTTGTCCCGAATGAAAATGCGAAAAGATGGATATTTGCGTTTCAGACATTCCAAATATTTATTGTAATTGGATTCATATTTTTCATTTAATTTTGAAACACCATCACAGACAATTATTATTTCATGAAATTCAAATTGAATGCTTGCAATAACTTGGTCAATCGTATGAGTATCTGGATGTGACTGGATGGCGGAAGTTGTAATAATTATAGTTAAATTGCTCATGATAAAATTGTTGGTGATTTAGATCAAAGCGAGGAAAATTCAATTTTATTTATTCGTATACAATTGTTTTGCACAATTATACGTTTTTTCATCCCAATATTGCATTACATGAGTCGGAATATGAGCAGTTGGCTTGGAGACAGGGAACACTTCAAATAATTCATGTGCATTCAAAATAGTTTCCGTTTGTTCAGCAACATTGAATAATACATTTACATTTTTAATGCATCTGCTACCAAAATGTTGACCATCTTTGTAATACAATAAATATTGAACGCCATCAATGCCTTCTTTATTTTCCATGTATTCTTTCTTGCATTCTTATATTTATATTGATATATATATATAAAGAAATAGAATGAATAATCACAACCAGAATGAATGATGAATATGAATATGAGCGCGAACGCAAATTAGCTAAAATGAAAGCTAATCTTGGAAGTAGAGATATTGCTATAAATTTTGAACCAATGGGTCCAACTACTCGCATTATCTAAAATAATTAATTTATTTTTGAACTTTGTAGTTATATATTTCTCTAAAAACTCAATTAATCTATCAGTATTTATTCCACTTTTTTCATATAACTCCCAACCTAAAACTCCTTTGGTAGAAATAGCAAATATTCCAGTATATTTTTTGAATACTTCTTGACTTTGTGTTTTTATTACACAACGCTTTCCAATTTCATTATAACAATGATTTCGTTTTTGTAATGATTTTATACTTGTTTCGTCAATACAAATAATGTCTTCCATTTTATATTTTTTAACTTCATCATAAAACTCTTTAATTTTCTTATTTATATCAATGTCCTTACCAAAACGCTTATTTGGTTCGTGTCTAATTCTTGTAATTTTCAAAGTAATATTATTATCATTTACTATTCGGTTCAAATGAAAACGACTTAATGTTAATGTAGGGTATTTTTCTTTTAGTTTTTCAAGTAAATCCTGCATCGTAATAGTTTTATTTTTCTTTATTTCATCTAATATAAACTTCACTTGGTCTTTATGAACTTTATACGCAACTGGTTTTCTATTGTGTCTTTTTATTTCACCATTTTCATTATATTTATCAACCCATCTTAACAAACTTCGTGCAGAACATTTGAATATTTTACATACTTCTTCCTGTGTTTTGTCTTCTGTTAAATAATATTCAACCGCAGATAATTTATAATCTTCGCTTTTATGAGTAGGCATTATATTATATAATAATTATATTATATGATATAATTATTTGGAATAAAAAAATGTTTATAATTAATTATATTTATACTAAAATTATGTTCTAATAAATGAATGCTAATAATTATAGTCATAGAAACGAAAGAATAAAAGAATTAGTGAATAAACATAATAATATATTATATGCAGTTCCATATCAACATTTTACCAATTCAATTGAAAATTATTTCAGTATGTTAAAGTCAAGATTACAAAAGTTAGATGGATTAACACACGAAAAATTAAAAGAAAATATAGAAAAGGTTATAAAAGATATACCAAAAGAAAAATATGAAAATATATTTAAGGGAGCATATAATAGAACAGAAAAATATGTAAAGAAACCATCAAATAGAACACGAAAACTAAAAAATTACCTGCCTTAAAATCGGCGTTTTAAATGTGCAAAGGTGGAAAATCAAAGATTATTATTCAACTGACGTATTAAAAAAAACTAGAACTTATGTAATTAATAAAAAAAAAGAAACTATTTTTGACATATTCTTTAGACAATTTATTTGAATGACAACCAAGCTTGCAAATACCCAGATTGTCGCTCCGCTTTCTCACGTGTGGTGCAATGAGCAAAATATCGACGTGTTTTTTTATTGTACGCAGAATAACATTTGGGTCTTCGTTTTTTTACAACATAAGAATTAGAACGCCGAATGGTTTTTGGTTTGGTCATATAATACTGCAATAAATTATCGATAAGGAGCAGAATATCCATGTATTTGCACCTGGTTGTTTGCTCCCACAATATTCATCGACCGGTCTTGTTGTGGAACTAGTGTTGTTAGTTCTAATGTAAAGGAATAATCAAATGGACCAAACTGAACCAACGCACCATTATGATATCGCAATTTGACTTTTATTTTACTTAATCGCTCTGCAGGTGGATTCCAGTATTTATATGGACTCATTTCACTATCAAACCACTGGGAGATTGGTGTGGATGTAATGGGTATTTTAGCAAAGGAGGATGTAACGCGGCTGTTGGATTGATTTGTTCTTGCTGTGAAGGGAGAAACATTGAACGGCGACATTTCATCGATGCAATTCCACCCATCGATTTCCATATACATGTAGGCAGGTCCCATTAAATTAATTTTAAACGGAGCCTCTAAAAAGGAGACATCTGCTCCTTGCAAAGTGGGAACCAACCAATATCCGTTGTCGCCGGAATTAGTAATCACATCTCCAGAGAAAAAACGGGGAATAAAGGTTGAATTCGACGAGTCTATAAATGGATTGGCTGGATTTGAAGCCAATATTTCTTCAGGAGTTTGTGATTGAATGTCTGCTCGTGAAAACCCCAAAAAATGAGGCAATCCCCAATTGACATATTCTGGAACTTGGGCACGAGATGCACATCGAACATTGGATATATATTCGTTAAATATGGATGATGCGGCATTCAATAGAATAAATTTATCTGCCGTATTTCCAAAAAACATTTTTTGAACAACCGAATTATAGACAACTTGAAATCGGTCATAGGAACTAAATTCAGACAAAGCACTGGCAAATTCTTCTGAATTCGCACTGAAAAACGCTTGAATAATAGATGTGACCGCAGAATTCATTTTATTTGTTAGTTCTGTCATCATTTGTTCTGGCGTGTAGAACCCCGGCTCAATATTAAATACTATTTCTTTGTCTCCATAATCATACAATGCAGCGAAGATGCCTTCAGTTAATGTGTCAGATATTTCTTTTTCACCTGGATTGTATAAATCAGATTGAACAAACTGGAATGCCATGGATACATTATGGTTCAACACGGAAAATACATTATAATTGGCTGGAAAAGACCAATTATATAAACGAGCAGAAATAACACGCAAATATTCTTGTGGCAAAAGTATTTCAAATTCAGATGAATCTGGATATTGTGTTATATCGCGGTCTTCTGAGTGAATGCTGATGTATTTTTTATCTAATAAATAATTTTGAATATTTGGTATAATGGGATGATTGTTCGAAACATTTAATTGCAAGCTCATACATTAAAATGGGATAAATTAATGATATATTTTCCGCGTAAATAATATTATGTATACAAGTGCCAATAATTATGGAGGAAGACAAGCGTCTCGTACATCTGTCAATAAAACATTTCATTCCAATAATGGATCAAGCCTTTGGAAACGTGTTTCATCCACTATATCGCCCGTAAATATATCTAATTTATTAATTGATGGAACTATTTATTACAGAGCACTGAATGCATTATCGGATCGAAATGCAAAAACGAATATAGAGCCGATCACCGATACAGGATTAATGGCATTGAAACCAGTTTCCTTTTCATATATACATGACAATGAGCAAAAATCCCATTTTGGTCTTATTGCACAAGACGTAGAACTCATTTATCCCAATTTGATATCATTCATTCCAGGAAAAGAACAATGGAAAAGTGTGAATTATATGGAACTCATCCCGTTGTTAGTATATCACATACAATGTTTGCAACGACAAGTAGAACAATTGTCATCAAAATAAATTCATCTATTATTGTATGGACGCATTTAAAAAAGTTATAAATATACCCTATGCAATCATTATTTCTTCTTTTGTTATCATAATTATTACATCGAATGTGATGAATAAAAATGCATTATCTGCATTAATTGGAGGATATTCAGGTCTTTTACTTGGAATTTTATTTTTGTTAGTTCTAATGATGTCACAAACGAATTTATTGACAATGGATTTAATTCCAATTGGTTTGCAATTGGGATTGATTGGACTCATTATGTATTATTTGATTGCTTATTATGAAAATATTGCAAAGGGTGAAGTGTCGTCTTATTATAGCAGTTTTATGACATTGTCCACTTTATTACTGGCAATTCAAATGGGAGTCATAATGAAATCGGTTTATCAACGCCAAGATATTGCCCGTTTATTTACAAACGCAACCTATTCCATGTTAGTTTTATTTGGATTATTAAATGCATTGGTGGTGATTACAATGGGTATTGTATTGAAATTTTATACAACACAAGGATAAGATATACAACACAAGGATAAGATATACAACACAAGGATAAGATATACAACACAAGGATAAGATATACAACACAAGGATAAGATATACAACACAAGGATAAGATATACAACACAAGGATAAGATATACAACACAAGGATAAGATATACAA